TTCTTATACATTATTATTATTTACAATTTTGTTCAGTGCTCGATACTGGAACTTGGAGTCTTTGTGAGTGCATATTTTATGTCTAAAGCATTTTTTGTTTTTGAATTTTCTACAAAGTTTACAGGCCTGGCACCGCTTACATGCTACGTACATTTCCTTGAATGTTAGATCATCATATTGTAGTAGGATTATGTCATTTGATATATATTTATACACTTCAAAATTGTACGCATCGCATTTCTTATTGAGACATATGTCATTTTTATAAATTAGTGAATTGCATAATTTGCACAATTGCTTTTCATCAGATGATAAATCCAATACAATTCGCTTCGGTACATATACAGTCATTATGAAATCTATGTAGTTCAGTTCTTGTGGTTGCATATAGTGCGACGCCCATACATTTTTTAGGTTTGTCTTGTATGTTGGAAGTACTTTGAAGATGACTTTTATGTTCTTTTTTTGTTTATCTCTTGCAATGTCATAGGTAAAGGCCAGCAGGATACCTTTTATGCATAAATTATACAAGAATTTCTTGGTTATGGGAAGATCTATAGTTATACCATCCATCGAATAGCACTTCCATCTGTTATATAATGCTGTATTTAACAATGAATCTGAAAGGAGAAAGGAACATAGTATTGTTATTGGGAACATAAGACTATTATTTTTATTTCACAAATGTAATAACTAAGAAATATACAATTACCCACCTGGTGTATTTTTTTCCAGATCGTCACGTTCGGCATCATTTAGATTATCTAACAGTATTGCATAATCTTGTTTTCTGATGGATCCAACAACCATTGTGTTTCCGTCTTACACCCCTGTCAACAACAAAAAGACTCTTCAGCATAACTGTAATGTAAATGAAGCGCAACTTCTGGAAAAATTATATTCTGCAGAACAGATTATATTCACTGAAGATTTCATAAACACATTGTTTAAGATTTACGATGCGGAAGAATTCAACATTTCTAATTTTATCCTATTTCAAGAATTGGTAAATTGCAATTTGTTTATGGATTTTCTCAAGAATGAAACTGAAGACAAAAATAAACAATACGAAAAGGTATTTAATATATATTTTAATGCCCTAGCGCATACTCGCCTCAATGTGAATGCGATAATCTTTAAAAACAAGATTTGTACACTTCTTAAAATGACCATAAAGCTCCCCTCGTACCGCAGTGGCATCAGTCTAAAAAATATCAATGTCAATATTGCCACTTCGTATAAACCAATTGACACTAATCAAATAACGGCTCGTTGTGACATCATAAGTGTAATAAAAGAGGGGTTTTTTAATTCTTTGAACGCCTCCAATGTTGAAACTTTCAACTTCTCACCTCATATTAGTAATGTAGTAGTCCAAGGCCCGTTACTAAAGAATATCCTAAACAGTACAATAAGTATGCAAAATCAACTGATCCAGTCTGGCAGATCATATGGGGTTAAACTGGAGCCATTTATAGAAGACGCCAAGAAGAAGTTTGAATTATAAATTAAAAAATTAATTTTTAATACTTACGCCTTGCACATACTACAGTTGTCTGAGTCCTCTAGTGCTTTGATACAATCGAGACAAACCTTGAATGATATATAGCTCACGTCTCTTCTGGTGGTTATGGCACTGGCAGGTATAAATCTCCTATTCATACATCTAGCAGCGGAAGATACTAGTCTTCTGGTTATGTCTCTCTTTGCCGATGTGATCCTTCTCTTGGCAACTGCAAGTTTGCGCTTAACTCTGTTGTTGCGATTCCTAAGTTGGAGATAGTTGAGCTTTGTCTGTATAGGTTGGAGGTTATTGCAACTTCTACAGATGCTTGGGGCCTCATAAAAAGCTTCCTGGTTTCCTGGATAAGGCGTACCTGGCCGCACTTCGTATCTTTCATTGTCCTCCTCTATTTCTCTGCACACACTGCACTCTCCAGATGAAGAGTTGGCATCTACAGTTGATGAGTCTTCATTGTCATCGATAATAATTGGTGTTTCTTCACTGAAGCTAACGCTTGCTGGTTGTGGTGATGTTGTCATAATGGCTAATATACTAATTCCCAGTATATTATAAATATTGCTAATGAATAAAATATTCAACAACGCTGTTTATTTAAAGATATCAGATATGTATAATTACGTTGAATAATATGGTATAAGGGGGTTCGAATACTCAGAGATATAGCCTATAAAAAGTGCACTATCATTGTAGTTTTCATAGTCCACTCACTTCAGGCCTGACATTTGCAGTATCTTATCTCTCTTGGTGTATATTATATTTGGTAAGACCTTGATAATTTAATTTAGTCTAGAATGGCGACACTAAAGCCATACTGTGTATTGGCCATGTGCCTCCTTGCCTATGTAGCTGCAGAAAGTTGTGTGGTGCTGAGAGATGATGAGGTGCCTACGCACTTTGTACCAATTCCTGTTAATATTATTGTTAAACCATTCGCTCTCTACTGGCGACTAAACTTCACAATTCACGGTAGTAATAATACAGAACCTGTCGCATGTGTCAGTTTTGAAACAATGAAAGGTGAGGATTTAAGATTTGTGCTGTTTTCTGGGAGATGTAAAGAAACAGAAGATATCATTGATGTTGGTATATGGGAGTTGCGTAATGCGAAAATTAAAGAATGGTCAACGTTGCAGGTTATGGTGAGTGGCAATGTCATTAATCTGCAGCTAGGAGATAGTGAGCCTAAGACTCTGAAACACAAAAGTATTATCATAACAAAGCACTCACGTCTGCAGATCACATACAAACAGGCAATAGATGTGGCAATTGAGTGCCACAACAAGTGCCCAGCTATCAAAGGACAATCATCTGTATCTAATGTACGAGAATTAAATGAACGTAATGTAAAACTCTACTTCAGACCTGGTAAAGACTTTGTTCAGCTGAACTTTGAAATAGCTTGCACAACACTCTTGGGTAATGAAGTATTTTTTGGTGACGTCAGTATAACTCGAGAACAGTTCCTCCGGTTGGAGAAGAAGAAGATATTTTCAGATTGGTATTATTTGATTTTAGAGTACGACAGTGATCAGAATTCTATTAACCTGGTTGTCAACTATGAACATATAAATACCAAGTCAAGCAAATTTAAGACTTGTGACGCCTTTATTGGAATTACTATGAGAGTTGTGGGTACAGGTTACTTCAGTTTTGATTGCAATCCCATAAATGGAGAATTACGAAAAGAGATAATACCGACTAAAGGCCCCCGCCTAGTGAATACTTTTGGCGTAATAGCTGCTTCAATAACATTAACTAGTTTGGGTGTTTTTATAATTGTGTTTCTGGTATATTTATTGATATACCATATAGGGTATAGGATTAATTACAATCATTCTCCAAGAGACTGGAAAAACATATGTTGCAAGAAAAGAGAAGCGGATTGCGAGACCCCCCCCCAGTATGATATGGAAAAGATATACCAACAACAACGAATGTAATATATGTTCATAGCCTGACATCTACTAGTTAATTTTTGGATAAATATTCTCCAGTTTCCTAAAAAACTCTGGTCATTATAATTTTTCGTACTCTGTCCTGAAGAATAAGAGGGCCGCAACTCAAAGAACTAGATATCTATGCAAAATGCACATACACAAAAGTAATTATATATAAACTTTTCTCTCTCACTTTGCTGTTGTTCTTTAGCACTCTGATTATGCAGTCCACTAATCAGTGTCACGGTCCATTTCTTTGCCAATCTTCTGAGGTTACACCATCACCAGTCATGCATACCCACCAATACTGTAGTCCATCTCTTGGCTCCAAGTCTCTGCTCCACGAGTCTGAACGTCTCAAGACTTTCAAGACCTGGCCTCTCTCTGCTTCCTTCATCTCCCCCCAAGATCTAGCTCGTAATGGATTCTACTATACAAAATGCCAGGATCATACTGCCTGTATCTTCTGCCATGGGATTATTGGATATTGGGAGCGAGGTGACGTGATCTTAGATGAACACCTAAAGCATTTCCCCCACTGTGAGTTTGCCAAGTCCCTACAAACTGGGACTGGTCAAGTTTATAATGTTGGCATTGAACACAATTATGATAAAGTGTTCAATGAGCATCATGAAAAGCTATTGAATGTGCAACCCAGACTGCCCAGCAAACCTGTCATGTCCCAAGTTCAACGACGACAGACCTTCCATCGTAAGATTCCTGACACGTGGGACGAATCTAGAATTGAGAGCTTCGTCAAGGCTAATTTCCACTACACTGGGATGTCTGATATGGTAGGTTGTGATACTTGCGGGGGTTACTTAATAAACTGGGTCCAAGATGAAGTCCCATTGATTGAACATTTGCGGCACTTCCCCCATTGTTCCAGCCTACATCAAGTGACTGAAATAGTAGATATCAGTAAATGTCATAACAAGCCTACAGAAATCCCTGCTCTGTCAGATGAAGACTTTGATGTGGTTCTTGACAGCCCTAATGCCCAAGAATTGACTGGCCGAAAACCAGGTGAAGACACAGTTCAAGCTATCCGAGATTTCGTCAGCATGAATGGCTATCTCTGCAGGAATATGTGGAAACTGTACAGCATTTATGACTACTAAATAGCGATACTTAATTTTTTCAAGCAGATTCTAATTTTTAACTCAGCTACATGTATTTCATATATAATACACATTTAATCCTTGACAAATGATTGTAGCTAAAGGTCTCCACAATGGCCTACTTCGAGCAACGTCTGCCCACTATCAACTTTCTGGCCCTTGAGGTCGAAAGGATGCATACTTTTATGAGTACTGCCTTTGGTCCCCTAGAGCGACACGTATTGGCCAATGATGGGTTTATCAATGCCAAGGAGACGGTAGACAATCATGTCAGATGCGTATGTGTTTATTGCAAACTGTACTTGTATGTATCGCCCGGGACCTGTCACAATGTCTCAAATCTCCACCGCATAGGATCGCCAAACTGCACTGTCCATCAACATTCTAACATATCCAGCGTTCAAGTTGGTATAGCTTACAGGATTATCAGTCTATTCAACAGTGTTGCAGATATACATGTGTCTCAGGCCTACCCTAATTTCAAGAGTGAAGCGGCTCGCTTAGAATCATTCAAACAGAACTGTAAGGTACCATATATGAAAAATCACTTTGAGGAGTTTGCTAAACTGGGATTTTTCTATGTGGTTTCCGATATCATAATGTGTTTTCACTGTGGTTATGGATTGAAGAATTTGGAAATTGAATACGAAAATGTTACTTATTTGCATGCTCTAGGTAGTTTGAAGTGCCCATTTGTTAACACTGAGTATCCCCAGTCTACAATAAATAGGGCTTCATTTGATTTCAAAAAGTTCTATCATCAGTATGGTCCCAATTTGAGATATGCTTACATCGGAGTGAGTAACTATATTATTGACAACTATTTACCATATGTTGATATGGAAGCTATTCCTTATGTCAAACATGATTCGGTAAAAGTACTGATACCTGAAGGTACTAATGAGCTTGATGAAATTGAAGAAGAAATTGAAGAAAATATATGTGTCATATGTAAGACCAATACTAGTTCTGTGCTGTTTCAGCCTTGTAATCATTTGTGTTGTTGTAGGGGGTGTTTTATCAATGCAAATGCAACTACCTGTGTAGTTTGCAGAACTCCTATAATGAACATTGTAAAAATTAAATATGGTTAAATGTTGCAGATGTAACTGATTGTCTTGTCTATGATATATTTCTGTTCTGTAAATAAATTGGCTAGATTTTCAAAGGTGGCCAATCTATATGTACTTTGTGTGCAATATACATCATGGAATAACTGCGCTTTTGGTAATTCGTCTATGGATAGCATAAATCTAGAACTGTAGCCTACTAATTTGCAATTTTCTGAACATTTGATTATTGTTTTATCATTTTGTTTCTTATTCTTGGTAAATATTAATGATTTTACTATACTTGGGATAATTCCCAATTGAGCTGTTAATTTTTTCTTCTGTTGTATTTTTGGCATAATATTTGCATTTTTAATTTGGAATCTATTAAGTTGTAGTAGTTTGAATGTGTGATCCTGGTCATTCACGACTACTGTTATCATACTCTGTAGAAATGGAATGCAACTGTTGGGTTTTGGTAAATTTTTATAATAAAAATTTGCTTGGGTCATCAAACATATAGAATTTACCAAATCACTAGACAACTTTAACATTAACCCTAAAGAACTAAGTTTGTCAATGTTATATAAAGTTGTGTGAGGTAACATCTGCACACATTCCCATAATTCATCGACTGAATTGTGTTTTGTAAAGTGACAAGTGGTGTCAAAATGTTGGACATCTTCTAGCCGTATAGGGTCTCGTAAATGCACAACGTGGTATTTGTTGAAATCTTTGTCAATTACAAACTTACAATATGATACATTTGATGCATAGTACTTGACTTCGTGGAAGCAGGGTATTGTGAACAATATGTCGCTCATTGTAGTATTGAACTGTAACCTATGTAGTAAAATAAATAAAAACACTAAAATAGATTATGTAAGCATATACCCACACACTATAATATTTGCTACAAAAATTACATATAAATTAAATAATGAAACGGTAACCATAATTCCAAATGACAATAATACTGTCAATATAACCAAGTTGGACAATGATGATGTCCCTCTTTTGTTTTCCAGAATAATGAAAATGGATAAAGGAGTCTTGTTTGTTCGTTTTGATGATAGGGAAATAAAAAGTCCTGATATGTCACAAATTTTGGAAAATTTAACAAAATTACTACATAATAAATATATTATTGAACTTTGATTTTTAATGATTTGAATCGTTTACTTTTATTTTAGAAAAATTGATTACAATCTCGTATTAATTTAATTTTTAATTTAGTAGGTTAATAGTAGGACCACATAAACAAAATGCAGAGATCGACAGCAAGTGCTTTGATGAAGCCAGTATGTGCAGACATCGCCAAGTCGATGCAACTTTCGGGGATTATAGGGATCGTGGTAACGGTCATCATATTTATTATGTTGATTTTTGCTGCTGCTTATAATAACATGTATAATCCTACTGACCCAGACGACATTAAGAAGAAGGATAGTTATATTAATAGCCTGATTATTTCTTCTGCTATTATTAGTATTGTTTGTTTGGCTACTGGAATCTGGCACGTTTATACTTCTGGCAAGGTTAAGAAGTGTATTGATGGTAATTTAACGAAGACATAATTCTTAAGTTAATATGGTTTATTATTTTATTGTTAGATTGTAACGTAGATATGGAGTCCTTTGTCGATAATGAATCCGTTCAGGTATATCAAAAATATTTATTTAAGCAAGTTATTGCTCAAGATCCTGTCATGTTGGAATACATAAAAAATGAAGAACACGTTACGCAGGAGAAGATAGAAAAATTGTATAATTTTTATAATTCAATTAAAAATAAACGAACAATGCTTGAAATTGGAAAAGGGGTAGTTCGATGTGTCTTTATTACCACTAAAAACATTGTTTGTGAATCAGATAACGACAAGCAGACCACTGTTGGAAAATTGATTAATTCTACAAAACCAATATTTAAGTTCATTGAACCTGAAAACATCTCGACTAAACTAACTAATGATGAAAACTTGGCCCTTATAAACAATTTAATTAAACGTGAGACGGTTGGCAAAGAAGCAAACATATACATGTTGATTGGAACTAACATGTTGATGAGTATGATATCGAGTAATATAAAAGGCTTATTTGATGGTGAATTATCATCAGCTAAAGTGTTGTCAGATTTAGATGTGTCAAATTTATATTCGAAAATTGTAACAAATAATGGCACTACTACAAATCCAACTCCAAAGAGGCAGTATAGTGACAATGAATCTGATAATGCATTTAGTTATACCAACAAACGAGCACGGATCGATGAAGAAGAATTAGGATTCTATTACAAGCAACAACAGCAACAGGTAGATGATTACCAAGCAGAGTCTAATTATCCGATACTATCTCCCTCAGTATCAGTTCCATCACCTTCAGTGTCCATTCCTCCCCTATCTCCACCACTATCGGTATCTTCACCTCCTCCTCTGATACTATCGAGTCCCCCTCCGCCTCTGCCACAATCGAGCCCCCCAATTGTAGCAGCAGTAGCAGAAGACTCGCCCACCTCATTCGATTTGAATTCGATATTTGAAAATCATCAAGATACTAGTAGCATTACCGCTGATGAAGAAGTATCATCAGTCACAACAAAAAGGGAAACAAAAATTAAAAAATTATTAGATGAGTTTAAGATTAGTGCGAATCAACAACCGCAACAACAACATAAAATTGACAATACAGAATATACCAGCACGTTTGGGAAATTACTATCATTTGAGAATTAATTTTTAAATCTTGATAAATTCACTCACATCTTTGTAGAATTCTTGTGTCGTGGGGTTGTTATATTTCAAATAGAAGCAGTGATCAGAATATGGATATTCTACTATTTCATTTTCGGCGCCACTCTGGGACAAGAATTTGATGGTACTGTCTTTTAGGGGGTCGTATTCGCCAATAGCAAAGAATGTTTGTATATTTGGTGATATGGGGAAACAATCCAAGAGTACGCTAGCTTTTAGCGTTCGCAGGTATACTTTATCGGTTATTATTGTGGCAATGTTGGGGATAGTTTTGTAGCCGAAATAGCCACTACTGGAAATGAACTTTATTATGTTTTCTTTAAATTCTTCAGAGTTTATTATTTTTGTAGCATAAAAACAACCAGCAGAAGCTGCAGATATTATAATTTGGGGGTTGCCGTATTTGGATAATATGTAGCTAATGGCAGCTTTTAAGTAGGTTAGTGTATTTTCATATTTACCATCGGGCAGTACTGGATACTCTAGACTAACTACTGTGTGTGGTTGGTCTATATGGAGATATTGTTTTAGTGTATTTGACGAGGCTATGAAAGCTCCGCCTGGTAAATCAACAATTATAGTACCTGTTGAATTGTCCTTTTCTAGATAGAATATATTACAGGTTGTATGGTTATTTGTGAAACTTTCGTAAGATGTGCAGTCATCGTATATATCTTCATCATTTGAGGTAATGTGTAATGATTTTTTAATGTACTCAATTGGCTTTTTTGGATATATTATAATTGCTAATACTGTTACAATCAATATTAAAAGTAGAATTGATAGTATAGTAGTAAATAAGACATATACGTCTGGCATTACCAACAAGGATAGTTATGTCGTCTATACTAACACCCTATATTAGAAAAAGATATAAAAACATTGATGAATTAAATAATATATTTAATATTAACAATAAGGTTTGTGCCCCTAGTGATGCTTTATATGAGGGAAACATCCATTCAATATATGTCAAAGTTGATGTCGAAGACTACACTAAGATTTTCAATCATAATAATTACAACAACATAATGCACGACCAAACCTATGTATTTTATTCCAATAACAGAATTGGGGTTTTGGCATACACTGAAAAGAACAAAAAAAAGAACGTGTGCGAAACTTGGGATTTTGTTAACTCAACTGTGTACTCGTACGATACGGTTGATGTCGCATATGTGGTTGACAATTTCAAGGGTCGGTTGACCTTGCCCATGGATAGATTTAATAACCTGTCAATGAGATTAAATTCGTATGGTAGTTGGTGTCAATTTGATAGTAATTTGACTATATTTATTGGCAAGCGTATACTATATACAGGACATCCCAAGGATCTGGAATATGTAAACTTAAGGGCTAGAGAGGCCGAACAACTGTCAAATCTGTCAAATGTGGGTGCTAGATTTTCTAACATTTATTATCATATAAATGTCCGTGAGGACTATTTCGTACTGTTTCGACGGACGAATGCATTAGATTCCATATTTAATAAATCTAGTATTTATAACCTGTTGCGTAGCCAAAAATTAGAACACCTGTTACGTGTCAACGAGAATTTGCTTATTCCGCTTGTTTAATTTTTGAGTTTGTAACACTTTCAGTAGCTTTTCATTGAGTTCAGCTGTTGGTATTCCGGGCTGGTGAGAGAAATTACGAATGATCGCATTTGCTGGTTGGATTCTATTGAGATCTATGTGCGTATATTTGGTGCGTATTGTCTCTGATTCGGGAGTGGGAACCTTGTCCATCGTTATATATTTTGTGAATAGGAAATTTAATGCGTCTAGGATAGTAAATTTGTCTTTAGTTTGTTGTAAAGTTTCAATGTCAAAATCCACAATTATTGGCAGTATCCTATCTTTGTAACTCACAACTATGTCATTAAATACCTTATTAACGCAGACGTCTTTGAAAACTTGATTAGCTACATCCTCACTTTTGTTGGTGGGAGTAATCACAGCTGGAGTGTAGTTTATTGGACAGCCTTTGTTCGACTCGTTCAGCAGATAGACCACACCATTGAATGCCCAGATATGCCACATAAAGGGTTGGACGATAATTAGACGATCACAGGTATTTTCATCCACACTCTTTTCGTATATTTCAAAGAATGTATTGTTGTATCGTGTCTGTTTGGATGATCTTTCGACTATATTTTCTATAAGTCTTGGATTATTTGATATAATAACCCCCAACACAATACATATTAATATTACAGAACCCACAAGAATTATATAGTCAGAGACCGAAAACATGGCCAAGCGAAACTGGGATGACATTTCTGATAGCTTGGTGGCTGCTATAGAGAATGCAGCAACAATAACAGCAGCAGCAACAACAACCCAACAACCACCTAAGAAAAAGTCATGTTATGATATTGATAAAGATAATGTAGTTCACAGAAATACCAATAAATATCTATATGATAAATTTTATAATAAGAGAGAGCAAACTAATCAACAGATATATTACTTACAAAATAACCTAACAGCTACTGCTATACGAGTCCCAAAAGATAATGACATAACCATTGAAGAGCTCCAACAATATTTTGACCAGAGTGGACATTCTCTAGCCTACAAAATATCAGATTCGTATGTTACCAAGCTCATGTTTGACTTTGACTGTTACAAGTGCAAACACAATAGTTGTAATAGCCTCGTAGAGTATGAGGTTATTAAAATTATACATGATGATGTCTGTGAATTCTTAAAGGAATTATTCCGTTGTGATAGTATTGGTTGTGTCATATTTAAGAAAGCGAACAGCTGTAATTTGCATTTCTATTTCAATGTTAGCGTTTCTCTTCCATTATTTGAACTAATAAAGAAACGAATAACTAGCCATCTCGATACCACAATAACAGAAAAGTATCTTGTTGATGACATTTATGCATTGGATTTACCATACAGTACTAAAAATGGATATGATGTATACAAACCCATATACAATACACCGAATGTAGACTTTGCCAAGTTTTTGTGTTTGCCTAGTAGTAATAACTTTTATGATGTAGAATTAAAATTGAGTGTTGATGAGTCCTATACTGACCGAATAACCCTCGGTACCTTCAGAACTACGTACAGTAGTGTTTGGAATGAAAATGTAGAACATATAAAGTATTTGACAACCCCCCTTGAAGTAAAACCTGTGCTGATGAAGAATGAGAATATCTTAATTTCTAATATAAAGTTCTCCAAGGTCAATTTCCACACAGAATATATTACATTAGATAAATATTTTAAGACTGACTCCGAAGAGGACTATACAATACTAAAAGATGCCCCAGATTTTGTAGACACTTTGGATGTGGAAGACTTAAAAATACTGAGGATTATTTCCCAACTTGGCAATATGATTATTAGCAAGGTACAAAACAATACCACCACCAATGGTCTAGCTAATTTACTAAAATTTATTGCCATGGCTAGCTGCAACTATGCCTTCTATACCATATGCTGTGTAATATTTTACACCTATAACATGAATCAGACAAAATCACTACTCAGTGTAAAGTTAAGCGTGCTCAAAATATTGTTGTTAGCTGTCAAGTCGAGCAATCACCATAAAAATGATGCTTTGATCCATATAATAAATACTCTCAATACGTATGACTGTATGTCAAACCTTACACATGTATTTGAGAATACTGATGAGTGGTTTCTGTACCTAATATATGTAGCAAAATTGGAATTGCAGAAAGATTTGCCCATATCACTTGACGACAAACGGGTCAATATAGTTACCCTCAAGCTGAAAACATATGAAAACATAAATTGCATAACTGAGGAACTTGTAGAGTTGTGCAAAATGTTAATGCCTCTAATAAAAGTCGAGTACAGTCTGAGCAAATCTTACTACTATGTAGATGATGGGATATATTTGCCAATTTCCAGTGAGAAGTTTCTTAGCCATACCAATGTAAAGATCCAGATGGTTGAGAATATACTAAAAAATACATTAGATAAACTTAGGGACAGTAATCAAATTACCGATGACCTTTGCAAGAGTGTAAACATAAAGGCTGTTTGGTTGCTATACTTTAAGTCACTGAATATTGTCAATCCTACATTTAACTTTTATGATTACTTTATTTCAACTGATCTGGGGGTATTTAACACCTTAACTGGGTTGTACATGAGTCACACCCCCCTTTTGCATATGGGGACTAAGAAGGCCTATTGTAGAATACCTACATCAATCCAGAACATTAACTTGTTGCCAATGAGTGAACTGAATAAACATATAATCAAAGATAATCAGGGGCAGCTGTATGCGAATGTGCTAGACATCTTACTGAATGAACAAAACTTTATATTTTATGGATCTGTCCTAATTCCTGGGCTGCTGTGCTTGGAAGATACACTGTATAGTGAACAACAAGAAGATTCGATGATGAACTTGGTGTTTGAGACCATTATACATGATGATAATGATGTGAATAAGAAATTACTATACCTCACTGATACTCTGATTGTCAAACACAATCTCTGTATCGAGAATCTATTATTTGTTGAAATGAAATTAAAGCAGAATCTCTCCGAATTGGGGACTTATAGTCGTTCTGACTTCAGTAGGTATTGCAAAATGAATGACATCAAGTTTAGTAGAACCCACAGTTTTAGGAAGCTCCCCAATGTGCAATTATATGATCAATTATGTCAGCAAAATAAGCAGTTCAAACCCAAGTTCTTTGCTTTGTCTGTTGTCATGGCAGCTTTCGAACTGGCACATAGTATGAATGCTAAATTACCAATGTTCCAATGGGTGGATGAGGACAGTAACAATATAAAGATCTCACCCAATCACATATTTCATAATGTGAATAATTTGTCATTTTCAATAAAAAATCATGATAAGATAAAAACAGTCTTAGCTTATCTCATATCTAATGATAACATACCTGAAGCCTTATGCAACTTAGTAAATACACTATCTGTTATGCTATGTTTTGACCCCATTATGATAAAAGACTTTCTGAATAACTTTGCTATGATTTATCATCACAATAGTAAGCGCAAGAAGATGGTACTGTTGATTGGGAGTCCCAATTCAGGGAAAAGTACGTATCAACACATGATGTTTGATATTCATGGAAAGTCAAAGTACAGTGTCAATAGCATAATCCAAAGTGACAAAGAAGGACCGTCTCCCGAAGTCATAAATGCACTAACAAATTACCTGTTTAGTATAATTGAAATCAAGTCTATGACTGCAACCACTATGAAGGGGATGATCAGTCATGATGTGACCCACAAAAGATTATGTCATCAAAATGAAATGATAGAGCTGAAACCGTTATCTTTCACAGTTGCTGCCGCTAATGCCTTACCTAATGTATTTAGGTCTGACGAAGCAGTTAGGGACAGACTCGCCCCGTTCATGTTCAAGACTGTGTTTGTGAATGAGCATGAAATTGATAATTTAATTGATGACAATGTTTTGCTAGCTACTATTTCCAATTATTTGGTTTCCAATACGAAATTCCAAATTCCAACGATAGCTAGGGAGTTCTCGAATTTGCTGTATGAGCAATATCAAAATATTAGAGATAATAATGGGCTGATAGTCCCTACCATTGATGGAAATAACAAAACTAGCCAAAAACTAATTGAACAAACTCTAGTAAACAACAACACTATATACTATATATTGCATGCCAGTGGTGTCGTCTTTGACAAGTCATTATCTATTACATATGAAACATTAAAAGAGGTTACACTAGAAGAAATTGAGAAACATAATGAAAATACCAAGTACAAAAAGTTCACATGGGACTATTTCAAAAATGAATTGAGTATTCTGTTTAAACACAAAGAAATGGCCAATGGCCTATGTATCAGAGGAATGGGAAAGAGGTGTGATAAATTGGAGGATCCGGTAGAAGTTGTGGTTAGTGGTTTGTTGGTGCCCCAAAATGGACAACGTACGACACTAACACAGATAAGATCTCATTTATACCACAACCAGGCACTATCTTTGGAAGTTATTAATGATATAATATCAAAATTGAAAATAAAATATAGTGTAAATTATAACATTACTAAAAAGAGTTTCATAGATTATAAAATTAATAATGGATGATAGACCGTCCTTCTTTGTATATATAATTTTATGCACATTGTTAGTTATGTGTTTTGCGGGCTTGGCATCTAGGATATTTAATAAAACTACAAAAAAATTAAAGAATGATCGTATAGCCATAAAAACTTCTTCTCTACATGGTGGAGGGAAGAAGAATTGCAGCACTTTACAGCAATATTGTTTTGAGGATAATGATTGCCTACATCAATGTGTTGCATCTACTATGAGTTGCGTCAATGGGATATGTATTAACAATACAAATTCAACTGAGGCGAGTAATGAGTGTAATCCATCAAAGGGTGTCATTGGGTATCTAATAGGAAACACAGCTTTTGGTACCTATGAATATATATGCAAAACTGTAGATCCTGGTATTGCCATATCAGTTGATGAGAATCGTATGTGTCACGGTGATAAGACTTATCAAATAGATTACCTCGCCCAGTACCCATCTATATATTCGTGTGAGTGCGAGGGTAAGGTTACAGTACCAGCCACGTCTCAGAAGAGAGAACACGTAGAGTGTAACCCAGCATTTTCAGGATTGGTGATATAGTACTACTACTATGTCTTTAGTAGAGCACTCAAACGGTAAGGAAGCCATGGATAATTTTCATACTCATGTTCCTAGCAAGTTAATTCAATATATTCAGAATACCACAAAGACTAGTAAAGTGGTGCATCTGTATTATGGCTCCAAAATGATGTCAAAGTATTCATGGACAGTCATTCCCTATGAAATATCACCATACGATAAACTTATTGATAATATGCAGTATTTGACAACATTCAGATTTCTTGGTGGTGTCCGATTTGTTTTATATAATGGTACGAATCGGTATTTGAATTTTGATCATTTGGGGATTCCCGTCTTCAATGTATACAGACTAGGTGTATAATTAATTTTTATTACATTTTTTGTAGAGATGTCTGGCGAAGATTCATCAGTACTGCTCCAGGAATACGAGACTTCCATATCTATTCCGATAAAGAAATCAATATTTGATGCAATTTGTAGTGATTTCAAAATAGAAAATGTCTATATGATTCTCTACTTTGATAATGGAATTCGAATGTCAGATTCTAAAATTCAATCGAAAATCATAAATAGTAGGAAGAACCTCATAAAAATTATATCATATGATGATTTAATGTACTTCATACCATATTCTAGGACAGATTCACTAGAATGTCCATCGGCAGCACCAGAATCCCTAGAAGTGAGAACTTATATATATAGACGAATCATATACAAGGAAAAGATATGCGAAAAATTTGACACTCGCATCTCGATAGAGGAAAGGGTTAACAGTGATGGAATAGTATATTATCTGACTGCAGAAGTTGAATATGATCAATTGAGCTATACCTATTATAATATGAATTGTAATGTGGAGAATATATTCTTTGATTTGTTTTCTAGCCATTGTATGTATTACATTCATACGTTGAAAACTACTGATTTATTCACTTACTCTCCAATGAATATCATGAATTATGGGAGTAGGGTATTCCGATCACTGCACAAAAACTGTACTGCATCACCTCGTGACAAAGTTGTGTTCAAATTTGATGGTTACAAGTGTAAGATTGGAATACAGGATGGGCAGATAACATACTATGATGCACAACATAACTTTAGTAGTGGTTTTTGTCCAGAGTTGGATAAATACGAAAATATAGTGTTCCAAGGCGAGGTTATGGCTGATGTATTATACCTTGTTGATATATTGGGTGGCTTTGTAAACAATGGGAAGGATCTGTACATGCCACAGCCTTCAGATGTTTTTGATTTCTTTGAGTGGTTTAGGAATGATTTAAAGAAATGTGGAAAGACAGAGCCCTTTGACTTAATATTGACCAACCAACAACAACAAATCAAAACATACAAAGTATATACTCAATATTTAGTGACTGGCGGGTTGTCAGAGAAATGTGAATTTCCTTATGATGGTTATATTGTTGTTGATAATGGTAATTTAATCAAATATAAGATTCCCACAATAGATGTCAAAGTAGATAATGGGTATTTAAAATTGATGGATCGGGCATTACCCATTGCTGATAAACTGTATGACCATTTAAAAAATAATGCCATATATGAAGTACAGCAGAATACAAATGGAGAATATGTTATTCTTAAACTCAGATTGGACAGAATTGTACCATCTTCAGCAGCTGAATATGAGGAGTATATCAAAGAATTGAATTTTATGAGAACAGCCATAAGAGCTAGTAAATCTGATGTATTAACTAAAAAATTACAAAAATGTAAACAGTAAGGTTAAACTAGTAATGTATACAATACATCTGGTTGCTTAAATTTAAATTTACTTATGCCAATTGATTTGAACATGTCTGCATTTATGCTAACTGACTTGTATAGCAGTGCTGCATTTTCAATACAAATTAATTTTAATGTCTTATTTATAATGTTGGGTGAGCACGAAATGACTGCATGTGTTGTATTTATGTCATTTAGTGTATTTCTGTGAGTTATTAGTGATCTCACAATTGGTTCTGCCTTTAGGAATAAACGATTCACTACAATTTTATTTGTTTTATTTACGGTTTGTTTGTTGGTTAATGTTTTTAAATCGTCAACCCTCAGTTGGAATAGATCTGTTACTGACATATTACATGAAGTAATTAATAAAATGGCTATATGTGTGTCAATTACAGATCTGGTGAGTGTGGCCGTTATCAAGTTAGGGGTAAGTGAATATGATGTTTCGATTACATTCAGTATATTTTTTGTGTAATCTATAGTTACGTTTGGCTGGCTACGTTTAGCTTTGAGTTTCAGTTGATGGGGTTTTTTTACTATATTGTTGTTGTGTTTCTTTATTGTTCGTAATATGGAGATCTTATAGTTATCAGAAATATCAGATAATGTCTTAGTTTTTAATGAATTCAAGATAGCTCCCACATTTTCATTGGTAATTGCATCAAGATTTATATTTGAATTTCGTAATAGTGAAATGTGTGATTTTTCAGCATAATCTATCATAATTATTTATTCTATTTTCCTTTGAATCCAATTACTTGATTAGTGTGAAATTGTCGAGAATCCAAAAATTTAAGGACATTAAATATGGTGCATCAAAGAACTATTTCCCCCAAGCTTACTAGCCTCTCAAAAGATGGCTACCAGGCAATTGAGCTAACTGGCTCACGGTATGTCTTGTTCATTGATAATGGCACCGTTACTGGATGTCAGGGATATAACAAGCTAACCCAGGAAGGGGACTTTTGCATTTCCCCTAGGGAGAGGGTATTAGTAGAGGATGCGGTCAAAAGTAGCTCTTATTTGTTTGACTTTTCTGGTGCATTGGAAATTATTCTAAATTCATACCAACTGAAAATTGTTGATATTATAGTTGATATTGAAAATAAGACAGAACAGGAAATTTACAGTAAGAGATTGGATAGTTTGTACAATAATATTGAAAATAAGGATTTGTTAATTAATCGTTCTGTTGTTGTTAATATTGGAAATAACGTCCTGGTCCCAACTCTGTATCGCAGTGTTAGTGCTGCATATATTTATGGATGTGATTTTATTGTAACGCCATCAATTAAAGAGAGTGTGTATGTTATTGTTGGAGAATGTAACGAAGTGAGAGATTCTAAGATTCTAGTACCCAAGAAGGATTATGAGACACTAACAAAGGTACCAAAGGTCATTAAGAATAGGGGTGAAAATGACTTAGAGGTAATTAACAAGTGGAAGGATGCGTTGTTTGAGTCAGAAGCACCCAAAGTTATTAAACAAGATGCAGAGTACGTAGAATTGGATAATCCCGAAAGGTGTGCTGTGTATCTTGTTGGTGGTCGATGCCCTAGCACTAATGATGTTAAGATTTTCGGAAGGGTGAAGAAAAGTAGTAAGATTGAATGTCTCGATACTACACCTATCGAAAGTAGCCGAGTTGGATTTATCGAACACAAAAATAAATTGGAAGATATTGTATACTACCAGACTGGCTATGTAGTGGCTTGTGCTACACCCAAAATCACTCCCAAGAATCTATCGCACATTACAGTGTTTAATATGCGTCAAAATATTAATATGTGTAATATTGAGTCATTCGTAGTTGATGCTATCCCAACAGTACAAAGTCAACAGATGAAAAAGAGGTTGGCAACATTCACCAATGAGTCACTAATCAAAGAATTGATTAGCAGGTTGGGAATGAATGCTGATTGTGTACAACTTGTACATGATCTAGAAGAGATTTGTAATGATAACCAAATTTGCAGTACTACGAACACCAATAAGCGTTGCTATTTTGTTGACGAGGAAGATGAGGATGATGAGGATTACGAAATCCCTGAATCAAAGAGGCAAAAACTTAATTTATGCCGATATGAAACAGCAGTATAATTAATTTTTAATAAAAAATTAATGATTATACAAACATAGAATATATAGAATTTTTAGCAAATACCAAAGTCATTATGGTTGTAATGGCCATAATAATAATAAATGCGGCAAGGGTTGTGTTTAATGTAGTGTTTATTTTAAATGGGCTATTGTTTTGTCTAGGTCTTGCATAATAATCGATGTTTTGGAGTATTGTTGGTATGTTAACAAATGTTAGTTCTTCTGATATTATGACTGGCAATGTCAAGTCTTGGTTAATTACATGTAGTATCATATCTTGGGATCTAAACTTCTCAGCAATATAGTTGTACCAGAAATCCATCCAGAAAACCTTACAGTATATGGCGTTCTTTAGTACATAACATAGTTTGTTATTGTAGTATTTGGTTACCCATGCAGATAGGGGTATTACCTCTTTATCTATTAGAGAAAGAAGATATTCTTTAGGAACCTTCATTGGTGTTAAGTTTCAAATTCAAAACCTTTAATATGTTTTCATCCTTTGTTGTCTTGTAATAATCTAATAATGCCTGACATTTTGTGGGTTCTATTGTTGATGTAAGCATATCTTCTACTGTATATACATTAGCTTTAGTTTTATTTAATGCACCATCAAGTTTAATAGCAGTATCTTGTTGTGCACTTCGGGGAAATTTTACAGTTTTGCAATTATTCCTATACAACAGAGTTTTTATTGTTGTAGGAGCAGAAGAGAATAATAACAATAACGATATTGCTGCTTTTCGATCCCGTTTACTCTCCCTAAAGTATTTTATTAATGGAATGCAGTTGAAATTTGTATTAGCTGCAATTTGGATAGCATCATCGAAAGTAACACAGTCTCTTATTTTTATCACAGCTTTCTCTATATTAGTATATTGTAATGAAATGGGTGTTATGTCTGCTGGGTTGTTAGTTAGAATGAAATCTATAACACTGTCAGCTGTATTGGTAGTTTCGACTTTGCAAAACATAGCTTTATCTATTTCCATTTGCTCCCGGCTTGATAATTTTGATATTAGATTATACATTTCTCTGTCATTTAAGTGGCTGTTAATGTGAAAATTTAACAATGCAGTTATTATCGCACTGCATTTGAAACCACGATTATCATATAATGATTGAATATATCCAATAACTTTTTTATACGGGAAGTTGAGGAGTTCAATGGTGGTTTTAAATGTGGTATAATCACCATTAAATTTTAAATACTCTTTGATCTTGTAAAAGTCTTTCATATTTAATGGTGGTTCATCACCGATCAATATGTCTTCAAGTTTTACTATGCCATCTTTAACTTTGAGAATTTTAGATTTGTAAAAGGGGAATACAGATAAGATATAGCTTACTTGAATTGGGCACAGCGCTAATGCGTTAATATAATACGAACCAGCAGCTGCGTAGAAACTTTCGTAATTTGTTAGTACCTTAACTATGGTACTTGATGCTATGTCATTACTATCACAAAATTTTATCTTGTCACAGAATTCGTGTTCGTTCACATTAAAGTTTATATTAGCATGAGGATATTGCTTAATGAGTGCAGGGATTATAGAATTTTCAAATTTAGTCAAGGACACTTGTTGTCTTGATGGAATACTTTCTGCTGCTCTCGAGTACGCCCTGATCATAGGGAACAATATCGTACTTTCATCGCTATCATTAAATGACACATCACTAAGAACATTGTTCAATAAATCTGTGTTTAGGTTGTTGGGTAAGGAATTGATGAATTTTTTTATTCGTCTTACGCTACTTAATTCGTCATTATCCATGTCAAAGTTAAATTTTTGAAATATATTGTACAATAAAGATCTCTGTATCGGATATCTTTCTAAATCTGTAGGATAGTATGTTCTGACAGGACAGATATCCAAGACCTTACTAATAATTAATGCATTTTTAGGTTTGATAATTGGTAAGACATTTTCCATATTTTCAAAATTTGTAGCTTCTGTTGCAGTCATAGTATCACAAATTAAGTTACTGATATTCAACATATTTACATTCTGGATTGTTAATATTTCATTGCCATTTTTCTTTATGGGGACTATCCATTTTACCATATTACGGGTATCGAGTTTGTCAAAAATAGCGTCTAGGTTCAAAATTGTATAAGCAAAGAGATTGAATATTGTACTGTGGCCACGGTCAAATTTTGTAATAATGTCAATATTTTTCTGATGGTTATATATGTTCTCTTCCAAAGTTGCATTTATCCAGTAGAATAAATTGTGATTTTTGCAGCTAATTTCTTGTAATGATTCTGCATCATGTATATCTGTAGCTAGATAATCAATAGAAAATGCATCCAGAAATTTAAAAAAGTCTTCGTTTTTTATCATAATAATGCTTACAGTGATCTGCTAGGAATTTATAATTACTATTATTATATAGTAATAAAATAATCAATAGTATTGTCGTTATGATAAACATAAACGGTTTATCTATTCCTATAATAAATGTGGTAAAAATACCCGTTATCAATACTGTTTGGAAACTTATGGGGAAGTGTTGGGTTAGTGCTCTTGTTAGTGTCTCACAATTTAGTATTGGGTAATACCAAATGTCATCCAAATACCTAGCCTTTACTAATAATTTGTCCAAGCAATCTTTACAAAATTTCATTTTCTTAACAGGACAACTATTTTTATGAAACTTTCCAAGATTGTGGTGTGTTCCATAAAAAAACTTACCAGGGTGTATTTCCAAATCCATATGTGGTATTGATAGGTAATTATGAACGAATATTCCAAATGTATTTGCAATGTATTTTGAATATATGATAATGTCAAAAAAGTCTTCTTCAGTTATGTCAGTTTCCATTTATTTTGCAGATTTGGCTGGGAATATGTCCAAACACAATGTAAATCGAATGAATATAGATAAAAAATATGACTTCAATACCAAACAAATAGATAAGTTTATTATAAGTGACAATACTTATAATATTGGTGACATCCTTATTGGATTAGATTTTATAGTTTGTATTTCCTATGAAAATATAGATCTACTAGAGGCTAATATTGATTGGGGTTTGTATTTATCTATGATTTGTGATTTACTAGCATGGCCCTTAGACAAAAATTTAAAAATATACACTAATAATATTAATGCCATATTGAAACATACATCTTTAGAGACTGCAAACAATTCGCTAAAGCCAATATTAGAGTCACTCAGCCATAGATTTAATACTATCGAAATATGTTAGATGTCATCAATTCCTATATTAATGGTATCTCTGATACTCTACAAAACTTAGAAAACTCAAAGCAGACTGCAAATAAATTCTATCAAACGATAGTACAGATATTCAACACATTGAAAAAGCAAGCGAATGAGGCTCAAAATACACTGACCATAAAAACAGATGAGAACATAAGAATAGGTATTGATAAGATAAGAATCGATGAACTTTTACAAAAATCGGAAGCGGAAAATATATCAGACGGCGAACAAACTGAGCTGCAGGCTCTGCTTACCAAACATGTGAGTATAAATCTAAACAACTACTCGTCCGATAGCTTGAGGGCTATATATTTCAACAAAGCAAAATCACTAACCAAGTACATCAAAAGCACCACTAAAACTATGACTACTATATATCAACTACTGGAAAGGGATATTCATGAGCTAAGTGTCACTCAATCTACAATTAGGGAAAAGCTAACAACATTAAAACAGCAACTAGTTAGTAATTTACAAAAAACACTTGACTTTATACAGAAACAAGCTATAATAACTAGTGCCCAATCTAAAATTGACAGAATTAACTTAATCATTAATAAATACAACAATTTAATTGATAGATTCAACAACATGGGTCAGGCTCTGGGAATGATGAATATTACATATATAAATACTAGTGGTAAACGTTTGTTATATTTGAACATTGATGAGTATCACAAAATGTTGGGAGAATATAGTTCATACAGTAGTGAAATGGATGATTCGGTGAGCAACATACATCGTCTTATTGAGGACTTTTTCAAAAATAATTTGAATGATGTATCTGTAGATTTCATAAAGATAGAAGAGCCCAATTTAGATTTTGCTCAAGCATACTATATTGATGAAGCTACATCAGATATCCACATGTTTGATCTCTCCGATACTAATATTCGCAGCAGTACAGCAGCAGCAGACCAAGAAGCGGGAACTGTCCCCCCTGAGGTAAATGAAAATTCAAAAATTACCATTACCGATGCCGACTGGAATTCTGCAGTTATTACTCCCATTATGTTAGCCAAATATGCAGAAGTATGTGCATTTGTTGCCAAAAAATATATAAAAATTAACATGATGGACGTGCATGCAACTGTCAATATGTATCTAAATTTCTCAGACAATGAAGTAGTTATTCTATTAAAACATGGGATAAATACAATATTATTTACAGATTTGCGTCAATCATCTCAGTTACCAGACAATATACAGGAAACTATTAGTTCGTTTCCTATTAGTAGGAAATATATATATAATACTTTTGCCTTGAACGAGGCAATGATGGTGCTGTATTTAATATCAGTAAACAATATCAATGGTGTGCTAACGCATACCCCATTAGACAACCCTGTTCAGCAATGGCAGACATCGGTAGTAACCAAGTCGTTGATTCCATTCTTCGCCATTCAAGAAAAGAGAACTGATATAAATGTAGTAGCGATTGGCAATTCTGATAACAAAAAGCGAAAGGTTTAATTAATATACTTAACTAGGTCATCAATGTCTCGTTTGTCCTCATTAATTTTTGCATTGGATTTTGTTTCTTTCTCATAGCCATGATATTGCAAAATTGTGTCCAACTCATCTTCGATTTTGTTGACGACAAACAAATCATGTACGGGGATCGAATACATAAAGATTGGGATTTCTTGCGCGGGAACTTTCTTATCAGTTGCATAATCTTGCTCCCTCTTGCTCATTATCATATTTATTTTGTCTACACAGTCAAATGGGTACTCTATGCACTCATTTAGGTTGGCTATGCATATGGTGAACTTGTCAATCTTTGCGTATTTAAGAAATTCATCTAATGTTCTTTTTTTGTATCGCTTATTTATGATTTGTTTGTTGTTGGAATATCTGCTAACGCTGGTAACGCAGTATTTTTTATGTTTACAAATCCTAAATACATAATTGGTAGCTTGATACCCACTGTTATCACTTTTGTATAATATAATTTTATGAGTTCCCACTTTCAAATTACCAAACCTGTAGTGTGCTGTAATGCCTTTGCAATACGCATAATATGACAGGTAATCTAACATATTGTTTGTAAGTCGGAATACAATTGCTTATGATACACAATAGAATCCTCCTTTTGCTTTAACAAGACTACTATTACTATGTTGGCATATAATTTATTTAGTCTATTAACCATATCATCGATACATTTATTTTCTTGAGATAGCACCTTCATATTCTGCATACTATACTTTTGTAAACTTTGAGTATATAAGGCCTGGCACAGTTCGTAAAACTCATTTACTGATATAATGTCTTCACTATTGAATTTCTGTATCACATCAATTATAGCTTCGTCAACATTTTTGATCTTGTATGCATTAATGTACTCTACGTATGGCTGTAGTCGTTTCAGTTTTATTGTTATGTTGTTGTTGTCGTGTTTTGTAGACAATATATTGGAAATATCAAACTGTATGGCTTTGTTATTTTTATAAGACACGTACACATCATCGAAAAACACTTGGCTAAACAGTAATTTGATCTTTGCAATATTGAACTTTTGAAAATACAACATATCAATACACTTCAAGAAGGTCTTTATGTTTTTGAATTTGCACATTAGGGGGAATCTCTTTATATTTTCTTCATGTAGCAATAGTAGGAATATTTTACAGAGTGCGTATGCTTCAAATTCTTCATATGATATTTTGGGCATATACTCATCTGTGAACAATAAAATAATAGAGTTCATCTCTCTTGATATTTCCCAATTTGGTCTATCCTTGGTACACAATTCCCAAGTAACAACGCTATCAGCATTATTATGAACTGTTATATTAGGTGTACACTCATACAAAACCCCCAAACTATTGTACAGAGCCCATACATTGACCACATCCACATAATTGTGAAACATTTCCATGTTTTGGTACTTTGATAATGTTGAGTTATACATAGTGACTTAAAAATTAACAAACGTCATAATCATGTAGGATATTACACTCTTCAATAAATTTGTTCCAGGTACTGGGAAAATTACACGACACTTCATCTTTGTGTTGAATGTTTTTAGTTGCATATTCGATCCACTTATCAGAAATATCCATCCACTCACTCAATTCCATGTCTGTAGTATATGTGTAGCCTTGCAGCGTTTCCATTCTGTTCCTTGATTGTTCCTTTGCCCATTCTATGGGAGGTTTGACTCTAAGTGCATATTGTGCCTGTTGCCGCAATGCCCGTATGTGGGCATACCACTTGGATTTTTGTTTGATTACTCCAATTGTGTCTTCTGCAGTATTTTGTAGGAAATACACTACTCCTTCTGTATATTTCCTACTTCTTACTTCTTGCCTGTGATCCTCTATGTAATCTACATACTCAAAATTTGGGACGGTGAATTCAAAATCTTCGAATACTTCCATACCAGCCTCAAATGGATAGGCCAACAGTGTTGTAATATCTGACAAGGGTGGTTGTTTAGTAAAGAACAGACCAACCAATTCATTTGGGCCTTCTTCAAGTTGTACAATATGCTGATTATCTGGCAACAAGATCTCCATGACTGCTGTTACTTTTGTGGTACTGAGAAATCCTTTCAGGTCTTCTTGCTTGTAACTGGGCATACTGTTGAACTTGTCCAAAAGGGCTGTAGCTATAGTACGAGCGTACACATTTACATCATCGTTATATAGTTTAATATGATCTTCATTTTGGAATATTATGTGAGTCTTCTTTGAGCCAGCAATAAAGTAAAACTCATCACCAATATACCTTCCACTGAAGTGGGCTGCTTCACCATTCATCTTCTCGACTGCAACGATTCTATCGTATGTTTCATCATCACCAATGGGGTGATGCATCTGGTAATCAAATTTATGGTTAGCATAAATAACAACTTCACTATTGCCGCCATTCAGTTCTAGGCGTGTGTAGCCTCTTGGGATTTTCTCCCACAACAATCTATTCTGTTTGTATACTATATCATCAGGTCCTTTGCACTTGACAGATATGTCAACCAAAGAACCTTCATAGTTACTTGGCAGTATCCCCTCAGGGATCTTCCTCGTAGTAGACTTTACCAAAGATGATGACAATGGATCCATTGTTAGTAAGCTAATCACGCAGTGCGATCAAAAAAATAATACTACAAACATTAAAAAATTAAATCCTCTTTCTCTTTCTACTTGGTGCGCTTACTGCCGTTTCGAACTCTTCAACTATCGCATATATATTTTGCAATTCTTTAGCATTCCTATCAGTGAGTCGAGTTGCGTCCGCTATACTATTATTAATGTGGACTAATTCGTCCGATATGTATTTGAGATTGGCTTTTTCATCTCTCAACATTCTGTTTGTCTCTGCTGTCATTACTTTAGTTTCTGATTCGGCTATTTGTATATTGTTCAAGATATCAGACAAGTTATACAGGGCAGCAGAATTACCATCAAGTCTACTAACTATCGATTCTTTGAGTTTGTCGTACGCGTCCTCAATCATGGTTTTGAAAAGATCCGTATTGGCTTTGATGATGTCCTCTTTTGTTTTGGTCATGACATCTTCCTGCCTTTCTAGTATGTCGGTCTGTCTCTTTGTTATCTGTTTGTTTTCCTCTGTCACTTTTTCAAGATCTTCTTTTACTTGTCTTATTTGGAATTCCTCTTCCTCTATCTTATCTGTTATTTCAGCAAACCCAGTCCTGAACATATCTAATAAAGTCTCATACCGCTGAATATCTGCAGCACTGGGAGCAGTAGCTAAATACTTGAACTCATTGAAGATTTGTTCTAGATCTGCATGAATATCCCTCAGGTTATTAGCAAGAATGGGTGCCATAGCATTAGTTACTGCTGGTGGAATGTTTTCTTGGAAATAATTTATCAACTGAAAGTCCCGTTCATCTTGTAGTCGCTGTAGGCGGGTTAACTCATTTTCATATTTATGTAATTCTCCATTATATGCACTAACTATATTGGACATGGTCATATTCTGATTATTAATTAAGGAAGATAACTCATCCCTATAATGACCAAGCATACTTTCTTGCTGAGCTAACATGTGCATTAGTTGTTCCCGATGAGCGGTATTTGAGTCTTGGAAATCTATATTCAATCTTTTCACATATTTATCAAATTCAGTAAGCATTTCTTGGATTAAGTTTCTGCTTACGGTTCGCATATATTCATCGAAGGCTGACATAATTCGGTTTGTTGGATTGGGTGGTGTCGGTGTTGCAGAGCCATCTGTTGTCGTCGTAAACTCGGAGTATCGTGATTGTGATCGATCTGTTGTCGCATCGGAATATCGTGACTGTGCTCGATCAGGGTCAGGTCCATTAAAATATTCTCTCATGTCTTTCTCCTTGTGACTGGGCATTTTGCTGAATTTCTCCAAAAGCCCCCTTGCTGGTGGAGATGGTGAAAATGCCAACTCAGGTTCAGTTCTTGACAAAAATGATGCTTCGGACCCATATTGGGACATTGGTGGTGGTGGAGGAAGCGGTGACACATCCATCGGTGGTGGTGGTGGTAGTGCCAGCGAACTTACTCTGGGTGGAGGAGGAGGACGTAATTTTGATGGCGGAGGAGGTAGTGATGATTCGGATCCATATTGGGACATTGCTGATGATGGCGGTGGTGGTGGGGTGAGTGTTGCTTCGGATCCATGTTGGGACAGTGGTGGTGGAGTGAGTGTGGCTTCGGACATTGGTGGTGGTGGTGGAGTGAATGTGGCTTCGGACATTGGTGGTGGAATGACTTCGGATCCATAGTATTGTTGTGATGTTACAGATCCAGGTGGCGGCATCATTGCGTTTGTATCCATTGGTGATTCGGGTTGTGGTGAATGTGGTGGCGCTGCGAATCCGGGTGGCGGCAATATTGTGTGAAATGGATATTGTGACGGTACTCCATGTAACGGTGGGTTGGATGATGATGGTAATTGTGCTGGCGATACTTGGAGTCTAGGTGGTGGTAATACTGGGACTCCAGGTGGTGCCACTGGGGGTCTAGGTGGTGGTGTCATAGAAGGTGGCGTACCTTCTCGTTGGTATTTGTTTATTGCATCTTGAAGCGTTATTATTATATTTTCTTCATTCATAAAATTCAACTCAATGGCCTTTAATATCTTGGAAATGATCGTTGACTGTATCTCCTTCAAATCCGTACGTGCCATATCAAATGAACCTATAGACTCATCAAATTTCAACAACAACTCAGCCATAAATTCTGTCAACTTTGAATCCAAAGCCTCGGACAATCGTTCAATACGACCATCACTTGATGACGCATGTTGATCAATGTTAGTCGTTAACTGGAACATGTCTTTTTGTACGTTGTTAATTATTGTATGTATATTATCTATGTTATTGCGTATATCAGATATTTGGGCCCTGTCGTAACCCTCTTCGCCTGTCATTGTTATATCACCAGTATCACTCATCGTATGACCTAACGAAGACAACTTATACATTATCTTGGCTTCGAGATCGTTAAACATTGTTTGTATGTCCGGTTGGGGATCTGCAAGTAGCTCTATTGCTTGATTATTTAGTACATCTCTCAATAATTTCTCAATCTCAAGATACTGTGTCTTTATTGAGTCTTCCGACCTTAATTCTTCCACAGCCTCATTATCATACAAAATATCATCATCATCCCAAGCAAAATCATTATTCATAGAGATATCATCAGCAGCAGCGTCAGCTCTCGTATTACAAACACTACCGTATTCTCTATCATCATCCCTCTCAGTACGAGGACGATACTGTGAATCAACCAACACTTGTATAGTATGATTTAGTGTCATAAGCATGTCCGATAAATCAGATACTTCTCTCGGATTCATCTTTATCTGTTTGTCAGGTTTTATAGTTTCTGGTGTCAACCTTGACAATTTGGCGTGTTCACTTATTGACTTTTGAATAGTCAAAATGACATTGTTGTATGATTCAATTAGCTTTTTATAATCACGATCCAAAACACCCTTTGCCATGGAATCTCGCAACTCTTTCATTTGATTGATACTATTGTAAGTGGTATCATTAAAGTTAATATTTCTGCGTCTATTCAACTGATCCAGTTTCTTGGTGTATTTAATAATGTATTTTTTATATGCTGTGTTTAAATCGGAGGATATCAACTTTAAATCACGAGAAATATTCATAACATTATATACATCTGCCCATTCTACTGGTTTCATTCGATTAGCCTGCAATATTAGTAAATTGATATATTGATCATAACAACGTTGAAAACTTGACAACATTTTCAAATTTGTATTTATCATGGCTTCCATTTTAGGTTTCAACATCAGGGACATTGTCGTAGTATTTCCTTAGCAATAGACTTAATTCTGAGTTTTCCACTTTTCTCTTTTTATTTATTGATGGACTTTCTTGTTGATTTTTTACACTATTCAAATCTCTTTTTGTCTTGGTATAATTCGATGATGTTCGCTCAAATAGGGCTGGTGACACTTCTCTAAATTTGTATACTGTAGTATCAAACTTGTAATATTTGTCCTTGCGAGCTTTGTCCAGATGCTCTATGAGTTCAGGTTTGGGTTTGGGTATTTTGTACAAGAAATCATCATTCATATATTGCGTGAACAGTAAACCTATCAAGTCTTTGGTCTCTATAGCACTAATTTGCATACTAGATTTAACCCGACTAAGACCAACATACAAAGAATTAGCGAGTGATGAGTCCAAATCAACAACAATGTGAGTGTTATCAAATGTCAGACCCTGTACAAAATAATAAGTGAAACACAGAGGCCTAATTGGAAATTGCAAAATAGACATGGCTTCATCTGGGAGGTGACTGACCATCCACTTGTAGTTATCGTCAACACATTCATGTTTTGATTTTGTCCAGACACACTTGTTTACAATTTGGATAGTCTTTGATTTCAGTTCTATCTCCAAATGTTCATGGTGTATCTTTTTCAGCATTACAATTTGTTTATTGTACAAGTAATAACAACCCTCAACTAACAATAATGATGGGAGATATTTATCTGTATCTGGCAATGCCAACACACCAATTTCTTGAGTTGCGGGATCTATGAACTCATATCTCTGGAACACATAATGAATGTCTCGATTCTTTATGTATTGTGCTAGTCGGCGAATCCGGTTCTTGATGTTGTTGTGAGTGTCAGTCAGATAAATATCTTCCAATAGTTTACCGCAGTTGAAAAATTTATCCTGCAACATGGTAAATATATAATATTTCAGCCTGAAAGAATTCTTGACATTACTAATAGTATCATCCCCAATAAATGACTTTATGCCAGAAATTATTGAATTCAATTCTTTGTCCTTGATTCTCATCTGTTCATTTAGCTTGTGATTGTGAACAGGAAGGGTATTTATCAACTTGTAGTTGTTATCCTTGTGGAACTTTGACGTTGTCAGTGTATTTTGTTGTTTTATATCGCCCAAAATTAAGATATTTACTCTTTCTATTTTGGCAATAATCAACAAAATGGCTAACAGCAAAGGTGACTCCATTGAGTACTCATCCACTATTAGCAAGTCAAAGTCCCAAGCTTTGCGACCCTTTATCGTTGTGTTTATGAAGTTCTCCACATCAACTATACTATCATAACAATTGTTAAATACCTTGATGGCTGACTCAAAGTCTAGTCCAAATTGACTCATTGTAAATTTACAGGTTGTCATTGGCGTGGTGTTGACATTTTGAGTGTTGCAGATGCTATTTAACAATGTCCTTGTTTTGGCAATAACCACTATTCTTGTGTTTCTAACGCAAGTGGCCAGACAGTCTATAAGGAATGACTTGCCCGTCCCACTCGGGGCATCCAAAAGTATAATTTGGGGATCAACCAAAGCCCCTGATATGTTAAAGCTGCAACTTAGAATTTCAAAAATATAGTACACCACTTGTCTCTGATCATTATTCAGTACTGACAAGGCTAATTTACTCTTTTCAGTATTTTCTAGGATTTTATAGTTGGGGGGTGCAAAGCTTTCATTATACAAGTGGTTGTACTCAGTACAATCCTGTTCATTCATATCCTTTATCGTTGAAATATTCAAGTTTGCAGATATTTCTGGCTTGACTAACTTGTAGAGGCATTCTTTGATGGTGTCTATCTTTAAGGATGCTACATATTCTTTATGTTTAGTTAGTATTTCTGATATTTTACTATAATCAATATCATCAAAATTAGCTTTACGTAACAGTAGAGGAATATCAATGGGGTTCATTTTCAACTTCCATACAGCCAAGGTGGTAAAGCCTGTTGTATTATCTGCTGTACTAGATGACAAGTTCCATAATCCTAAGGTATTTACAAAGAATGTAAATGTAAATAATATAAATGAATCAAATGTTGCATTTTTTGATCTAGAGCCAGATTATATTATCGGTAGTGTTGAAGATGGTACGTACATTCCCAATATTCGTGAATGGGCCATCCTGCACCAAAATAAAGAATATGAGTACAAAACCCATACAAACTATACAGAAACCATAAACGAGTTCTGGAAGCTATATCAAAAATTAAATTACCCGTATCTGATTGCTCACAATGGATTTTCCTTTGATTTTTTAATATTGATAGCCCATATATATAGATACTTACAAGATCCATTTGCAAAAATTAAAAACTTTAACATATTTGACAGTTATGTCTTTATCAAACCCTACAACATAAAATATTCGAACATGGATTTGTTCTTACACTACAAACATAAATATTTGGAGTATGATAGACTCCAATACAACCAACATGAAGCTCTAGCTGACGTGAAGATGTTATCTCTGTGGTTTACTTATTTTCTGAAGTTGAAATTTATTTGGTAATTTTTCTTAGAGTCTCATTGTGAAATCCCCGTCTTCATCAGCAATACCACTACGACCTTCGGCAACCTCAGACGCAGTAGTAGCAAAACCTTCATCATGTAGTGGTGGAATTGCATTCATTTCGTCCATTAGTTTCTCAATCATCTGCACTAGGTTATCAATATCTCTGCTTACTGCATCATTAACAAAGGATAGCTTTGATTTCTGGACTATGAGCTCCGAGTATGCGTCATTTAGTGTATTTGCAATTCTTATTGGGAAGTTTTGATGATACACAGTTACCGCATTACTCAGATAAAACCGTAGTCTAATAGCATTTGTGATGAGAGAGTATGGATCACTTGGCTCATATCTCTGCAAACTGAATGTCTTACGCCATGTACGGTAATAACTAGACGAGTCTTCATCTGTGTTCAAATTATAATTTGTAATTTCCTGTCCAACGGTAGCGGTCGTTTGATTTATGAATTCTCGAGTAGTTCTGGCTTCAACTACTTCATTTTGTGCTTCATAAAAATTCTGATCTGCATCATCAGTGTCTGCTGGAATTGTAACATTACAGGGATTTACAAAGTTCATATTACTTGAGCTGCCTTGGATATAAGATGGCACTAATGATATATTGGATTGGAACTCTTCATCCGGGGCGCTATCTGTCTGGATTTCACTATCGGTAGAGCACTCAGCTCTTCTAGATCCATACGTGGCAATTGCATATTTTTCAAATATCTCTCGTGTACTCCAAAGTTTGCCAAACATGAAAAGGTATTTCGTACCAAAAATTGGCAAAAATCTAACACTATCTTTAGTAACTGTAGGTAACAAAAGCCCCAATACGTTATTCCTAGTCAGTGCTGAAATGCGAACACTCTGTGGAATTGCAGACATATTTTTACACTATATTCAAAATCCCACAAGTAAAACTTATGAAAGTTTATTACTAATATAGATACTCATTTACCAATATAACAATTATCTAACTGTATTGATATACTTCATTAAATCACTTTCCATATTCACTAAAGTTGCAGAATTTCCAATATATGTAGTTTTGGGGATTTTAATGTTTCTTGTTGACGTATCAAAACTATGCGTATTGCCACAAGTTACGAATGCCAAGTCTTCCAACTTTTGTTTAAAATCCACAATTCTATAAAAATACTCATCATTTTTATTGTGAGTATACGCCAAGTTGAACAACTCTTGTGTGTGTATCTTTACGAGTTGTTTTAGCTCTCGTATCCTAGTCAATCCCACGTAGAAAGAATTAATATTTCTACAATCCAGGTCCAACTCAACTTTACTATTTGCAATTGTCAAACCCTGAGCTGCGTGGTAGGTACTGATCAATTCTTTTATAGGAAACTGCTTTAGCCCTGCATATTGCAGACTTTGTAACTGGATTATCAACTGCTCTGAGATAAAAGTGGCATTAATTGGCAATCGTCTAATTATAAAATGTCTTTTGAGTTCTTCATTATAGACCTTCAGTGTCGAAGGTGATATATCAACAAGGGTAACAGTAAAAGATGTGTAGTTGTTGGGTGTATATATATACTGATTGCCAACGGCCAATATTATGTAGGACCTGAATTTCTTTATATTGACGTCTATTACTTTTGCTGTCAACTGTCCATTTACTTTAGCTTGAATGAATGCTTTTTCATATGGCACATTGCGATCAATCAAATATTGCTCGTACCTGTCGAGTCTACATTTCAGCTTCATATGGTACTGTGCAAAGTACATAGATTCAAAGTCCTCAGCACTATGGAATTTTGACTTTAACTTATCATAAAAAAAATACTTAACATCAAAGGTCATCAAGAAATTGACTTTCTGTTTGTAGTAATCGAGAAAGTTCCTCAGTATTGCCACAAATGGCTGGTCTATGTTTTGTCTCATATTTATGTTGATCCTATATGACTTGGCCACCTGCTCTAGTAGTTTGAAGTTTGATGTTAAGTGATACTTTGTTGCATTTATTGGAATCTGTTGATATTGATCACCTATGAAAATAACATGAGTGCCATGGTACTTGTACAAGCAATACATAAAATAAATAAAGAATGGGGAAACCACTGAATCCTCATCCATAATATACAATGGATAGAATGGCACATGATCAAGAGCTAATTTTTCAACATTCTTGCATTTCTCCTCGACAGTCAAATTGCCCACATTCCATAGGTTCTTCACTTTCATATAATTCATGTTCAATAAATTTATCAAGAACCGACAACACGTCACTGAAATGCCATCAAAATAGACACTGTTCATAAGTTCTGCCAATCTATTAGTATATACCATATAGGCAGCAGGTTTTGAGTATGCCATCAATATACATGCTGTTAGGAATGTCTTCCCCGTCCCAGGACAAGCATCAATACAAGAAATACTACCCTTTCCATCTTTCAGATTGTCAAATATTTGCATAAAGACATGCAATTGGTCAGCATTCAAAGAATTCAAAATTACATACAACTTAATTTCATTGCTTTGCCAAACTGTGTCAAAATATGACTTGTATTTTAATTTGAATGCATCCAAGACATCATATTGTTTTGTGTGAGACAGCAAACACTCTCTAGATTTTGTCGACAATGTGGCAATATCATTGAGATCTTTAATCTTAGTGCCTATGATGTCCATAGTGGTTACTTACTTAGTGGGAGACTTAGTTATACAATAATCTAAAGGAAACTGAATATTGTTTAAAAAATTGAAAAATTAATTAGTTGGTCCTTATGCCATACGGGTAAACATCATGTGGGTAAACCAAACGTAAGCCAGGGGCAGATGCTGCTACATTTCCATTGGGATCAACATAAGTTGTCGTATACATGTTTTCTGTTAATACTTGGCATTTTACATTATTGCTCAAGTAATTTCCTAAATGATCATCATTATACACAACAAGACATGTTGTATTCTCATTGTGTTCATTCTTCAGCAACTCATCAACAGTATTCTTCAGCGTATATGTGTAGTCTACATGTCTATTGTTGGTTAGTTTTATGGTCTTTTCATCACCAATAACCGATGCCAGAGCACAAGTGAGATATGTCTTGAGACTCATCATCGTATTTATCCAATAAGCATTATAATGCGGCTGAACGTATAATATAAATTTCTCATTCTTCATAATCATTACAACCCTACAGGCATTGGGGGGTACACGGCAAAGTAGTCTGGACATCAAGTCCATAAAGGAAATATCTACATTGTCAACTGATAACAGCAAGCCAACTCTATCCCTATTAAATTCAAGAGTTTTGAGTAATGTCGCCTTCTCCACATTTCTATCAAGAAATGCTTGCAGTTGTCCTGGTTTGGCAAGGCGGCCAATATCATTAGCGCGTGGGAATTCCATGACTACTTTAGGTAGAGATTATTAGTATGTGTATCTTTTTATAGTTATGTTGATTTCAATGTCATTGTGCAATAATCTAGGCTATATTAAAATTGCGATGGTGGGGGTGTTGGTATGTGTGGAATCTCTGGTGATCGTTCCGATGTCGATGGTGGGGGTGTTGGGATGTGTGGAATCTCTGGTGATAGTTCCGATGTCGATGACACCGGTGACGAGTACCATGATATTGGCGATCGTTCCAATGACGGTACTGGTGATGATATTGGAACCAATGGTGATTCCGATGGTGGTAACGACACAGACATTGGTTCCAATGGTGATATTAGTACCGGTGACGGTCTCAATGACGATATCGGTAATTTTGGTAGTGCATGTTTACGGGAATCGGCACAATTACGATGTAGATAGACATAAGCCATATATGTAGACATTAAAATAATAATAATACATAGAATTATACTAAATATACAAAAAGAATCCATTGATAGACAAACAAAATCCTATATTATAGTATTTAATTTAATTCAAAATGAGTTACACAAACAAAGACTTAGATAATGGAATCACATATTCGAATAACCGATATAAGCTTAGATTGATAAATATACTGTTCAAGAAACATCCCCAGTTAGTATCTCATATGAAATATAGCATAGAGCAAGCTGATTCGGACCGTGATTACTACTACACTGATGATTTTAAGACAAAGGCCATTAAAGTGTCCACAAAAATCCCCAAGTACTTCTGTGATAAATTGTCATGCAACGCAGTACGTGCAGAATCATCATGCACTAGAGATACTACTGCCTCTTATTATATAGTTGGAGATGTTGCCAACTTCCAAAGGCAATGCGAACCATCATGTTTCCATTTACTAGAAGATCCCGTTATTGACGAAGAGACAGGTAGTGAACAAGTGCAGATGTTGAGACTAGCATACAATGATGCTTATGGGTGTATTTTACTGCCTACAGCTTATGCTTGGCACGAACACCCCTTTTACAGATCAGAGACAGTGTACGAACACAGATTGAATGATTTGCCAGCAGGTTTTAACGCTGATGTTCCTAATCCCCTTACCTATAGTGGCATGACTTATAAATACAACAAAAGTTATTGTGATGCATATTATGACACCTGGAGTGATGAAAAACAGACATGTGTAAAGAAGTGGTGGGAAACTGTACTGTATGCTGTTGTTGGCGAATCTATCATAAAAACAGTGAAAGCTGGCATTGTCACAGTTGAAAATGGATACAAGTCAGATTATCCCCCTGTAAGTTTCCCACCAATTCCTCCCATAGAGCCAGAATGGACAGTATTGGGCTGGAAGAAAGACATAAATGAAGACTTTATAGTACCACCAATTGACTATGAGATTCCCGCAAATTATATGATACAGCGCGAAGTGTCAGACAAAAACCATAAAAAACTAAGTCAGAATAAATACGAACAGAACATAGAATTCATAAAACAACTGAAAACAAAAAGAAAACAAATTAGTTCAAACCTACGACGAAAGATAGAGAAACACTACGATGTAAAGTTAGACATAGAAGCCATGAGTGAAATCAAGAGAGTTAAGGATATATCATCGAGGGTCAAAACATTCAAAGACATCCCCATCAGGCTCGTCAACAATAAAACTGGCGATGAGGACGATATTGGCACTATACTTTCACAAATTATTGACGGTCTACTAGAATCTGTATTTACGCCTGATTTTTGGATTGACATTGGTATTGGAGTACTTTCTGATGTCATTCTTGACCAGATGAAAGTAGTGTTTAGGAAATTAGCTAATGATATCATACCCAAACTGGCAGCAAATATAATAAAGATATCTGGAAAATTGTTCGCTGAAGTATTTTCAAAAACCATAATATCCACTATAACCACCACCATGTCCAAAATTGTAGTAAAGACAATAAGCAAGGTTATGATACAACTCGCCAAGTTGGCTGCTGAGATTGCCTCTGTTATTGGAATAATTCTAGCCATTATAACTATTTTCGATATTCTTCTATCCCTCTGGGATCCCCTAGGTTTCAACAACAAGTTCGATCAGGAAATTATAAACTCGGTTACCAGTTCATCAGACACAGCCATGCGGAAAAGTTTAGGAGTCTCTGTCCCCGAGATGACCTTCGAGTTGTTTGCCAATATGGTACTGACACCCGAGGAAATTATTGATGAAAGCTTACATTCATTCACCTATATATATGACTACCTAAATTCACTAACAATCAATTCTGAGGGTTCTAGGATAAACAAAGGCGATGAGCTCAATTTCAACGACAACACTGATTTTGACAATTCCGGCCAACCTATCGTCAATACAAAACAGATAACCCCTAAAGAACTTTACGATTACGAAATTAATCATACCCATCGTATGAAATACTTTAAGACTTCAATGGGGATTACGGTGGGGCTAATAACCGTTAGTTGCTTATTCATGGTTCTCGATATGTGGTTAGTATCTATTTTGTTCTTTTTCATTACTCTGATCACTTTAATGTTTTCTTACTTTAATTGTGATTTTATCAATGTCGGTAAATATGTGAATGATACCCTTGATATGAAGTCAATTTTATAACTTTTATACATAAGTTGTATAGGCTTAATAATTTTTCCTTCGATGCGCTCATTCAGCCTTATAGCATTTTAAATTTCTATTCATGTTGGTGGTGCACCTTACGGGACTTCCTGCTGCCACAATTGACAGCGGGGACATAGTAGTTCCCTAAAGCTCTCTAAGTAATATATTACACGACAGGGTGTGGAGCATCATCATGGTTTAGCAGCGCTTTATCTTTTTACCCCTGCGGGTCCCTCGTCTGCAGACAATAAGCCCATTTTGCGGTCTCTTTTTAAATTTTTCATAATTTCGACCATGATTCAGCACTTTTTTGGAAATAATTACCCAAAGTCCCCCACCAGATTCTGATCTCTGGATTATTCTACTACTATTTTGATAACTGGACTTGGTAAATATTAATTTGAAAAGTATAACTCTCCCACTCTAAGTTATAACTTCCTATAATACTATTACTAATGTCATTGAAAAAATAAACCAACACCTCGCTTAATTACCAACTCACTATCCTATATATATAAATATATACTATATATATAAATATATACTCTTTCGTACCATACCCGTAGGTACCTACTGAAGAAAGGCAATAACTAATTATATACCCTATGTAAATTGATCCTCACAACCCACGAAAGGCAGAAACTCACCAACTACAAAGTTACGCCAACTATTACCCATCAACAAATTTAATTTATACAATATTGACAAAGGCACAAGTAAAGGCAATTAGAGTCTATTTCTACTAGCCAGCCACTATGGGAATTACTGAAGATGACATAACACAAAGTATAAAAGCAATACAAAATAAACTAAGTGAGATACAAGTCAATAATGCCCAAGCCACAACTCACATTGGATTATTAATGGATACCACAGGTTCCATGGCTAGCAGCATAACAGCCGTACTCCAACAAACTGCTGACTTATTGACATTTAGTAAAGTTCTAAATTTTGAGATTACCATAGTCGAATACAAAGATGCCGATACCGTACCCCCTATCATTATTCACAATACTGACTTTGAAAAAAACATATCCCACATGTCAGCATACGGAGGTGGGATTCATGGAGAAGAGTTTGGGCAAATTGCTGTTCACCTTCTCCATAACATCCATATGAAAAAGTTCAAGCACAACTATGCTAAAATCCCCTTAATCATGATAAATATTTCTGATGAGAAAATTAGGCCAATTCAGTCCACCAGAAACTGCAAATGCAAATACTGTGATCAGTGTATTCAAGATTTATGGGCTCATTCTCTAGGCTACAATACAGAGTACACAACTCTACTGGAGGAAAACAAATACTGCTGCATGTTAAATCTCCAAATAACCACTCGCCGGGACACTAGAGATAAAATCTTAATGCATACAAAATTACCATACCTCTTGACAGAATTAGTAATGCCCTGCAACATTATAAATGCTACTTTACAATTCTTCTGGTTTGTGTGTATGTTCCGCTTAAATTCTGATGCTCGTAAAAACTACAAGAGGTTCGAGAAAGAACTCGTGCACACATCGACATATGTTGACTACCTAGATCAGTTTTATATTTTTAAAAAGACAAAAATAGATTCATTCAGAACCTACAAAATCAGTTACGCAGATAATAACATTGATGACTGCATAACCAACTGCACAGAATTCAGAACCCTATTACTGAAATTGTTCTCTTCAGATACTACATCAGAAATACTGTTTCCCTTTTTGAAAGTATTTTATCCCTATGTCAAGAATCACCCCTTGACTAAAACCCAGGCTCAACTATACTTTGGACGACCAAACTCAGCCATAAAGAAGATTAAAAATGAGTATTTCAATATTTCATGCACTCCTACGCACTTATGTTTGGATTGTCTAGAAGTTGAAGCGGAACTGCCCATTGATCATATGTGGTACTACTACACACCAAATCCCATAACTATCGAATCTTTCGAAATGCTAATTTCAGAAGATGAATTCATCAGACTTGAACGGGCTCTGAGTACAGTTCAATACATTAACAGGAAACCAAAAAATGTCAAAGGGAATCAAATTCGAAAAGCCATCAACGAGGATGGTAATTTAGACCCACTTAAAGCTGTCGAGTTGATTAGTCATAAGAGAATTACACCCCAATCTCGACAGCACCAATTAGTGTGCCTGCTAGTCCAAAAAATACACAATGTACAAATACCGATAGATTTCGAGAAACTACTATTCACTGAGGGCACCACACTACATCCACTTATCGGAAACTGGTATTACTGCAACTTTCTCCAGCAGTTTCCTAATATGCCAGATCAATACAAAACCATATTATCCAATATGATGGACATGATCCAAAAGAAGTGGAAGTTCTGTTTCAATACAACAATTTCATACAATATTGAAAATTACTACTACGCATTAGCCAGCACCAATGGATTCCTCTATTGCCAACACTGCAGCGATGTGCATGCTAGTGGTTACTACAACAAAGGTTTGGCCGTACAGCAGCAGGTATCCAATTACCAAGAATACCAGAATTACAAAAGTTATTGTAGTCGTATGCATTGCCCCTATGCCCTATACGGTACGAAGAAAGACATGGACAATACGTATCGTAGATTTTTCTGTTGCAGTATCTGTTCAAAACTGTACTATGTCGAACGACTAAACAGAAAAGTTATCAATGGTGAGATGGAACCCAAGTGTCCAGACTGTGTGAATGAGGACACTTATTATTGCACAAAACATAATCACATTTTCTGGGGCAACTATATTTCTTGCCCACTATGCGACAACGATCATCAGAAAGTTATACTAACCAATAACCGGCTAAATACCAAAATCAAATTTGGGGACTTGCTTAACTCTGAACAACGTAAATCACTAATCGATATTAACTATAATGGCACCGTAAAGTCATCTGATGATGCAATTGCTAGCCCATACAAGATGTACAAAAAGCTACAGATTAACATGACCATCGCTAATTCAGATATTTTCTGGGTACAACCCCACACTAACATTAAAATTCCCGTTAATTTTGTCGATCAACTAGACAAAATAAGGAATGTGGCCGTTACTACAATTTTCAGAGACTTGACCAACAACGTTGAGACTAGCTGTGCCGTTTGCTATGAAGTAAAGAATTTAAAGAGTGTTTGTAAATGGTGTAACAGTTATATATGTTCAGTCTGCCTGACAAAGTTAATAGACCAGAAAATACTATATCTAACCAATGCTAACTGCAGCATATCTTCATCCAAATGGGCTGTTATGCAATGTATCAAGTGTCGTAACCCTTTTGACTGGAAAAAGTACTATAGATATGGCAAAAATCTAAGTGTAGCAGCTTCTTCTAACATGGCAGTGAAATTGTGTTCAACGTGTAAAGATGTTTTTGTATATATGCCGATAATTCAGAATACCTGCTGCATTATAGCAGACAATGATACCGAGGAACTATTACAGATCCAATGCAGCTCATGTGTCGCCAAGCAGCAACAACAGCCACAGCCGCAAATAACAGGAACTAATAATATAATACCATTGATACGTTTTATTGGTAACTATGAAAATGACATACCCAATATAGCTTCAAAATACAGCCAAGATGATCATTTCTTAGTCAACGATATGCGGTCCACCACTACTAAACCCGTGTCTCTAACTTATCAAAAAATGATGGAATATCTACACAACACTGTAAATGCGTATGAATACCGGAATAAGATACCTACAACACAGACCTGTCCAGTATGTAGTAGGCACATTATCAAATTGGGTGATTGTAACGACATGAGTTGTTTCTGTGGCCAAACGTTCTGCTGGATTTGTAAGAGACTACACTGCAATTCCCATAAAAGTGATTATTCGGGTGACTATGAAACTTGTTTCCAGGTCGTTCACGAAGGCTTGGCACTGGTAAGACTATACCTAAATATAAAAGAAGACGGAGATAGCTCAGACTACGAGTCAGACTATTAATTTAATTTTTAAGTCCATATTCTGCAATTATAATAGTGTATAGTAGTTGGTACTGGGGTATAATAGTTAGATCTTGGATATACGAGAGCAACAAACATGGCTAACATTTCAGTAGATACTGTTACCGAAACCTTTTACCAGCCTCATGGTATATTTTCCAGTCATCTGACTGACTGTCTAAATAAAATTGAACCATACACGGTAAAGGATGTCCCTTTTGTCCCTTATGATGATGATCTTCAAGATTGTCTGTTGGAAGCAAAACTACTGCCAGCAGCTAAAAGTGAGGCCCCTATCAAATTTGCCAAACTCTTTGATAACGAACACGTACAACTAGATGTTGAGAACCATAAGCTCAAAATTCAATGTGCCGAGTCACTAGGATCTTCACTACATACTATCAATACTGGAATTGTGTTTCAAGTTCCCCCTAATCAAACACTGGTAATTTCTATTCCAACAAAAACTAATGCAAAGATGAATCCTGTTCTTATTGACTCTTCGATGGCAATGTCCGTGTTGTTGTTTATTAACACTAATGACTCAGGTCCCCAGGTTGTGGAATGTGATTTGACCTTGTTTGCCAATAATGCCGCAAAGTACAAAATTGAGAATAAGAGTCAAGATATCGAAAAGGGCACCATTAAGAACTTCAGTGGTAATTTACTCAATGTAGCAACTAAAAAGAAAGAGATTGACCCGTATACCAGCTGCATTACCGTTGAGAACAAGGTGAATGAAGATACAAAATCTAAATACAAGTTAGTTGATATATGTGGTGTTGAGTTTGCTCTATGTCCCAACACTGCACTCTTAATTGCAAGTAGGAAACGTAATCACGAAAAGGGGCAGCAGCCACTCGTTGGTGCTATCAATTTGAAAACTGCAAGTGCCCCTACTGTTATTAACTATGCTGGCATCAAGGCTGTTGAAGTATCATATACCGTAGTCCAGGGGTATTATCCCAACATGAAATTTATCAAGAGCGATGCGCCCATCAAGTCATCGAATGGGGGCTACAATGGATGGCTTTGTCTCTATGAGCCTCAGTACGCGGATATAGTTGCCATCTATAAAAATGCTCATAACATTGCTAAATTTATAGATATTGGAAAACAGATACTTACAAGGTTTGATTGGGATAGTGAGGAAAATATCGAGATAATGATAAACACCTGTTCCATTAAAAATATCAAAAAGATGCGACAGACCCCTCCAACAAAATGTACAGATTTTGCAGAGTACTTAAAAACCATTCGGCCAGACAAATCCTGCAGCGTTAGTTTGTTTGCCAAAATGTCACTTTGTATCAGTGATTTAGAGAGGTTGTGCGGAAAGGGACTGACTCCCAAAAAGAGACAGAATACTGAAGTGATGAGTCCAGTTGACGAGTCAAAGAAGTCTAAGATCAACTAGGATACATTCCTTAAACTATGTAATTTTTTCATTGACTATCGCTATCTGATTATAAGTTATGGATAATCTTATCACAGAGTGGGAGGGGCATGGTGATACTGTTCATGATGATGTTACATATATAAGTGATGTTCAATTTGCCGAATACTTTGAATTGGTCAACACTAGTGAATACATCGCAACAATCTTTGAATTACTAGATGGTGAGTATGGAATTAGCAGGGATGTACAGTACGAGGAGAACTTTATCATGCCCAGTAATCCATTATATATTAATTATGACACTAATGAAATGATCCTGTTTGATGATGATTGCCTAATAACTAAATCATTAAACAAACATAAATTAACAATGTTTTGTTCTTCTTTTTTTATAACTACGTCCGAGTATTTGAAAGCCATTTGTATGTTGCTATTCCTAACTCATAGTGAATTAGTGGGATTCAAGTACGTATGTAACAACTTATTTAGTATTGCAGGATATATACTACCCCAATTTATAAACCAAACAAAATATATAGATTGTGAGATTGCGTCGTTGCCATTCTCTTTATCATTCTTTAAGACGTTGAAATACACTTATAATTTAAAAAATTACCATTCGCAAATTGACAATAGAACATATCAAATAGTTCATGCCTAAACGAAAGATAACTCCGCAGTACGCTGACAAAGATGATGCAGCAAAAAAGCCATCCACTACCACTAAAGTATATGATATTAGTAATATCACTGACAAAATTGTCAATGACTCGGGCAACAGCACTGACATAGGTTTGCTATACACCAATGCATTAAATGATAGCAATACTACAGAACAGAAATATACAGTGTATATGGGAAAGGTTAGGTATAATATAATTACGAGATACACCCCACTCGAAATATTTAATACTTATTATAATTCTGTTATTAACGGGGTTTGCGGTTACATTGAGCATGAAAATATCAATATCCACCAACTAAAGGTAGATCCTGTACATATTCTATCGCAGACATTCTTATACTGTTTGTATTATAACAATATCATTATACCTAATAAGATTATCTTACACAAGCATGAGACTAATGTACTACTTGGTGAAAGTATTTACTTTAACAAGTCTTATGAAAAAAATGAGTTGAAGATACATATATCGAAGCCAATTGTTTTGAACTATCTGAACAATGAAGATGTATATGATGTGACATTTAGCAGTAGGATTAACAATGAAACTTGTTCGATAAAGGAGACACTAGAGAGCTTCAGAGAAGGTTTTAACATCACTACGGACATTTATAATACATTGACAAAATTATTTGTATTGGCTGACCATGCAGCTACTCACTATATTGAGGAGTATATTACTGATTCTACGGATTGGATTCATCATATCAATTTTGGAAAATCAATCAATGCATTTACTCTGATAAATACTATATTTAAGATATCTGCAAATATAAGTAATGCGACAAATATACCGAAACTGCAAATTGACAACAAGAAAGGTCCCAATCTGAATGGTATAGTAGAAATTGATAGATTATTCCCTGCAACTAATACTGGGGCTATGTTTATACCCATAGATTCTGTAAATGAAATTCCCTATACACTAAATAGTTATTAATTTTTATATCAACAGAAATCATGGCTGCCAAAGGATCACGCACAGAACTGGTAGAACGCCTCACTGCCAACATGGCGCAACTCAAAGAACTATCAACAATCGTCCAGGGCTTTGACTTTGGAGCATTTGGACACATTCCGGATTCAGCTGTCCTGCCACTGGTAGACATAAAAATAGAACAAAATAGCATTGATGATGACTGTCGTGAATTGCAACTGCTGAAGGATTTAATACTTTCTGATAATGTTAATGTAATTTCTGAATTGTCCAAGTTGAGGCGTGTGGAGTATCACAATAAAGAAGATTTGATCAAGGATTACATGTACAATTCGAATAAGTATTCATCTTTTCGATTGAATAAGAGAATGAATATATCTTATAGGAATGGCTATTATTATGATATCGATGAAGATATGAGCACTATAATAAATTACAGTTGTGAAGTCACACCTGCTATATATGCAAAGTTGAAGATGGTTACATCTACTCAGTTGACAAACCACCACGTGTCCAACTCCATAAATGTACTTGCTTTTGGACAATTGGACCCAGATTTTGTGTCTATATATGTTCCCAATCAGTAATAAAGCTTGTCATTGTCATCCATTATGAAATTTATTACCCTACTATTCTTGTGAGAGGTACTACTAATATAGCTAGATACAATGAGTCATATTATTTCCCAGATAGTGGACATGGCAAATAATGCTTTCCAGAAAATAAGCACAGCCGAGGTGTTCGATACAGTGAATGATACTATCCAGGCAATAGACATGGCAACAAACCACAGATCAGACGTATATATCATTGGAAGTAAGAGTGGTTTATTTCTATCAAATCATAATGATGTAGTACTAAGTTATGGTGAACGCTTCTCTATCAGAATGCTTAATAACACAGCCAAAAGGATGATTGCCTCGATCATTATTGATGAGGAGAAAATAGGAGCTTTTGTTATAGGAAGTAAAGAATGTTTAAATGTTAGTAGACCCATTAACGCAAATGGGAAATTCAAATTTAAACCCAAACACATAAATGGTGGGAAAAAGGTCAGTGTAATAGTCGAATATGAAGATCCTACTATATATAAAGGATTCCCAGCTGTGTTTGGCACGAGTGATCACTATAGATACAACCTTGTGGGAAAGGGGAAACGACTGGATTTGGCAGAATCTAAAATACCCTAGTATGTACTATGAAATTTATTACTTTAATATTTTTGTAATGGGCCTTACTAATGTAGTTAGATACAATGAATTACAACATTTCGCAAATAGTGGATGTGGCATATAATATTTTCAGCACGGTGAATGATACTATCCAGGCAATAGATGTTGCAACAAATCACAGATCAACTGTATATATTGTTGGAAACAAGAGTGGGATATCTCCATCAGATTGTGCTAATACAAATGTATCGTTAATTAATGGTGAATTATTTTCTATTAGAATGCTTAATAAAACAGCCAAAAGGATGATTGCGTCAATTGCTGTCACTATAAATATAAACTTGTAGAGATGCTGGTTTGTTAATGATTAATTGCATGAAATATTGCGCACATAACCTAATATTCTTACAACACATACTATTAATATAGGTATAATGAGTACAGAGTCCACAGTAATAGACATGTCAACCCATACCCACAAATCTGGGGTATATGTTGTTGGGGCCCAGAGTGGACTACTTGATAAAATGTCAATTTATAGTGAACTGGAACTAGAGTATGGTGAATATTTTTCTATTAAGCTGGTCAATAATACTGCTAAAAGAATGGTCGCGTCAATTGTTATTGACAATAAGAGTGCTGGATACCATATCGTAGAACAAGACACCATAGCTACAGTTGTGGGATCCTCAGCTTCAATTGAAAGGTTTCAATTCAGACCAACAATAAACGATACATTAGAGCTTTATGTACTTATCGAATATGAAGATCCTTGGCCCTACAACGGACAAGTTAGATATGTTTCAAAACGTACTAATAATGCTTTTAGTTTTCCAATTCTGACAAGCATATGCGATCAATACAAGTATACAATTATAGCAAATAATCATAACTGAAGGAGTCATAAAATAGATATAAAAATTAATTTTATTTTTTCAATTAATTACAACATATCAAAATAATTAATATTCACAATATGTACATCAGAGAATCAGTCATAATCACAGTACATATATCAGAGAATCAGTCATAATCACAGTACATATATCAGAGAATCAGTCATAATCACAGTACATATATCAGAGAATCAGTCATAATCACAGTACATATATCAGAGAATCAGTCATAGTTACAATTAGTCATATTCACAATATATATTATCCATACACGGCAAACAGTTTGTATAATGGATAGCATGCTCGGCTCCATATGTCATGAGACTGGCATTGGTACACTTTATGTACTTTGGCAGCATTGTGGTGGGCTGGTATTTGACAGTTGTATTGTTTATAACCTGGCTCAATGATCTCTCCTTAAATTTATTTTCACTGAGTTTTGTAAACAAATTGAAACAATTGCAGAGGCAGCAGGATTTAAAGTGAATGTCATTATCAATACATTGATTTCGAGATTCTTCAGTTGGCTGCTCTTGATCCAATTGAATAGACGTTATCAAATTATAGATTCTCGTATCATTTCTCAAGATGAAATGACTCCAAGGGAAGAGATAACTACCAAACATGGCACTCAGTTTGAGAGTTTGGGGAACATATATAAAAATGGGGGCTGTCGGGTACTTGTCAAGTATATCAATTATATTTCCATAGATCCGATTGGCTATGTTGCAGGATAGTTTAATGTTGGCAATGTCTACGAGTTCGAAACAACAGTTTGCTGTTATCTTACAGACGAATATACACATACCACAAATTCCTTTATATTGTTGGTCATTTCCCATATCCTGAGTCAAATAATTGTATTCCATCAGCATAAAATATCTGTCACATTCATCACCCTCTTTGTCAAAAAGGTTTGATGGGATTTTACCAACTCTTGTGTTTATCTGGGCAATCCAACAAGTTTTTCGAAGATCGAATTCTTCCGAATACTCATCACAGATCCACATGGCTGGGTTGTGCTTGCTTATAAAGTCCAGCTGCCTCACTTTGAGTGAGTTTTTTAGACTGGGATTTGTATTGAAGCGTACCCATTTGATAGTAGAGAATGCGACGTGGTTCAGGTAGAATGGAATCAGCAGAGTGCATTTATCACTGATTCGAATATGATCAAGAATCTCTTGCCTGTATTCCTTCTCAAAAGCTGCCTCGTTCCTTACACAGTTAAGAAGACTTTGTGTATATCTACAATCTCCATTGTTGTATTCAGTCATTGAAATGACAGCTTGGTTTATGACATCTGTGATGGTCTTCAATTCGTCATTTAGTTGTCGACGTTCTTCCTCTGTTATATTGATTTCCAGCTGGTCGGTCCCATCTGCTGCTGTAACAACAGCGGCAGCAGCAGTCTCCTGTTCGTCATCCTCAGAATCAGAATCGTCAAGGTTGATCACCAGCTTTTGTCTTTTCTTTGGGGGTTCCATGTTCTGTAAATTGAATAAAATATGCAAATTAGTATAATACAAAGTAGGTAGCTAAAATGATTAGTAACATAATCCAAGCTTTGGAAGATGGGAAATTCATCAAGTATCACAAGCCCATTATCAACTATGGACATATTGATAAGGATGACATCTGGTTTGATATTAACTCACCCAAAATTACCAGATATATGAATGACAACGACCTCAACCTCAAATTTAATTTAGAACAAGATATGCTGACTTTACCAAAGAAGTATTTAGTTGCATACGTTATAGCTTCATCGTTACAGGTCTTTGACAATAAATATAATAGAAAGTTGTTATACGACTCTCGTTATGGGCTGGATGATGATAGCCGATTCATTATTAGTGTTATCAATCAGATGCTGCACAAGTATTATGCAGACAATTATTACTTTGTGCTCAATATAAACTCCAAGATACATACACTAGCTTGGAATGATTTTATAATTCCCGAGTTGGCCAACCATCTGTATCCTAGTGTTTATGAGAGCAAGGCAGAACTAAGAGACAGTGATCACTACATGCATAACGAGATCTACCCCATCATAAAGAAGTTGTTCTATAAGGATCAAAAATTCATCGAGGGTCTAACCTCAAAGCAGGCGTGTGATAACTTTTTGTATGCGACTAAGAATGCAGCAGTTTGTGTGAACGGAACAGCTTGTGTGGGGAAAACTTCTCTGCTTTTGGAGATACAGGAAGAGATCAAAAAAACTCATGATCCGCTATGCCGAATTATGAAACTTGGCACATATGGTACATACAAGGGCAAGGACCAAAGTCAGACATTAGCCCTAACTTATCAGAGCATTGGCATGAGCCTAGTAATGAATGAGCCAGCAAGTTTAATGGATCGTGATCCTTTCAACAATCTCATATGGCGTATTATTCTACAGTTAATGGGCACCTATGAGACAGATGAATCATTTATAGTGGCTGCAACTAATCTTGTGGTCAGTACTCTCTCCAGAAATCTAATGGCAACCATTAGTCAGTTCCCTATTATATTTTTGGTTGATTTTGATGAGACGGCAAACAGGGAACGAATGTTCAATAGGGCTACTGGAGGGGATAGAAAGAGGTGCTACATTAAAAATTATGTTATGGCTCAGAATATTATCTATGGTTTGTGCGCCTACTTGGCCAATTGCCCAGTTTTCCAAACTGCTATGAACACAACAAGAACGCCAGATAACAGAAAAGCCATAAAGAATTTGATAATATCAAAAATACTGGCAAATGGCAAAAACAACAACAAGCTAAACAATAGGTTAAATATAAATGTAAGATTCAAGTCTGATTACGAAGAAAACTTTAGCGCTTCAGATAAAATTAAAATTATGAAATAGTATATTACTCTACTTGACTGACCTCTTATATAGTAGTAAGATGATAATTATGTCAAAGTTTGTTAACTTCCTCGTTGGCTTTGCCTCCATTATAGTTATTTTCAATTTCTTGCCCACTGTATATTATGTGCCACTAATTATGGTGGCCATATTTCTGTACCTGCTGTCTGGACTCCATTACATTGGTCTCCCAAATATCAGTTTGTTTGAGGCCGATACCAAGCCCAAAAAGAAAAGTGAATACAGCAGTGATGAAGAAAGTGAGGAGGAGGGAGAAGAAGAGAGTGCTGGTTCGAGTATTGAGGTTGAGGACGATGATGAGGAAGACGAGAGGGAAGATGACACATCAGAATAAGGCAGTGTGGTAGCAGCATTAGTTAATATTGTTTAATTTCGTTGAATCTTTATATTTTATATTTATTATTATAGTTTGTTTACTAAGAGACCATGGATATTTCAACTAAATACGTAGTGCATAAAATATGCAAAAATCAATATGCTTTAAAGTACTTATCTGCAGATGATATCCAATACATCAAAACTAAGTACACCAAATACTTCCCCAAGACGATTGAATCGTCTCAACAGATATATAGACATATCTTTCACCTAGTTGATGACATGATCAAATCTAAAGCATTGTTTTTCGAGTCTGTTTATGAGCAATTTACCAATATCATTACATCAAAAGTCTGTAGACTGGTTGATACAATCATTGAGAAAAGAAGAAGGACTTTGGAAAACAGAAAAGTGGTAATTAAAAATTAATTTTTAAATTTAAGCTGCAAACATTGCTTTTCTGTCAGATTGTCCTGTTGATTTGATCGAAAACTTATTACTTAGTTCCTCTAGCGGTTTACTAATATTGTAATTTTTATACTGTAAGACATAGGTAACTAATGACAATAGTAAACACAAAACAAAAATAAATTTAGAGAATGCAGAAATGGGAAGTGTCAGTATCCCAATAATTGCAATAATCATGGGAAGTATAATTATAGTTGGGTATAGGAAATCAGAGTTATTGCCTGCTATAATAGTTTTAGCTTTGGCTTTTTGCATTTCGCTTGTTTCGGCTTCTTCTTTTCTTATTGCCTCTGGTGTAGTGCCTTTGCTAATGTTCATAGATTGGTTTAACATTTCATTAAAATTAGACATTATCTATATAATCTAAAATTGATTGAGCTACTAGAAAATCATAAACACTTGGAAATAGATCGCAAGCCAATATATTTATATTATTAAAGATTTTAAACATTGTATATTTAATATTAATGTCCTCACAAACTAAGATTATTGGGTTCTGCAACAGCGTTGAAATATTAGATTTGAAAATATTGTTTACATACCTCGTAAAGTGATATAGTTCCACTTGTGGTGTGTCGTAGTTGAATAATAGTGTATTGGTTTGGTCGGGCTTTATATAGTCGATATCGGGCTTATCGTGTGCCCACGCATTCAGTGCTATCAGTTGTGCAAGCTCTTTGTCCCCGCCCCCCGTTATCATATGCTGATAAGCAATGGCTTTATCAACCTGTACCGTGCCATCTGCAGTTAGTACGCAACAGCCACTCTTCTCCACCACTGATCGCTCTACCTTTTTGTGCAAGTGCTGTTTAGAGGTATTTAGTATTTCATTTATATTATTACATTTGAATCTCATATACGAAAATGCTAACACTCTGAACAATGATAAAAAATTAACATGCGTAAATTTGTCAGTGTCGAAATTCCTAGATTCTTTATGTATGTAACATTTTGCATTTTTTATATATATAGGTATGGAATATTCCGATTTCTGCGTCTTTAAAATATAGTAGTGTGATCTTAAAACATTAGTATCGTCTGTATATTTGTTCATAATGAATGTCACTATATCGCTACATTATGACACAGATACCGTGTATGATTTAATTATAATAGAAAGTTCGATATACACAAAAAGACCAAACTATTTTAATATTATATATGATAATTGGGGATTTTTATGTAAATCACTGAAATTAAAAGATTACGAAACCTTAAAAATACAAATAAAAGCCGTAGCTGACTATATGTTTGTATGGCATAAGTGTATTGAAATTTGTGAGATGATAAATGTAAACAATATACATATATGTATCAACTAAATGGTATTATTTTTTATCATGTCTTTGTTGACTTCGTCTAATAAAGTCCACATTCGATTACTAAAATACTCAGAATATTTTGGAACATGGATAAAATAGTCATAGTCCTTATTGTAATTTAACTGTTGATCATCTATCAACAGAGTTTTATCAAGCTCGTGAACATTATACGTCAAATTTAAGTGTTTTAGTATAGCACCTATACCCTTGTTATGTAGTTGGAAGGTACTCTTCCTAGCGAGTTTGTCCGTAAAGTAATTTTTATATGGTTTCATTGTATTGGAGAAAGTATAATTAACGTGACTTTGACAGCCATGAGACCACAGTATTACGATATTGAATAAACTACGTATAGTTTCCAAATATTTGTGGAGATCTTTGATTATAATTTCCCCATCTTTATTGATTAATGTATCGTCTAAATCCAGTATCGCAACTGATTTTCTGTATTCGAATGGGTTCTTATTTTTGAAGAAAATGTTAATTCTAAATTTCAACATAGTCTCAAAATTCTGGTAATCAACCGTATCATCCAGTAATAACGACATGTAATCCACATGGACATTGTAGACAGACATGTTATCTTCTTGGTCATTATTTTTCAATGTTAGCAGTAGGCTGTAGTTTTTTATATTATTATAGATATGGTGTATATTGTATATACCTGGAGGGTCTTCTGTTCTATTGTTAGTTACCGTTTGGAATAATTTGAAATTAGATCCAACTATATAAATATGAGTAAAATAGTTTTTACAAATGTTTAGTAATTTATGAAATAGTTCCAAGTATTTGATTGGGTTCGTTATTTCCTGTATGTTATTTATAAATAAACTTTTATCCATAGCTACTATGGCCAACAAACGCAAAAAGATGACGGCACCTAGTGCTACAGCAGCCAAAAAAGCAAAGATAGACCAAGTGGCAGCAACAGCAGACTTTATACCTATAGATGCTCACCATGAATCAAATCCAATAAACTTCAAGATTGACCTAAACTCTATTCAAGAACCAGTTTTCCCAAGTTTAATCTACTGTTTACAGCCCATCACAACTACGAATACCCTGACCCTAACAGTTGAAGACATGTTCAAGTTTACCTCTGTGGGATTTCAGTTTTACATATGCCAGCAACATGCACTAAATAGTGAACCCCACAACAACTGTTCATATTGTGTGTTGTTTACCAAGTATACAAAAACATTCATCCTCAAGACAAAATACCACTACTTTACTCTGCCTCCGCCCAGTTGGTATTCGCCCAAAGTTTTGAACTTTCTAAAGACTTTCTGCATGAGCAGTTGTAAATATGTGCAATCGAGTGTGTTTAGCGAGGTTGAGAAGCTAAAAGAACTTACTAGCTATTCATTGTTTATCAGTATGGACTTTATCGAAGGCAGTTTAACTTCTCTGTCTACTGGCAAAACCTCATATATTAGGAATAATGTACTGGCTTCGCATACATGTGGAGCAAGAGCCACATTAACTATTGACTCCACCTTGTCACCCCAGTATGCTGTATTTCCTCAACATATATTTGATCAGCTTGATTTAGCATCCCCCTTGGTTATACTCAACAGAGCACCTAGTTTGAAAAATACCTGTATCTATGCTGTTGAGTTGTTGAGGAGTGAAGATTGTAATGATCACACAATAAGGCTGAATTCTTACACCACAGAAGGCTTGCATGCTGATCAGGATGGTGATGAATTGACAGTTTACTACATAAAACATACAGGGGCCAACAAACCCAGTCATGATGTGAATATGGCAATTGCTGAGTTGAAGAGGTTTTCATGGAAAGGGGGTATTCGACATGACTTTGCTTATAAGCCTAGATATGAATTTACACAGTATTTAAAGTACATTTTATATAGGTATGATAAATACTTTTGTAAAAATAACAAACTATGGGCCTCTATACAGGGTAGCGTGTCAGAGAAATGCAACAAACTCATGAATCTTGGATGTTCTATATATCCCAAAGAAGTTGATGTTTTTATTGAACAGCTATCCATTTTTGTCAAGAATTTAGATCCCCAATTAGTATCTCTAACAGACTTATTAAATGGAACTGGGGCAATTAGGGATGTCATAGACTCCGGAGCAAAGGGAGAGAAAATCCATATTGAGACTTATCTTAAAAACCTGTACACAATAGATCCACGTCGGGAAGCTACTCTAATCAAGAACTTTAATGGGTATATTGAAAGTGGATCTAAAATGAGTATAAGTGGTGCTTATCAATTCATATTTTTAGAAGCTGTGAACCCTCTCACTTTCCTCAAAGGTTGTGTGTATTACAACGATAAAATCCTATTGCATAATTTGATTAATTCAACAACATTTGCTTCCTACTGTTTTAACCCCATTGCTTGTGAGCATATCTTTAAATATATAGCTTCGACGTGTGATAAATTAGTGACAGAAGAAGAGGTTGATGATTATTTGGAAGCTATCGAATTGGAGTAATGGGCAAGCAAGTCAGATTCGAATTGCCACCAGTGGTATACGAAGTACCAAAATCAAATGAAGATAGAATATGTATATATAGATTAAATAAGATAAGATTCACTTGCAGAATATTAGCATTTGATAAAATATTCAAGGAAGTTGTGCGATATGCACACATCCAAAATGATGAAAATACTGATGGTGACGACAATGACTTTATTGTCTTTAGTGACAGCTAGGCCACCAAGCAGTAACTGTACCAACCCAGACAGCACCCTAGTGTATGACAATATATCAAGTACCCATAATACTACTACAGGTGGTGATACCAATATCCATGATACTACCCTAAACTATGATAATGTGCCCAATAGTGCTAATTCAATTACTACTCCGACTAAGAGAGTCCTATATGATTATCGGACCATAGTGCCCAAGGGTTATTATGTGGTCGGTGCCCTTCTTTTAATTTCTTTAATGGCTATGTTTACTTGTTTTTGGATCCATATTGTATTGAGGTTTGTGTATATTATTAGAACATTATAAAAAAATTAATCAACCAAAGCTGCTTTTACAATTTTGTTAATGGTTGGGCCAATATATGTCTTGTTATTGTAGTATTTCTGAGTTGTTTCTGTTTTTGTATGCCTATTAAAGGCCTGTGCTAATTCGATATTGCAGTGTTCTAGAATTAATGTTGTATTTACTTTTCTAATAGATTGTATGCCAAATTTCACGTGTTTATCTGACACTTTAATGTAATTTTTTATATACTTATTGATAGTACTTGTTGCTATCGTAACCAGATACCTGTCGTCGTCACCATCATTACTTGATGGCAATGAATCCAATAAAGATTGCAACAACCATTTGTGAGCTAATACTACCAGACCCTTGTACTTTTTTTTCATTTTAATGTTTATTACTCTGCCATTGATAATATCAATAATGTGCCTTCTTTTCAGTTGTTTAATTTCGGCAATCCTCAGATTTGTTGCCACAGTTATGATGACAGCAATTGCCACATCTTTCTGGATATCATAGAATTGATGATTGAAAAAACCAACGACAAAATGTTCAATCATATTCATAATTTTATCAGACATTTCGCTATTATACAAGTTATTGCTTATGCTACCTTTCACCCAAAATGTGTTCTTTACTCTTTTCATTTCATCAAAGTCCCAATCTGGTCGTTCCTTGGCCATAGTATAAAACAAACATTTAATACTGCCATAACATAGAGGTGTCCCTCTTTTTGTTTTGTATTGTCTTAGTATGTCACCAAATTCAGCTATGGAAATAGTCTTAAATCTGCTTACATCATCATTAAAAACTGAATGCTTTATGTATTTTACAGTATTGACATGATTCTTTGAAAAATCTGAGGTATTGATAAAGCAAATATCCATCTAAATTATTTAAAAATTAATTTATTCTGTTTTCTGTATAACATCTTTTATCCTAGAAAAGAAATTAGCTGTTGTGCATAATGTTTCTAGCTCTTGTTCTCGTTTCGTATTATTATTTCTTAAATATAGTTCTGTCGTGCTGGACCGTACATGCCCTAAGAGAGCTTGAGCGATTTCTATCTTTTTAGTATCTTCATATAAAATAGTCGCTAAATAGTAACGAACACTATGTAGCCCAAACCCTAGAGGTGGTTGCTCCCCATTTGCTAATGTGTAGTAAATCCTTATTTGCGAATGAAGGGCTTGGGAAGTGAACGGAAATAACTTATCATCTATAAATTTATTTCTGTATAGGTTATATTTTAATGTATTATGAGCAATCGTATCTTTTATTATATTTGAAAATTCATCATAGTAAATAACTTCCCAATCTTTATTGTTTTTTCGTTTTAGAGGGATTATTGGCTTCTTCTCCATTAACATATGTAAATGAGACATTTTAAGATTGCATACTTCATTGATTCTTAAACCAGAGTATGCTGATATCAGTATTGGCCACTTATATGTATCATTTTCAACGTTATCCATTACAAATTTTATAAAATTATGTATCGCATTAATATCGTAACCTCTATTTTGTATATTTCTAGAATAATTATCATCAAATACTACAGCATTTGGCACAATAGTTGTGCCTTGGAAAATAAACGGCTTTAGTTGGTTAAAATATTTTACAACACTTGAACTTTTTAACTTCCTTACATACAACGCTCTTATAAATATTTTAGCTCGTTCATTGACGTCAGATATATCAGTTAGGTTATTTTTATGTATTATACGTTCAATTGTCTTTGGTATGTGTATTTGTGTAGGTTTATGTTTTAGTATTTTTTTTGAAGATTCATAATCTTCAATATCTAGCATGTCACTACTCATCATGGATATAGGGATAAGTTAAAACCATGCAAATTATAAGTCATATCAATACTATCGAGACATTGGGTACTCGGGATATTAGCCTTTATAATATTAAATAATTTAAATTGTTTATAATTCGACAAGTAACTGGAAATAATGTTATATGTTTCTGTAGTTATTCGCATATCTGCCCCGAGAAGCTTTTGCATTAAAATATCAGTATTTTGAGAAATGTTATATCCTGGATTCAATGACCAGGTTCTATTTGTAATATTGACGACATTAATAGTATCTAAATTCAAGACGACACGTTTCACAATTTCATTATCATCAATAATAATGTTTCTGTATTGGTTTTCAAATAACAGTTCAGTAGAATTTGATATTGTTGTATTGGGTGATGACTTCGTATAAATACAAGGAACGTTAGAGTACGCATTATGAGGGTTGACATATACAATTTTCAAGTTATCACTATCTTTAACATTCACATTAGTAAATATAATTACAAATATCTTCTTATTTACAACGTCCACATCATCTACTACAAAATTAAACCTATCAAACTTGGTGCTTTTTAATACCTTATCGGAAAATGCATTCAGAATATCAGTTATGACAGTTTTATTTTGGATTAAACAATCATACAATAAATCGAATGATGACATAATTACACACACTTACTTAAAACTATTATACGTATTAGTAATAAACATTCTTTTTAGGTATGGTTTCGTTGATACTTTATTATATATATTTAATTCTCTATTTAATCGAGAATCTTTTGCAAATGTCAGTAAAATTAGGAAAATAAAAGTGAATACAAACAACAACCAAATCATAGTTCTCACTTGTAACAAATATTAAAGAATTATCATTTTAATTATACATACTATCGTCTAGGTGACCTAGACCTAGACCTAGACCTGGACCTAGACCTACGACGAGGAGATGCAGCCCCTCGTGCTGGTGATCGGGATCTTGATCGGGACCTAGATCGACGACGACGAGGTGCAGAAGTCCTCGACGGCGATCGACTCCTGCTCCTACTCCTACTCCTCTTCCGGCGTGGGGATCTTCGAGGTCTACGTCTAGATGGCATATTCTTACTTTATCATATATGCATAACTTATAATAAATTGTAGCTTATATTTCATTGACAACTATAAGTGGAGGACACATAAAAAACTAATTTGAATATTGTACATAGGAACATTTCACACAGGTACTGATTACAGTAAATATTTCATCTCCACTTCTTGTCTTTTCCTGTTTCTTAACAAATTCATGGTCACAAACAAATATTTTGCTTGAATCGACATAGGGACACGGTTCCAAGTCCTTAGCGATATTGCTGTCTGCAACTTCAGGTATGGAGGTAATCATATTGGTAAAAGCCACAAAGATCATCCCATCACTTTCAATGTAGTTGGGCACATACTGGGAATAGCTATGCACCACGTTCAATTTAGTCATTGCGTAGATTTCGGTTCCTTTCTTTGTTGTGGGTCTAGGACTATTACTTTCATCGTCATCATAGTCGTCATCTTCTTCCTCATCTTCAATTTGGGGCATTTCTTCTTCTTCATTGAAGACGATTGTACTCTCATCGTATTCCATCTACAATCAAAAAAAATTGTTATATTTTATTCATAATAATATTATTAGTCATCGTAAGTACCTCACTGAGAGTCAATATCCTATCAATATTCTCATTCTTTCGGGTTTTGATGTAGCACATTGGCCGATAAAGTATAAATATATTGGCATAATAAGACAGATTTATATACAGAATTATAGCCGTCATCAGCAATATTATCAAAATGGATAATATGGTAAATGAAATCATTAAAAAGACTACTCTTTTAAATATGGATAGCTACGAAATTGAAATAAACAGAAAATTTGTAAGACAACTAGGAATTCACGTTGTATTGAATATGATTTCAGATAATTATGAATTTATATCCTTAGAAGAAATAGTACCGTCAACTCATATATTGTGTTTGGACAGTGTTTTAAAAATTAACATTGAAAACCTTCAAGATTTGATGTGCGACTTGGACAGTTTCATTAGTGGCAAGGACTCGATGCAAAGAATTTACAGTCAACGTAAATAGAACCATGGGTAATTACAATCTAAAATGGACTTTTCAGGGCAGAACTCAACATTTGTCACATTTTCATAATCTTTTGTAAATTCTACCCGAATGACGATCCAACTATACCCAATGCCATTAATTTTTATTTTCTTCTTCATTAGACAGTTATAGTTGGAGTTGGAATGAGTAGTTTCTATCCTGCAGAAATGCCTAAACTCACAGTTATCAAAAAGGGCTAGTTTTAGCATCAATTTATCGATACTGTAACATAGACAGTATAGACTAAATGCCCCTTTTGGGGGTCTTATTATGCACAATTTACCATCAACATAATCTACAGTTTTCTCACTATTCAATATTTTGATTGTTGTATTATATTTTGAAATCAATATATACTTTTGATATTTCAGATCCAATGATATTATTGGTATCTTTTTTTGATACACTGCACGTTTCTTTCTATAAGTGATGCCCTTTACTATATGGTCTATTTGTGTGTTTTTTAGATACTGTAAGTACTCGCTATGAATATCAGAAATATTATCATAATTTCGAACTTTGACGAATATGTTGTCATGGAATACGTATTTTATAAATGTATCAAATAATGCATAACGTCTTTCGTATGCGTCAATGAGCAAATTGATACCGTTCCACATGTATAAATCTAGTAAAATTAATTTGATTTTGTACACAGCTCTATATGTAGAGTCTACTAGGTTGCTCAGATGTTTTAGCAGCTCAGTTTTTGGCATATACTGATTTGTCTCCTTATTATACAGTACCATTACGAATTCGCCCGCATAAGAATTCACTGAATCCTGTCTTAATTCATGGATGCATGGTACTGTAAATGTTATTTTTACGTGATTCGAATTCATTAGTATGACATCGTTATTTGGAGTCTTGCACAAACATATTCTGATTCCTGAGTATTTGGCTTGATAAAAGTATTCATTGCCTACATCTTCAATAGGAGTATCAATTTCGACAGTTATAGGAATTAGACTAGTCATTTTACGGTCAGTATCAACCTGGCAAATTGAAGTCCTATTGAAAAAATTATAGATGTTAATTAATATAAATTCTGCTGTCAAGCTCTTAGCTAATTTGAGCCTGTTGCGAGATGCCTCCAGTTGTAAATATTCTGGCAATATACTATCCAATTCTCGAAGTGTAGGGAGTTGTTTCAATGATAATAACAAGTACAAGTCATAAACATACAAATGTGATATGATATCGGTCAGTTTTATGCATTTTGAGTACCGCTCAAGATTTTTTATAGTCAACTGCTGATTGGGTTTGCGTTGTTGTGTTGTACAATCAAGGCTAGTAACGTTAAATATGTTATTGTATCTATCCAATATCGTATTTGACTCATAGGTAATGGGGTGATTTTCATAATGTTGTAACTCGATACAAGTATTTAGTCTATATTTTTTAAGAGATGTTGCAACCTCTAGTTCAACGTCTCCAATGCAGTTGCGCAAAAACCAAACAACTGGAGTCTTACGAAAGAATTCTAAATTGTTGACACCGACTGTATTTGTGTAAACTTCTTGACACTTACAGTTTTGTTGGTGATTCATCTGATAGTTCATATGAAATCCCTGATACGTATGCCATGATAATCTTATCTTGTGCAAGATAAATAATTTAATAAATAAGATACGGTCGTAAAAGTCGTAATTCGATAGCCACAACAACAACAGTTCTGGAGTTCGTTTAATGTTTGTCTGAATTAAAAATTGATAGATATCTACAAGTTTCATGACTTCTATTGTGATAACAATAATTCAAAATATTTTGTATATTTGTTTGCATATTGCAAATTATAGATACCAACAAACAAAAGGAGTGAATGCTCAACATCTTCAGCTGCAATGGCGCTGTCCATAATTTTTATGTTGGTAAATTTGTATTTGGTAAATACCTTGAGCAGTTGATTAATCTCTTCGATGGATTGCGATTTAGGACAAAATTTTGTGCACATAAATGATTCACTTTTTGGTGTATCATTCATTAGTATATTCGTAGTGACTAGCCAAAAGACAAACTCATTATGTTCGATACAGGCAATTTTGTTGTTGGTATTTTCTATAATGGAGAAGTCTTCTGGTATTATATATACCATATCTCCACCACTAATTGGATAATAGTTGAACAGTGCCACAGTTTCGTCGCGTAAGCATTTCCCACATAAGAATTGCACATCATCACGATCATTTAAATGTATATATGATATTTTTGAATCATAACAAGATATAGTATTATCTCTAACATTATTATAATTATCATATACAAAAAGCTCGTTACTATGGATAGGTATGAATAACGTTATATTCTTATACAAACTAATGGCCTGTTTCGCAGAATCAACAATTTCAAAAGTATTTATAGTTACTGGGTTTTCACCCCTAACGACACTCTCAATATCTTTTTGTATAAAAGTCTCTACAGTATCAATTAATGAGTCTGATAATTTATCTTCAGTTTTAATATACACATAACAAGGTACAATAGATGATGATACATAAGAGAAATCAGCAGGATATTTAATCATTTGGTATACAGATACATTTGTTGGTAATATATAAACATTAAAAGTAATTAAGTTTTCTGTTTCTGGAAGTACTAAATTCTTTTTGTATATTGTTGGTATAGTAACTGCATTATATATACTTTTATACACGTACATTATACAACTAATAACAATGTTAACAATTATAAAATTAAATTGTATTGTTTGTAGTTACTATTGTTTTTTTTATATGGAGATTGATCGGGCTCATCAATATATTCTATATGTGCACGTTTTGAATTCTGACAAGCTGTCGCCATATCTTCTCGAATCTCCTTATATGCATTCTTCAAGTTTGAACAGAACTCATCCATCTGCAATGGTCGGTTACGTTCGTGTTCAATCCCTTCTGGAGATAGTCGTGAGCATACAAATACCTCAGAGTTGTTACAATCAAACAGAGGCTCAATTACACGTTGTTGGAGCTGGCTCATATACTTGTTTAGGATATTTGATATGGCAGTCATGGTGTCGTTATGTGATCTATATCTATTTATATCAATGATACAAATATCTTTCCTAAATTTCTTAGCAAAGTACGCATAAGCAAAATTCTGAACAGCAATATAATGTTCCCACCCACAGCGTTCACTATCTGAGCCTGTGTTCCTGTTTGCCATTCGTTCCCGTACATTTGCTTCACAACTGTCCACTAGGAAAATTGGAATTGTACTGTTGACTAATTCTTGCAATACTAAATTGGATGTATTGGATAGGATTTGTTTCCAACAGTTTAGGGTATAGTCAGAATATACCATATCACTAGGAACTAGGTTTCTGCAATACGTGTACGAGTTTCTATGAACCTTTTCATTATTGTCACCAACTAGACATTTCCAGATGAGAGACCATTGAAAATTATTCCAAGGTACTCGATCAGACAACAGTAAAGTATCACTATCATGCTGATTTTCATAGAATTGACTTAATGCTTTCAAACTGGCATAATAGTACCCAATTCCACCAGCTGGACTAGTATTCATACCGACAGACGACATGTGTTTACTAGGTTTGATACTCTTGTGTTCGCTGCATAATGTACTCTTACCGGTACAGCAAGTGCCGTCTACTGATATGATAGGTATTTTTGACATGTTATTTGATATGTTTCCAAAGAAGGCTTCATTTGATTTTATGATATCATCTTCAATTTTCTCTATCGTGTTAATCGGTTTGGTTGATTTACTATCAAATTCCTCAAGTCCCATACATGCCCAGTACATAGAGTTCTGGTCTGTTTCCAGTTCTTCTTTACTGTTAAAGTCTTTGAAATCGTCTTGATTGAACTCACTATAAAACCGTAGTTCCGACATTATTACTATGTGACAATGACTTTAGTGATACACAAAATATAATTCTAATAGCTTATTTATTCCGAATCATCATCACTGTTCTCAAATACCGTACCACTGTGGCCATTAAAGTAATTATGTTCAGCTTCTTCGTCTTCAATTTTCAGCATATCGTGTGGCTTTAGGTACTTTCCTAGGTATTTGTTTGGTTGTTTGGAGATAATATCGTGACAAAACATAACTTCATTTGGCCTTAGCTTTGACGGCCTATTTATTATGTTTATGTGTTTGTAGTCAGCGTCCCCTGTTTTGATAAATTGATGGTAGTGGTATGCTGCATGATCAGCATAAGTATAGTACAACAGGATTCTGTTACTAAATGTCATGTTCAGTAATTTTATGTACGATGGATCTTCTACAGTACCATTGGATATGGGGAATACTGATGGCATTTTGAATGCGCATAGGGCAGAATTCTGGATTGTCGTATAGCTTTTTGTGTTAAATATATATTTCAAGAACGGCAGTGAAATCGAGTGTATTATAGTGGGCTTATTTTCACTCCTAGCTATGTGCACGTCAACGTGAAGTGTCACTGGTTCGATATTCTTAGTATTGTGTCGTATAAGGGAAATGCCAGCCAGGCCACAAATCTGTATATACAAGTTAATAAATAACTTAACGTACAGATCACTCCACTCGTTCATATTCAAATTTAGTTGTTCAAACTCATCTTGATGCAGTGATTTCTTAATTCTGTCTATCACCAAACTCTCAAAGGTATCAAACACAGTACTGCAACTCATAATATACTGATTATAAAATTATTATAAAGCTCCACTTGTATTGGCTCCTTACTAGGCTCTATCACAAAAGTAACCAAGTTCTTTTTTTTCACAATTTTATTATTTACAATAAAATTGTTATCAACATACTCTCTCATAAGTTTTAAGAGTTTTCTATGGCCAATGCTTTTAGAGATACCAACAGTTAACCCACCTTTAGTGATGAATTTTGTCTTGTCTTTGTCACACTCTACGATGTAGTCCAGAACGTTGCCAGACGTAGAATGCGTAATGGCCTCAAAGAACGGGTCTTTAAAGGTCTGGCTATACTGATAAAGGATATCTTTCACAATCTTATCAGTGGGCGGAGCCTTGTATAGATGATAGAAGAGTTCGGTAATATCAGTTGCACTAAAGTCTGTATTCAGTTGGAGTATACACTTCTTATCGACAACACCACCACACTTGGTCATATATTCAAGAATTGTCATAATCATTTCATACTTTCTGTGTGAAAAATTTAAAGGTAGGTTATTTGGAGTTATGTGTTTCCGTAGTATTGTATTTGATATTGTAACAGGGATGTAGTAGGGGCCAATGTTACGACTTAGATACAATTTTACGCAGTACTGTCTTTCACTAACATCTAGCGTAGCCAAGTGCTTGATTAACATAGCCGTGCAAGTTGTGTCTGACATAACTATATTTCCCACATTAACTATTTTTTTCAAGTACTTTATTAAATTAATATTTTTAACTAATAAAAAGGACTAGTTATTTTGTTTGTAAGTTTGCTGCCTTTAATAATACTAAATTTTTTGTATGGAACTCAAAATGAATATATAATTCTTGTTTATACTCTTTATTGTTATGCAAAATACATTGTTTATCATACACATTTTCAAAAATACATGGTAATTTATGCATGTCCATCCAACTTTTACAGAAATCAAACGAAGGAAGACTTGCCATATTATCGATAATCGTATTCATATCAGCAGCCGATATTGCGCAGCATGACTCCACATTGTCATTAACGGACTTGAGGGTGAGTAAAAATAATTTATATATTATGTTATATTTCGTTTGTGGCAATTTCATAGCATCATAAAAGTCATCCATCATTTTGTATTTATACGTATTGACCAATAGTCTGATATACTGATCAACCATAAGTTGTTTTATTTTTTGGACTTCGGGGTCATATGAACACGAAAGTACATCAACAATTGAAAATTTGTGTTCTTTGATTTCCTCAAATTCAATATACGAATCAAGTGGGTCAATTAGAATATTAACCAGCGGTTGGGCATCTGCGATACAATTTGAAGTGCAGTCCAATCTACTGTTCAGACTCTTTAAGATATCATCAAAATTGCCAATATTATCCCTTGCTGAGACTCTGTCAATCGTTTTGTCTTCTGCTTCTAAGACAACAGAATTTGTACGATTCTTGATATAATAGTCCAAAAAAGATTCTGCTCCCGTAACATCCACAAGATTTTTCACAAATAAAGAAGACTCCATTTATTTTCAGATTATGGAGCAATCACTTGAAGTCTCAAAAGCCACAAAGTTGTGCCGACTCTTACTTGCAAGTGTTGCTGAAGATGTGGAGTTGAAAAGTGAACTTGCAAAACAGTTTGAATTGAAGAAAATCCACTTACTTACTACAGCAGAGGTCATTAATAATGTGCTACATAAAAATAACAGCAACTCAACAAGACGGAAAAGAGAGTATGATTCGCCAAATGACTTACAAGATGATTTCTTTATCCTCGAGAACCAAATCGAAGAGGAGTCTAAGACAACGCGAAGGAATGCCCATTACAAATCTACTGTGCTAGTGATGTTTTACTATATAATCCATCTAGCTTACTACGAGAAAGTGCCAAAATATATTGGATATAATCACATTATCCAAAGTGAAAACACCAAAGCTAGACAGTACTTGGAGGCTAGACCACTCTTGATGGAAAAGTTATTTACCACCAAGAAGCTAGAAAAGTGCCAAAACATACCAAAATATAAAATAAACAAGATCCCAGTTCCTACAAAAGTCAAGAATGACGAAGCATCAGATATTGAGTACAAACCAATCCAGCATTACAATACATTTAAGCAATATACTTATGATTATAATCGAGCATGTGTGATTGATGGAGTTATGATGGACTTTATCAAATTTGGATATGAAAACTTTAATAAAAACTGTAGAAGCTTTATTATTATTAACTTGGTAATAAAGCATAAAGAAAAGGAGAAATACGACCAAGAAAAGAAGAACAAAAAACGGCCACTGAGATTTGTAGAAGACACATATGATGAGGACCTGGCAGCAGATTCCAATTCTGACATAGCCGATGAGCTTACTGTTGATTTCAATGCTGACACAACTGACGTGCTGCAAAAGAGTAATCTCATGAGTAGTGAACTTGTTGAAAAGTACAAAGATATGGCCATTGAAGAGCTAAAAAATGAACTAAAGGAACCCAGTGTGTTGATGAAGTTTTATCAGGCATTTTTGTTCGAATGCGATTGGGAAATGTTATTTAAGTACTTGATATCCTTATTAACTGATGGATTTTGCTATGCCTCAATGTTAAAGTTGTTGATATATTTAGTTTGGAATGTGACAAAAGTAGTTTGTACTGCTAAAGAGAGAGATTGCCAAACTCGAAATTTAGATCTACTATTAAAGCAATATAAATATATGGAGGTTCTATTACAATTACAACAATGGACATACGAACATAAATACTCAATATATGAGTTACCCCACCAAGACTTGGACATAAATACTAAAACTTTTGACATAAAACAATTCAATGAATATGCAAGAAACACTAGACACATGTACTCCCACTTTACTGCTAATCCTGTCACTTTATTTATTGGAGAAAAGGAATTCCCCAAAATACAGACCAACATTAAATACATATATTACATTTTAGATAATCATAATCAAGTTATGTTTGATTTAATCAGAGTTACCAAAACTGACAATAACACAAAAGTAGATTTATCACAAACTTCCTGGCAAGATAGGCTAGATAAGTTATCTGATCTCCTAAAGCAAGTAAACAGAGTAGATGCCATAATAAAAATTACACCAACCAACAAAAGAATAATCCAATATGGGAAATTACCATGCTCTACCATAATGTTTCATTGGATACGGACCTCTGGTCTGGGTTTAGGCACCCTTTTTTATAGTACAAATTACAAAAAGATTAGATGTACCAACATGCCAAACAAAAGATTTAGGCGATTATCTATAAAAGATCTAGAATATCAAACCTTGGAGTGTGTTGATATAGTTCACCCTGAAGAATCTCAAAATATACAACAACGGAACAGCAATGTACAAAATTATCAAGATATTATTTCTCCAGTATTGACAAATATACTAAATGAATTATTTTTAGGTAGGGGTAATTTTAATAATCTGTCGTCGTCATCTTCTCAGAACAGTAGTGGCAGCGGCAACTTAGGGATTAAAGATTCCCCACCCGCTGCTGTATCATCATCAGACTATGACATATCTACTGAGTACCTGGGTAATTTGAAAATATTGAGTAGTGACCTAGAATTTGCACAATACAATGAAGATGACGACATCTAAAAGGCCATTAGAAGAAGCCGCCGCCACTACTCCCGAACCCAAAAAGAACAAAACTGAAGAGATAGTTATGGATAAAGAGGAATGTATTGATAAGTTCAAATCTTTTGTATTGTACCACAAAACTAGCATTGTTAGTCTATCCTACTTAAAAAACTGTAGAATGTTGGCAGATCAATCTCAGACCTCCAATGTAATACAAACTATGTATACTAATATTATTAATGTACCACCCAAAGATCAAGCTGAAGATACTCTTCAAAAAATTAAAATTCCTACAGTTTGTCCATTGAAGATTGAAAGCAATAACAATCTACACAAAGTAGTTAAATCTGTTGTAAAGTTTTAGGGTACATCTTTTATTATTAATGTTGCATACCATTCCATGTATATTGACCAATTTGGTGCACCATAATGTGCAGATTCCTCTTCCTTTAAGTCTATAACGGATATCATGTATTTAATTTTTTGAGATTGAATCACCCCCTGTTTTATTTCATACTTTTGTAGCCCATTTACTACTCTTCTGTAATGAATACTATTATAACCTTCAAAGAATCTCCACTTTTTGAATGTCCACCCAGTAAGGAAACTATGATGCTTAGGCGGACAAGCTGGTGCAGTTTCAAATGCGATTCTTGGATGCTGTTGATATATAGAGGTATAAGCGAGATGACCTGCTGGGTTTCTATCAGTCGGAATGTTATTTGAAAAATCACACTTGTACTGAAAATCATCAACCCAGAGTACTGGAACTTCGATACCAGTACAAACAATGGCTGGATACATATGGATATCCATTTCGCCAAAAGACCCAGGAAATACTAGCTGGTGGCCACCTAAATCTATAAATGCATATTTTTTATCTGTTTTGACATTCATATACTTTAGAATGTCTATGTTTTCTGCTGTTTCCAATACGGCAGTCTTTTGACCATATACATTTTCATACACATAACCATGTAGATAAAGCTTAACTACCCTGACATCAATCACCGCATCTGGACCGGCTTTCCCCTTTAGTATTCTGTATTTGGGATCTCGCCTAATTGGCAGTCCACGACGTTGCGAGTTTAATAGACCGCATTGCCAACCACCATCTTCTGTTCTCACCATCGTGCCATTTCCCACATAGTTGCCCGTAACCAAACAGTATCTACAGGGGTTTTTTATTTGTGAACCGGGAAAGTTCCCGATATCGGAAATATTCCCCACAAACCTGTCCCTATCTACAGTTTCAACACCATGGTAAAAGTTCTCATCCTCATACCCCTTATAGTCTTTCACCATTGGTGCTATACATGTTGGTATATGATTTGACAACTGAGGGACCATGTAATCTTTACAAATACAACTTATTTTTTCCAATGGTTGGTTAATATCATCAATGTCCCCATCACAAATAAATACTTCATTACATGCACCATTCAGATGCGTCTTCCCAATGAATCCTGGATTTTTACAGTCACAATACAGCATCATCTCTCTTGATTTAGGCCCGGCTTGAACCATAACTAATTCACCGTGATATGGGTTACACGCTTGTGAGTGGTTCAATTGTGTCAGACAATAACCATCATTTTCATTAGTATTTTTAGCTATCGTAGTTTCATTACCATCGGCATCAATATATTTTGTATCTTTATCGATGTGCACACATGACGAAATGAGAGATTTACAACCTGCGCAAGAAAAGGGATCATTAATGTCACACGGTCTCAGGTCAGTAGGTGTACATTCGTATGGGTTATCAACTATAATATTGTCTGGAGGTGGATTGAAGTGTATATCATAAGCGAACTCAAATAGATGATTAATAGCTTCTTCATTTTTTGTAAATTCAGTATGTAATTGTGAATTAAATTTAGTCAATGACCTCTTTAAGAATGTAGTCAACACCAAAAAAAGGACAAATAAACAAATAAACACAATTAAAGATTTATCCACCATGTGTGCAACTAATTTCGAGTCCTCTATTTTTTTGAAAAAAAATTACTATATATATATTTATCTGTTTGATTTCATAATTACAATATCTTGCAGGTGTCTCATTACCGAGTGGTCCAAAGTTCTAAACTCTTGTGGTATTTCTATTTTGACATCTTTTTCATATATTCCCGAGAACCATGATTGAAAGATCTTGGCATGTGTAGTGAATATTTCTGTATCACCACCTGGGTTGTAGCAGTTTGACCGAATGTAGTTTAGATCAATACATGGATATCGTAGGAAATTAGCCAGAAAGGAGAAGGCTGCAGTTTGTGCCTGATGATACTCTTTGCATATTGACTTTATCATATCACTGCTTGAATTTGTTACAATACCTCTCCCATTTGCCCGCTTAGCACTATGCTCAAAAGACGAATCAATTATCACTAGCACATTTGTCTTACAATTTCTGAAATACTCCAAAGCAGGCGTAAGATTGTACAATGTCACAAATTCCTCACAAAGCCCAAACATAGATTTGAGATGTTTACCTTCATTTACCATTACATTCATAATATAGTAGACCATCAAGTATGCCATATTGGATATGATACTCCTATCTACAACTATGCCCTTGTACTTTGAGAGTAATAAGTTCAAGTTCATGTATATGATGGCCATTTCGGGATACGTATTGTACACATTATTCCGGCTAACATCATAGAATTGGTTGATCTTGAAAGTATTGAACCCCCTACTCAAACTGGATTTGCCAGTAGCACTGGGCCCTTCAATGAAAATATTGTCAAATTTGCTGGATATGAAATTAAGATAGAATCTATTGAGATATTCCTCAACAGTTTCATTACATCCAACAGCAACATCTTGTGTCCAGTATGTTTCGCCCTGTGATTTTTGAGTCTTCAGTAGTTTTATACTGGGATTTTTGTGCATAAATATTGGATGCTTTACATATTTTGAGTATAGTTTGCCATAACATTCATCTATTTCTTTATCGCATTCATTTGGTTTTTGTTTCTCAGTATAGTTGTTACCGAATTTAGACATTATTAAATTATTAGAATACAAACACTAAAAAATTATAACCCTTTACAATTATTTACAGTATAAATGTACACTCTTGAAAACCTCTCAGTCCAACAAAAAATTAAAATATTACAATTGTCAATATTGATAAAAAAAGAAGTAGAACAAAATAAAAGAAATGCAATTTATGTATCTACGACAGATGACGAATTGGGCCTATTCAATAAGTATCTAAAAATTATAATGCAAAAATTAAGTTAATCTTTGTAATTACCGACCACGCCAATAATCACTAACTACCTCAATTGGATTCTCTAAGCTCTCAATTTCATATTCAACATTTCCAGTGTTGCAGTTGTAGCATACTCTAATATCAGGATTTGACTGTGCTTTTATGTGCTTCTGTACCTGTTCCCAGTCAGCCATATGAGACCAATCATCATCACCATAGATTGCAGTAATGAGCCAATCCATTGGACATTCAATACATTTCTTGGCACTGATCATGTACGAATCAGTATCGTGCCCTACAAAAGAAAGCCTGGCTTTAAGTTCGATAGTCTTAGGTTTTCCTACGACATACCTAATTTTTATTTTCATAGGTTTCTTAACATCTGCAAATTCAGGACCAACTACTCCGTACAAAGCAACGAGGAAGTTCCTAGGGATTTTAATTACATTTCTGCATAGGATTTCTTCATATTCGTCATATTCCACTTTTGTGCTGTCAGTCTTATCAAAGATGGTAAACTCCTCTTCATAAAATCCTCTAGGGACTCTGATTAAATCATTGTTTACTTCGCTTACCATTGTATTATATTCATCAACTGTGAATTCACCATCGAAATAGTTATCGATAAAATTTATACTGTCTACAAACTGACTATGCTTAGTACTCTCTTGTGTCTTTGTTTCCTTTTGCAAAACAAGAATATGGAGAACAGAAAATACATAGAAAATGTCTCGTTTATTATCACATTTATCAAGTAGGGTAAACAGTAGATAATCTACCATTTGCCCATCCAATACAAAGTTTGAATTTTGGGATTTGGCATAATTGATCTCGCCTTGAAGCGCTTCAATTACTGAATTCATCGTGCACACACTAGCTATTTATCAATTTTGAGTGTTAACTTCTTTTCTTTTGTCAATTATGGTTTTTGTCAATCGAGATTATCAATAATTACTGTAATTACTTATGTCAAAAGTAACTTTCATTAGTAACTTTGTCATGTATAGCTTTAATTAATTGGTATTCTTGATATGTCACGTATGCCCATATCAAAAAGAACAGGACTGAAATAATGAATGTTGCCAATTCAAAAAAGCTCATTTCTTTATTATGTGATTATAAGTAAGCTGTAAAAAACATATGATTAGTATTTTTCCTTTATAAATAATTAGAAATTACGAAATTAATTAGTTTGTAAGCTATGCTAAATTTAGTTGAAAACGGATTTGGCGAACAAACCATACTGCGTAATATATTAATTATAGTAGGTGGATTTGTATTACTCCTTCTCCTAATTTGGATAAGTTTTAGATTATCAAAAAAATAAATCATAAAATCATAAATGTATGTATTTTATTAATATTTTGTCATACACGAAGTTGTATAAATAAACAAGAATACTTAGTAGCAGTAATTCGGCGCTACTTATGTATTGTAAAAATAGTATATTCATATTTTTTGTTGCATTGACAGTATTTGCATGTTTACTTTACTTTATTATCAGTGATAAGGCACCATATAATGTACCTATTAGTTTTACATACAAGTCAAAATATTATCAAAAATTCATAACACCAGAAGGCTACGATGAAGAAACTCAAGGAAGATATTGGTCAGGTTGGCATACAAGTGGAGCAGGTATACAAATGATGACCGATCTATTTAACAATTCAGCAGGATACATAAACAAAAATCCCAATGATAAGTCATCAATAAAAGCTATGAAATTGTGGGAAGACTGGATCGGGGCCCTTACAACCAAATTAGAAGATATTGGTGTTCTCAACCCTCATTGGATTTGGTCTGGGATCCCATGGGGTGACGATTGGCAACCATTTTCGATTGATCTGCCGATCAATCTAGGATACTATATCGTCAACAAAGCAGGTATTACACCGTTTAAGCACTTCGCAGCAAAAATTATTCAAAGTTTAATTCCAAATCCAAAACAATCTATGGGATTCGACAGAGACGGAATAACTGTTGCTACAATGCTGTTCCCTTGGATAGTTTCACATATAGCAACAGGTGATCTAGATAAAAATAATGAGGGGTATATATACGCTGTTAATCAATTCAACATAGCACCGGACCAGATAGGGACAAACGAGGTTGGCATGCATATCGATTACGGGTATCGAACATTAGGAACTCCCAGTTACGGGTTTGGTGATATTGATTTAATTTATGAGATCTATACAGATACTGTGCAAATTATTCCAGAACTTGCAGATTTAGAAGTTGAAACCCACATTGACAAAGTTAACTCAATATTGAAACACCCCACCATACCAATGAGTGGCGGTACACTGTATCGTATAAAAGAAGATGTGGAGATGGGATTATATACTGGTGCTACAAAAACACCACAGGTTATTGTACTACCATCTTTAAAATATATTAGATACTTTACTGACGATTGGCAATGGTGTTCCACGGTTGACGGGAGTAGGTATTATGCCAACAATGAGGGGGTGCTAAATATGGGGTCATATAGTTTATTTTGCAGAAAAATGTTTAGACGTGGTGACACTGATACATCACCAAAATTTCCAGTAGCTGGTTTCATATCACCAAAGGGGACCACTGAACTTCCAAAAACCAGTCCTGGCCATACAACATATGAGCGACTTGGGTCATATGTATTTACAGACTACAAACATTATGCAGTATCAAAAGTGGAAGATCTTCGTTGTGATTTCTTTGATTATAACGTAACTATCAGTGAAACTATTGTAATAGATATTCAAGCCAAAAAGGCGGTAATGTGGTATCTTATTGGAGAACCAGATACTATGCAAATATGTTTAGATAATAAAACAAATCATGATGTTGGACCTACTGGAGTATGTAGCATAAATATTGATTTTGAGAAAAATACATATTCTGGGCAAATCCACGACGATATGGATGAACTCCCAACGATAAAGACATTAACCAATAACATGTTTAGCGACGAAGCATTTAGTGATGACCATCCCAAAAGAAGTCAAGTTGTTATTTTCAATGAAAAGTACAAAGATTATCTGATTACGCCTGGGGACCTCCAAGTTATGAGCTATGAAAAATTTACTATTGGTGATCGTAAACAGACATATAAGTTTGACCCCAAAATGAATCAGTTCATGTACATAGGATATGATGTCTAATTTTTCAATATCGAAAAATAAAATATACCATCCGATTTTCTATATGCAAGTTATATAAACAAATAAAGATAAATAAATAATCAGAAAATTAATCAGGATTTACTACTCTAAATAAGTAGTTAGGCAAAAGCAATGGAAGCACTTGTATGTTTTATCGTATTAGTATTAGTATTATTCACATGTGCTCTTTTCTTTCCATTTACGCAATCATCACCACCATCACCTGATCCTGATCCTGATCCAGTTCCTGATCCCGATCCACTTGACTTTATATACAACCAAAATTACTATCAAGAATTCACAGTACCAGAAGGCTATGATGAAGACACCCAGGGTAGAAATTGGTCAAACTGGGATGTAAACAATGATGGAATACAAAAAATGGCTAAGCTATTCAATAACTCAGCAGGCTACATAGCTAACAATCCTAAAGATGAATTATCAATAAAAGCCATACAGCTATGGGAAGACTGGATCAGGGCCATCACAACCAAATTAGAGGATGTTGGTGTCCTCAATTCTCACTGGTTTTGGTCGGAAAGCCCTTGGGGTAGCAAGAATGGTCGGTACACATTTTTGATTGATCTGCCAACCAATTTAGCATATTATATTGTCAACAAATCAACAGGCAGTAGCACTGCAGATACTAAACTTCTTGCAGCAAAAACCATTCAAGGCTTAATTCCAGAGATAGATCCCATTGGATTTCCAGAATTGACTACAATGGGCACTGCTATGTTGCTATTCCCATGGGTCGTTTCACATATAATAACAAAAGATCTAGATAAAACAAGTGAAAGATATTTACATACTGTATCTCACCTAATACCAAACGACAAATTAAAGTCGAACGAGCCTGGTCTGCATATCGATCACGCGTATTCAACCTCAGTCTCGAGTTTTTATGAATTTGACGAAATTGAATCGATATATGTAGATCTTGTACAGATCGTCCCAGAACTTGAAGAACATTTCGACAAAATTAACTTAATCTTGAAACATCCTACTATACCATTGAGTGGCGGTGTATTGTATGGTAGAAAAGATGTAGGGATGGGTTTGTATACTGGTTCGACAAGGACACATCCAATTGCTTTAATGCCGTCTGCGAGATATCTTAGATATTTCACTGACGAATGGCAGTGGTGTTCTAAAGGTGGCCAAGACTCATCAAATTTTATGGGATTCACTTCATCACGTAATATGGGTATATATGGTATACTTTGCAGAAAAATGTTTAGACGTGGTGAAACTGATACATCACCAAAATTTCCAGCATTTGGTTTCATAATGCCAGAAGGTACTACGGGGTTGATAGACATTGGCAATTCCTGTTCCTGTGTTGGATCATATGTGTTTACGGACTATGAAACATATGCAGTGTCAAAAGTGGTAGATTTGGAGATCCCCAAATTCAAAGGGAATAAGATTAGTGAAACTATTGTAATAGACATTCAAACTCAAACAGCAACTATTATTATATCTGGCACTCCCACCGTAGACCCACCAATAAACCTTGATGTATATGTACCCGGAAACACTAAGTTGTATAACGGCCCCAATACGGGAATTGTAGCATCTATTGATTTTAAAAATAATTCATATCCTGAAAAGTATTACATTAGTGATTTTTCAGAATATTCACTGTCTAAACTAACTAACGGATACTTCGATGACACACCTTTTGACACTACCGACGACCTAGCAAAAAAAGGCCAATCTGTCATTAGTAAATACCTCCATCCTTATCTAGTCACACCTGCAGAAGGACAAGTTCTGAACTATGAACCGTTTACTGTTGAAGGGTTCCCTGACAACACATTTCAATTTGACCCCAAAATGAATCAATTCATGTGTCACGGATATACACGCTAATAAGAACTAAAAAATTAATTTAATTTTTTAATTAAATGCTTTATGACATAGGCCAAGCTATACACTTCTGTAGCTTCTGTACACTTATTCAAGCTCTCAAATAATTCTGGTGCAATCCACGGATACTCGTTATTATTATTATCGTATGTCCCAAACATACTAGGTTTTCCACTCTCTGTAGCCAAGCCAAAATCAATTATTACTGGCTTTAGCTTCTCATTTAGGCATATATTAGCTGGTTTCAAATCATTATGAATTATGCCAGCGTCATTGATTCGTTTGACGTTCTGTACAATCTTCAAAATGATTGATATTATCTGTTTTTTGGACATGTTCTCAATTTTTGACCTGTGCAAGCTAGTGCCAGCATATTTTGTTACCATTTGACGGTTCTCAAAACAGACACCAACTAACTTTTGAACACCAGATATCGACTGTATCTTCATCAAACTCAAACATTCAGTTGCCAAATCCCCGTAACCTACACAACCGTCAATCAGAAATGTTTTAATGACATATTTTCGCCCACTCATCCTATCCTTATGCAGAGTACATGATCCATAAGATCCAGAGCCCAAAGTCTTCTTAAATGCCAAATTTGACAGTTCTTTCTCGGTAAAAAAAACAACATTTGCAGCTATCAGCTTCTTTTTCAAGTTGTCAATTATCGTAGTCTTGTCACTAGGAGACTTGTCATCACCATCAGTAGTAACAGTAGTGTTGTCATTATTGTTAGTAGGCTTGTCAGTATTGGAAGCTTCAGTGACCCTTTGCCTCTTGTTGTTATTACTACTGCCGTCATCATCATCGTTATTGCGTTTTCGTTTTCTGTTACGTCTTTCTTTCTTCATCTTCTTTTCAATACTGTCAAAATTCTCCAATATTGCCAGTAGTGATTGTGTAGTGGGCCTAGCTTTTTGTTTTTTAGACCGAGCCAGTCTTTGCCAAGTTATAAGTGGTTCCATTATAGTCAATGTATCTTAATCGTAGCTCTTGACTGTTGCATTTATATCTTATTATCAATGGACTATACTATTACACTATTCCTAGACTATAGTATCTGCTACTAGCCCAGTAATAATATCCAGAGATACAGCCCAGAAAAAGTGCACCGTCATTGTGGCCTCTATAGTCCACTGCTAATCTCTGCCAATTCCTGCCCCATGCGTACCCATACTATAATTGTATTGAAATTATGTTTACCTATCGTAGAATAGAGTCGGTCATCTTTCTTTAAATTTCCTCTCTGCGGTACTGCCCCTTACGGGACTTCCTGCTGCCACAATTGACAGCGGGGACATAGTAGTTCCCTAAAGCTCTCTAAGTAATATATTACACGACAGGGTGTGGAGCAGTATCAAAGTTTGGCTAGTCAAACAGAAATAAGGTTGGGCCGAATACAACTACCTTATTTTGCACTCTGCCGGTCCCTCGTCTGCAGACAATAAGCCCATTTTGCGGTCTCTTTTTAAATTTTTCATAATTTCGACCATGATTCAGCACTTTTTTGGAAATAATTACCCAAAGTCCCCCACCAGATTCTGATCTCTGGATTATTCTACTACTATTTTGATAACTGGACTTGGTAAATATTAATTTGAAAAGTACAAGTGTCATTGAAAAAATAAACCCACCCATCACTTAATTACCTACACACTATCCTATATATATAAATATATACTATATATATAAATATATACTCTTTCGTACCATACCCGTAGGTACCTACTGAAGGAAGGCAATAACTAATTGTATAGCATATATAAATTAGACATCGAAACCAAGAAAAACCAAGAGATTAACAGACAATCCAAAATCAACACAATACAATCCAAAATCAACACAATACAATCCAAAATCAACAATAATATTACCAGTAGCCATTCGACAATCCAAAATCAACACCACTACCGATACCTGGACATTACAGCTCCCCCCCCCCAAAGATATACCTTATTTATTTTATCTACTTGTAGCTTATGTTAGCAAAAGCCCTTCTCATCTTTGATTCCAAGTCAAACAGCCCCCACAACAACAATGTCTATGTCCAGATTCTTGGTCCTGGTGGCGGCAGCCCTCTTATGCACTAGCAGTAGTAATGCAAATTGTGACAATGAGTATTGTGCAGATTTGAATAATAGATCTGTCCGAATCCCCGCTAACCTTAACATGGCATTTACCTCTATCCATAACTGGCGAGTAGACTTTACTATTGTTAGTGTTGAGGGCAAGGCTCTTGTTTGTGTCAGTGTTGACTACAATACTCCTTTTATGAATATCTTCCTATATCCAAATAGATGTACGGCCGACAACACACCTCTTTCTGTCTACCCCTTCAGTCTACGACACACAGATGCTGGAGAATTGCTAATAATACAACTTACCCACAACAGCAACAATGTGGGCGTAAAGTTAAACAACCATGAGCCCATATTCTTATCATCAAGAAACGTTACTTTACCAGACGACAACACTTGGATAAGGAATACCCACAGGGATGCAGTATCCTTTTTAGTTGGCTGCCCCATTAAGTGTCCATCTGTTCAAGTTGTTAACGGTGGAGAAGAGGTCACAAAAGTAAAAGAACTACAAAAAGCCAATGATAATAAATTTCTCTTAAAATACAACGACGACCAGAACTTTACCAAATTGGAAATAGATATTGTTTGTAAGTCATCTTTGGGCAGTGACCATGTCACTGATAGTTTTTCTGTAACTCATTTCTATCTCCAAGAAAAATGGTACAACTCAGAAAACTGGCTGACGTTTTCTCTGTTAATGAACAATAATAATAAGATAATCCAATTAGCTATCAACCAAGAACTAGCAGGAACTATTCTTCTTAATGATGATTGCTATCAAGTTGATAGTTTCCGTATATATATTCTGGGTAACGCTGCCTTCATCTTTGCCTGCAATAACCCCAATTGTGCAATGGTCACCACATCAGTCGTGCCAGACCAACCTACCACAGTAACATCCTGTGGTGGAATTTCCAAGACTGTTTTGGTAGTTTCTGTCATAAACTTCCTAATAATATTACCTCTGATGTATCTGCTGTTGCATTGTGCTGGATTCAGCTTTGTAGTATTTAATCATTCTGAAGATAGATTCAAGTTTATCAAACGACTATGGAAAGGGAGAAAGTCAGATCCCGAGGCCCAAGAGGAAAGTTACCAAGGGGAAAGTTACCAAGTGACTAAGGCTATTGTCGAAACTGAGAATGCCGATAGCTGGGACACTACCAGGCTAAACCATACTACTAAGGACGACACCACTAGGAGGGACAATAGGACCCGTCCCATCACCAACAATGACAACCATACCGACGAGGGTCAACTCATCTACGGGGGAGTTCCAGTGGGACTATCCCCAATTGTTGAAGTCGAGGAGGAAGCGGCAAAAGTGATAGCTACATTTCCCAACTAACTACACATACACTTAATCTTTTTTTTAATTGGGGGTTGGTTAGTTGAATCTCTCTATTCCGCAGATCTAGCCCACAGAAAATGCACCGTCATTGTGTCCTCTGTGGTCCATCAATTAGTGCACCGTCATTATGGTCCGCTGAACTGGTAGTCATAGTGGTGTGCAGTACTGTAGCATTTGCATTTTGTCGAAACTTAAATCTCAGATCTATGTGGCCCAACTCGTGGTCCAACTCATTAGTAACTTGTAGGTAACAGTAGCTACCCTGTCGTCATAGTCCGAAACTATAATTACGATCCACAAGTTCCAACTTAGTATTGGGTGTCTCTGTGATGGACGGTATTTGTCTACATCTTTATTCGTATAGTAATTGTAAATGGTCCAAGCAACTAGTGTTTGTAAGTAGAGAGATCACTGTGGATAGTGTCCCTTAAAAGTTACTTAAAAAATCAAGAATTTAATGTGTTATTTAATGTAAAAGTCATTATCGGGACCCCGAATATACAATTTAATGAGAACTTAATGTATTAATAATGATACATTAATGTATTTTTAATGATAATCTTGATTTTTGGGTATCTGGTCAGTTTTCGATATCACTGTAGATTGACTCAAGACTAGGTATACTCCGAGTAAAGTAATCTGCAGTGAGAAACTTAGTTCCAATCAAGAATACATAGGACAGAATGACAGTGCACTCTTCGTCAGTGGACTACGAAGACTACAATGACAGTGCACTTTTCATGAGCTAGATCCGTGGAGTATTCTGCTCAGGGGAGTTGACAAAGTGGAAAGGTGCACCGTCACTGTGTCCCATGTCGCCAATGATCCAACGTGACGGTGCATTATCTGGCTCTGACGTCAATGCACTTGAGTACCATCGTGGGTGGTCGGACAAGACCGTTGCAGGTGGCCGGGCAATCTCTCATGATAAGACCACTGCAGGTGGCCGGGCAATCTCTCATGATAAGACCACTGCAGGTGGCCGGGCAATCTCCCACGATAAGCCATTGTAAGTGGTTGGACGATAAGTTCCTCGTGGGTGGTCGGAACTCAAGTGCATTGACGTCAATGGGAGCAATCTCTGACGTCAATGAGTGATAAACACTGCAGTTGCCGCATTCTTTGGTGGACTTGCTCAGTACATGTAGAGTATTATCAGTGCATTGACGTCAGAGCGTTGTACAATCAGCGCAGCAGGGGGTGTATGAGCCGTATATAAGGAGGCGGTACAATAGCTGAGATTCACTTACCTCTGAATGTCCATTCAGACAGTACACATACAAGCTCTAGCAGAATAACTTTCCAACGAGCCTCAGCTCCAGCAGTACTAACTCAGCTCCAGCAGTACTAACTCAGCTCCAGCAGTACTAACTCAGCTCCAGCAGTACTAACTCAGCTCCAGCAGTACTAACTCAGCTCCAGCAGTACTAACTCAGCTCCAGCAGTACTAACTCAGCTCCAGCAGTACTAACTCAGCTCCAGCAGTACTAACTCAGCTCTGTATTTCTTCGCTACACCACAAAATACAAGGTAATTATTAACTTACATTGTTTGTTGAAGTAATTGAGTATATGCTCCCTCAACATTGTCTCTGTAATATACCTTTAAGAATCAAGGAGTGCTGACATCAATATAGAATCAAGAGTGTGCTGTTAGCAGACACGAGAGAATCTTGTAATGGCTAGCACAAGCATAATGTGGGCTGTTGTGTGCCTCTTGCTGAACTATCAGAATTGTGGGGCCGATTCTTCTACTGTATCTAATATTAGTGGAACTTTCACTACCAGTGTAGCTTCCGCTACATCTAATACCAGTGTAGCTTCCGCTACATCTAATACCAGTGTAGCTTCCGCTACATCTAATACCAGTGTAGCTTCCGCTACATCTAATACCAGTGTAGCTTCCACTCTTGTTATATCTAATGCTAGTGTAGATTCTACTCTACCATCACTGTCATCATACCAACCCCAGTCTCCACAACCCATGTCTCCTTTCTTCACATGCATTCAAGCCTCTAGCTTAAAGGAAGAGATATTGGATAGTCACCACGAACATAGTTTATACTTGGTCAATGTGAATAGTAACTTCAAATACATCAAAGTAGCTATAAAGATTATTTCATGTTCTAGTGACTATGTGTGGTACAGAGGCAACTATTACCTTACTATCGATATCCTCCACCCTAACGTTCCTGATATGACGATGAAGGTAGTCTATACAAAGTTAAAACAATTCCATGCCTATTACATTTCCATAGAGAGCATCAAGTATCACAAAGTTATTAGTACTTCAGTCAGTTGCGGGAAATTTCTTGGATTTCGTTTGAGTGCTAAAGGTGCTTCTGTATGTGACTTGCGTTATCACTTAAGTGTTCAACATACTTTAAAAGAAGTCCGAGCAACCACTGCAAAACCCTTAGTAACTTTAGCAGCTGCAACTAAAGAAGCTGTTGAGACAGAAATTGGAGGTGCTATGCTTGCCGTATTCTTCTTTTGCATAGTATTTATAACAGTCGATACTATTCTGAATAGAAGGAAAAAGGCTCTGAATATCCCAGATAGAAACATGTATAAAGTTGTTATTGACAAGCAAGCATTGTATCATGGGGTCTAATTTTTAATACGGCATTCATTTTTCTTATCATCAGATGACTGGCCGTAGGGTTGGAACCAAAAGGCTTGGACCATCACATTCAAAGAAACTTGACCCCAGATCTTTCTTGAACCTAATAATGAAGCAAGAGAAGGCCGAAGCCAAAAAGCGGGATCTTGAGCAAAAGACCAAGTTGATTGACGAGGAACTAGAGGACATCAACAATGAAATTATTAGTCATTGTATGCGAGTTGCCAGTGCTGCAATTGGCAACAAGCTGAAGGACAACATAACTTGTCCAATATGCTTTGGAGTATTTAAGGATCCTGTGATCAGTAGAGCTAGCCTTTGTTCTCATGTATTCTGTCTGGAATGTATCAATAACTGGAAGGCAGCCAGTGGACATGACAAATGCCCAGTTTGCAGAGTTAGTCTCAAGTCTTTCAAAAAGGTCCCGGTTGTGTCTAATTTGTGTAATGATATAAGTGCATTGATGGATGATGGCAGTAGTACTGGCAGTAGTACTAGCAATAGTAGTGGTAGCAGTACCAACAATGTCATTACTATTGATACTAGCGACATTGATGCCGATGGTGATGTTGATGATTTCTTTGATACGCCTAGTTGGTGGCCTAATGACAATGGCGATAGTGATCGGGATATGGAAGAGGATAGTGATGATGACGATGAGACTACTGATGAAACTGTTCTTTTTGACCTTAATGGTTCGCCTGTTGATGATACCTATGGTGCTCCTCAAACTCGAAGGAGAGCCAGACTTGATGCAATTGACAATGACCTAACCCCTTGATTGAATAAATATATAATATTATCCTTGCCTTTTTGTTCTCCATATAAGCGTGAGGTAAATGTGTCGATAGGACCATAAATACTTATATTGACACTGTGGCTTTCTTTTTTCTATAGATGGAAGTCCCTGATGACGCAAGTGTTTTTAGTGGGGGCGGATTCATTGGTGTTCTCAAAAGAATACCAGAAGAAGATTGGGTCGTGGTTGGGAGTAAGAGATGCTCTGGCCGACAAAGGTTAAATCGCCTGATTGAGCTGTCAAAAAAGTATATGACAGACACAGATTACTACATGTATGAAGATTTCATTAAGAAGGTATCAAGTGCCATAAGAGAAGAGGAGATATTCATCAATGTTAAGTCGTCAAAGGATTTACTGTTTAAATACTTAACTCTTTATGATAGTGTCTCATTTAAATGTAGGATTTGTGAGAAACAGAAGCCACACAGTTCTATGTATGGGCTAATGATCCATATTAAGAATGCACATAGCAAACATATAGAAGATACGTATTCAGATCTCAATGATGATAGTGCCTACAGTATATACAAGAATGCCTTTGGTCCCATAAACTTCAAAAATAAGAAGACTATCACACCAGAGGAGTTGTCGAAAATACTAGAGTCATCTAGAGGAGTACCAGTTACTCCAGCACCAGTGCCTAACCAAAATGATCTCTTTCTTCAAGCACATGAAGAGATATTTGATAAAGACTCGGTAATATCTGATAACTTTATTGAGTATTTGAGTAATGACAATAGCAGCAACCAAGAGATATTGACTACTCCTGATGAGTTATTGCGTGCAATAGCTACTATACCACTTTTATCTCCACCTTTGTCTCCAATGTCTATGTCATCCCAAGCTTCATATAGTGGTGATTATGGGTTACCACCAACACCAGACGTACACCATCAACAGGAGGAGGCTGATGGAGACAATATAAAGAAGGTACCAATTGGGGAAGAATCAGGTAGCAGTAGTAGTAGTGATGACAGTGACGATGACTGTCCAAAGACACCACAAGGACCACTAGAAACTATAAATGAAAAAGATATCGAAATGGAGTATGAAAAGATACCTCTCAATAAACCAGAAGAAAAGATAAAAACAACAGAGTATAGAAATACTGACCGGACCCCATCAATAAGTAAGAAAAACTTAAAAATGAAACGCTCAAGTGATAGCGAGGTTTCTACAACCACTACCAAGAGGGCAAAATTGGAAGACTCCAAAGTAGCTGCTCTTGATGTGATTAACACTGAGTACAATATTATTGAAAGTGACTCGTCTTCTGATGAGTCCATAATTGATAGAGAACCAGCCACCAGAAAGAAGAAGCTTGTATCTAAGAAGAAGCCGCAAGCCGCCAAATCAAAGAAAACTGTAGTGAAAAAACAAACAAAACGAATAGCCAACAAATCCCCCAGACCCATTACCACTAGTAGAAAGATCCCCAAAGCCAACAAAAAATCAACAAAACAGAGAGATGAAGTAAACACATACTGGGCCACAGAATTTGTTAAATTATTAGAAGAGGGGGCCCAAGATAAAAAACTTGATATGCAGCAATTGAATGGCCGAGAAGATGTACTAGATATAATTCAAAATAGTATCAATATTTCTACGAGTCAAAGGAAGTTGGTGAAGAACAACAATGCCAAGATTATTAAGGATTATATTGCTAAAGAATGCAATGTTAAAACTTCACTTGATGTTAGGGATAATCTTGCATTTGTCAGCAACACAAAGGTGACTGCAGATTATTATAACAAAAAGACAAATAAAACAAATAATCCTTATCGTGCTAGTGGGTTGGTTCGCCAACTTAAGACATTTGTTAAATTTTATCAAGACAAAACTAACTCTGAAGTGAAGTCAGAGGTGAATGATTGGATAAACACACAATGTGAAAATGCAAGTGACATTGGTGCTTGGAAAGAAAACATCAAAAGTCTTGGCAAGATTGAGAAGGCTACTGCATTTTCAACAAGTTTAAAAAAGTTGATTAAGAAACACAGTCAAGTGCCTGAGGTATTGCCATTGTTAAAAACACTGAGTACTTTGAAGTTAACTGAAACGAAGAATGGTCTCCAGTATACCACCTCAAAGACTGACCAACCCAAAGTAATTAAAAATCTGATAAACCAGCTAATCAAAGGCTCACTGTCAAACATCAAACAAATTATGAGTGAAGATGATGCTGTCAAATATACTGATTGGTTTGGCGAATTGAAGAGTTACAAAGGTGATGTTAGTATCTGTAATAACATGAAGTGGTTCCTGAATAACTTGGTACATGTATTTAAGGGGTATGCGAATCCCATGAACCCATTTTCTAAGATATCCAAGTCTGATATAGAAAAGATTGTGAATTCATTTGCTTCTTATTTAATGTGCACAGATCAGAAGATTATTGATGAAATTCCAACTATCTTTACACAGGGATTCTTTCAAAATCTGACAATCTTTACTATGAAGTATATTTATAATATCTATGATAGAATTTTGAAATTGTATAAGTTAAATCCTGCCACCTGTCAACAGGCTAGTGATTTCCATGTTGGAATTTTTCATGATAATAATTCAATAAAAAATAAGTGTGGTGGTGGTATTCCACAGGACTTTTCAGAGGTATATAATCAGTATATGAAGAATCAGACAACAAAGAAGGGCTCACAAATTAATTATATGGGTATTGATAGAATTTCTATATGTTTGTTCCAAATGAAATTGATATCTTCAAATTTGAACATTCATTGTATGGATGATTTAATACCATTGCTTGAGGCTGAAAATTGGGAAGTCTTTGAATTGATTGAATCCAAATGTAATGCTCTAGTTTATAATCAAATTAGGAGTATGTTATATGAGTTCTTATTTGATCTATGCCTAAATATTATCAAAGACAGGTGTGACAAGTCACAGATATTTGAAAAGAAGATTACTTGGGACTTTTTCAAAAATGTCCTATTCAACTCTAGGTATTACAAGTATCCTAATATAGTTGTGGATGTATTGTTTGACTTCCCGACTATGGTGTTTAATGATAATGGAGAGGCTGTTGATGCCAAAGACCCACATAACTGTTATATATATGATGATTCGCCAGATGCATGGCACAAGGTAGCCTCAAGATATCATAATGTACTGTTTAAGGAATTGTATAGAAGTGTAATTGAAGATGAGACTGATGATGACGACGACGATGATCTTCATCCAAATGATGGCATTTTGGAAGATTAGTAACAGTTTAATTTTTCATTTTACGAATAAAAAAATATAGACTTATCTTATTTTTGTCTATCCAATTAAAAATTAATTCATGTATTGATCAATCAATCTCCATACGATCTTCTGTTTTGGCTGTATTATTGGTGATCATGCCCATGGAATCAGCAGCAATTTGTAAGTTTTCTGGTTGCGTAATAAATGTTGATATAATCTGAATAAACATTTCTGTATCATATCTACAGAAATCACTACTATGGAGATTGGAAAACTCCTGCAATTTAGTTATGAAGACATCTGGATGTAGCCAATTTATCGATTGTTGACATGCTTGTTCGATACTCTTGTTGGTTCGACATTCCGAATAAATAGTCTTTATCCTAATCTTATCAGGTTGTCCATACAACATAATGTATGGGTACATATCAACACTAAATTTACTAGCAAATTCTCGTATTTTTGTACCTGATGAGACACCCCCTAGAGCTTCTAGGCTCTTGGCCTTTGCTAGTGTGGGGAATTTTTGATAGAATTTAGTTTTAATTCCCTTTGCAGCCACATTGCGTTCCTTTATAAACAATTCGTAGTCGAGTCTCATAGTTATGATACTATATGCAATATCAATGACACAGTGGATAACCAAATCACGGATAGTACTAAGATTTACAAGTCCAGTAATTGACAGATCGTGTGATTTCATAAGAATGCTAATTACAGCCAAAAGAAAGATAGTATCGGGGAAAATTGTCAAACCTCGATTGTCCACAATAGCTTCATGGAAATTGTTATGGAATACTACATATTTTATTAAGTCTTCTAACAATGCTGACGTTGTTGTGTTTTTTGGATACATTTTCTTGAGTTTGTTGGTAGTTGGTAGACTTTGTATCATTTTTTCTGGATTATAATCATTGACTCTAGATACTAGTAGTTGTACCACCTGTTTTAGGTTCTGATCTAGTGACTTTCCCAGATTATCTTGCGATACTGTTTCGAAGGTATCATCCTTGATCCGCTTTAGTGTTTTGACTAGACTGGCAGAGTCACCGCCTAGTCTTAGTCCAGTTTCATCAGACAAATCCAACTGAAACTGTGTGATATTAGCAATATCATGGATAGCTAATTGTGCAAGTTCCTTTTCAATAAATAAAGGTTGGTTGAAGTACTGTGTTTGAATTTCACTTAGTGAATTTTGTTTGTGTTTAACCAGGGTTGTGGTGAAATTATAAACAACATAGAGTTTTCCATTATATTCAAATTCATTACAGTCATTTAGTTGGCAAGTAATCCCATTACTGGTTCTCACCTCCTTCTTATTTATATCTAATGCAAACTTAATCTCTTCTGTAGTATTCGCCATAATCTCAACACTTATTACAGTATATATAATCCAACAATAAAAACATAAACAATTATGCACTTTGGCTTTGTATTTGTGGGTTGAATGATAACATATTTACATAGACACCCTGTAAAGCACATAATTGATAGACATAATGCATACGGTGCTTATCTTTCTTTGACCTTTGATCAGTCAGCACTTTCATAGTATGAGAAAGACTATTTGATAGAAACCCATTTTCGGTTGTCATCAAGTCGTTCTTAACTTCAGATATCTTGGTCTTTATGCTAGGGTCAATATTATGTACATTAACACCGTGGGGTGAAATCAACACCCCATTCTCTGTAAATGCCCTATCCTTTTGCAGATGCATACTCATAACTTGGTTGGACATAGTTCTGCCAAGGACAGAAGTTGGAGATAACAACATTAGGGGGTGTACAATCTTTCCCTCTTTTGTATAGCCCTTAATGCTAGATAAATCTACAATTTTACACACAATACCCTTCTGTCCATGACCAGTTGACAGTTTGGTCCCTACTCCAATGGGAACTACAAAACTATAATGGATGTTAATGCTACAAGTTTGTGGTAAAAAGGTACTGCCAATATATTTCTTGAAGCCTACTGCATTTTCAACACTGATCATATAGTTGTGTGTATATGGCGGTATGAAGGTCTCTTGGATTGAGGTATTCTTAGTCTTGTTGAAATCTAATTTGTAGTTAGACGATATGCAGCCAAACACAACATGACCATCAACTACAGTTCCAATCTTGGTGTACGTAACTATGGTGTCCTTCTTCTTCTTTTCTGGTTTGCTGTCTCTATATGTTATGTTTAGTGTTTGGGAGATCAGTTTCTTGGGTCCATGAGTAGTTAGTTTTTTATCAATAATTATGCCATCTTCATTGGTGCCACCACCCATATCTCCAAATGCAACATTTATGTACATGTGGGGTGGATGGGGTTTGTCGAAAGTGAAGCCAATGGTCTTTCTGTATTCATCTTGAATATCTTGATTCTTACGAATGTAGCACTTTAGGTTGTGTCTCTTATTGTCATATATTATTTGTTCGGGTGTACTTTCGTTGTTGGTAAGCAGGGGGTTATCCGATTCTGTAATCTTGCATTTCTTGGTATCTATAAATTCATTCCTATAGTCATTTTCATACAAATTGTACAGTATCTTTAAGATATTCTCTTTGGTATCATCTGGGTCAATTATAATGTCCCTTAGTGTCATGCCAAAAGCTTCAGTTTTATCTTCAATTGGGTTGAAAGCTTTATGTATTTCCTGTACAATAGCCGGGATATCGTCTGTATGACCTAGGGTTCCAATATCGAGATAGCGTAATTGGGGATCTTTCAGTTTGATGGGGATGATAATCTTGTAATCCTTTTTGTGTAGTACTCCGTCAAAGGATACTATAGCTTTACTGTCACTAGGTTCTAGCCGATGTATTATGGCTGCATTGGACGCACCATTTGTGTGTAGAAATAGTATCAACTCTGCCACATTGGTAATTTCAGTGCACCTGCCTCTTACATTAGCGTTGGCTACAATCAGTTTTGCAGGCAGTCCTAGTTCTGCTGTCTCTGGCAAGTATAGTGCACAATTATTATATGCCAAGTGGGGGTGATAGTCATCAAAAGCATCTGGCCATATCTTTTGGAATTCGAATGTACTCATAAAGCATTTATATTTGACTGAATATTTCATTTGATTGTAGCCAGCAGTGTTGATAATCAAATGATCACAAAATATCATCAAACTAATTGTAGGGAAGGTCTCTTTGAATTTTAGTAAATTGGATTTGGCAACTGTGTATGGTTGTAAAAGTGAATTGATGACGCATTTCATAATTATGTCATCAGTCCCAGACTTCTTTGTCAATTCTTGCTCATTATCAATGATAAATTGAACAATCTTGTTGACGTCAATACCAATTGGTATAATAACAAGTTGACTTAGCATTACATTTTCCCCTGCTCCCTTCATTTCTCTGCTATCTATTGGGCATGTGTAGTGGAATCCATCAATCGGATACATAAGAGCCTTGGAATTGATGATACTGTCACTCACTGATCTTTTTATTGTAGATGATAAGGCAGCAATCAAGCCAAGTTTCTGTGCTTCTGGATTTTGGAAGATGGACCTGTATCCTTTGACTAATTTACTTTCCAAATTGAGAGTCTGTGTCAAAGTGAAGTACATGTTGCCATTTTTGTACATATTTGTTATTTTCTGACTTAAGTTCTTTAGTTCTTTGTCGTTAGTGAAACAAATATCAATATTAGAGGTCAGTCCTCTATGTAATATATAAGTAATGGTTCTGTTAATCTTGTTACTGAGATCGTCCAGTTTTGGTGCATATTTCAAATATGCCTTGAACAATTCAACGTATTCTTCTTGTGTAAAATTAACATCCCTATTGTTCTCAATAGCATTGAATGAATAGTCATTGAGGATCTGCACCCAAGTTGTGCTATCACTTTTGTCTTCAACATTCATGTTTGTGACTTCGTATTCGGTAGTCAACTTATCGTATGTTCGTTGAGTCTTTGTTTTTTGCTTCTTTCTTTTTGGTGGTTGCAAATCACTATATTGACTGTTGTAGTCCAAATTAGTTTTTGCATCAGTTAGTTTCCGTTCTAATTGTCTTTTCTTTTCAAATTTGATGTCTTTGATGCTTGCATCAATTTCACCATTAGGCTTGTATTTCAGATGTAATGTAAAATCTTTACTCTCCACATTAACTTTGAATATTTCTGTGTCTTCTTTTTTGTTGGTATACAAGTGACCGGGGGTTAGATTGTTAGATATAAAATTGTGCATTTGTTTGAGACATCCATCGAGGTACAGACAACCCATTTGGTTATAATTTTCTTGTATTTTTTTACCCCTAATAGAATAATCAATTAAGCTACCAAACATAATAGGCAACTTGAGGTGTAGAATCTTGGAAATATGCTCCTTCTTTATCACAATACAAGCTAAGTATGACTTATTTTCTATACACAATGTTGAAAAATCCTTGTAGGCTTCAGTGTAGCAGGGGCATTTGAAGAGTAGATATTCAGCAAACTTGGAATTGTATTCCAAAATATTGGCAAAGGCAGTCAAGTGATCCATTTTGGGCTAGAAACTGGTCACTGATTCATTCTGGAACAAATAGAATAAAAATATATTATTTTATAAATAATATATATATTTACCATGTCTCTAAGTTATATTTTATGTAGTTTTTTTTAATGTTATTGTAATTAGTACCAAAGTCAAAAATGTTTCGAACTGGTGGTAATAATCAATGTATGTTCAATGGGATCACAACGTGTGGAAGGGATGCACTAAACTTTACCAATGTTGTGTGTGCGAAACATGCAAGAGAGATTTATGAGATTAGTCAGCGAAAGTGTAAAATGATCGACACCAGAATGAGAGAGAAGCACATGGTCCATGTAACATCCGAAAACTATTCTCCCGAATATAACTACATACCCTTCCCCATTTCAATTAAGGCTGATAATGGTAATGGTGGATCATCTTATTCGTATAGTGGTTTCAAACTATGTATTGATCAAAAGTCACTAGTAAATTGCATTTCTGCCTTCATTGGTAACAGAAATCTAACAACTAAGGGATATTCTCCACAACAGATTCAGCAAGTTGTTCAATCAGTTATTGCTTATATCACTGATCTTTCGTATAACCCATCAACTGTACTTATAGATAATAGCATTAATTTTAACTACAATAATAACATTACTTACAATTACAACAATTTCATCACTTTTAATAGAACCAGACTCATGGACTACTGGAAAGACTATGATTATGTAGCTATCGTACAGGATACTGGAGCCATTATCAATTGGCCAATCAAAAAATTACCAATTTTCTACCAATCAATGCTTATTGGGTTTGAGGTTGCCGAGCACACCTATGCAGCAGTTAACGGTATAGCCCCACCACCTAGGATAATGGCCCCCAATTCTATCATTAATTGTATCACAAAAATGATTTCTTCCTTCAATAATACTCCAGACAACGTAATCTATCGAGATGTAGCTGGTACTGATGTTGCGTCCCCTATTGTTCTTTGCGGTAGGATATCACATGAATCTCAAGTTGCGTACAACTTCTTCGAAAAACCAGAAATCTATGCAGGTAGATTTGCAGGAGTTGCCAGACCCGGAGCTTGTTAATTTTTAATTAAAAATTACAAGTTTTTATCGATTTCACAACAGCAGCTGAATTTTCCAAGAGTTCAGCATAGTTATCATTAAACACATGTTGATTAACAAATCCAACAAATTCAGACATGCACATATGTTCAAAATACTTGTAGAAGCTACATTTATTTTGAGATGAGAATATTTGGAGATTCACATACTTATTATTAAAAGACCCACCAAGGGCAACAAGATCACCATATCTATTGCTGCTTTCAATAAATTTCACCTTGTGGATATTATCATCTGGGTATTGGATATTTCGATCAATGACATTTCTGTAATCAACAGATAGGTTAGTCCACATGTTTCGCATCTGTAGATATTTCTTATAATTCTTCAAAATACAGCTCAGTTTGTCTGGTACCAATACCAGTCTGATTTGTTTGTCAGTTACTGCTGAACAAATGCAGTCAAAGGTTAAAAATTTAGCATTAGTGAGCTTTTGTCGCTTCCTGAGTGGAGACATTGACATCATCTTTCAGAGTTTTTAGAAATTGTTTCTTATCTGTATTTTCTAGATGTGTATTGATTAGTTTATCGTATATGTCATCATCATAGTCAACTTGCAAAATAAATAGATATAATCTGAAATGAGATAATGACGATGGGAAGGTAACAGGCTCGAAATATTTATCATATTTACAACCGAGAAAGCTATAATTTACAAACCAGACAATAGACTCCAATTGATCTTTTATGCTTTGGATTGATTCAGCATATGTTTCTACATTTTTATATTTATCATTATTCCAAACAAATGGTGAAGTAGAAGCTCCCAAGAGTAGTAGCAACTGCTTAATGCACCAACATACATCATTAATGGTAAATATGCCTGGGATTGTATCGTAATCATCTTCATCCAATTTATTGTATGTCATAGGGCCCACTTTCTTTACATGTATGTTGGTTTTGTTTTCCATCTTCTTGAAGTTGTCGCAAAAATCATTTATGTCATTCATGATAGCTTTGCTGGTGCTACTCATATATTGTCTATCACAATATGTCTTTAGCAAAACTAAAAACATAGTTGTGGTGAATGCCGAATGGGTATAATCTGATCCTTTGAGGCAACACAAAATTGTGAATATCAACTTGGGTACGTTTCTCAGTTCTTTGCTCATTTGGGTTATGTCGTATGAGGTTCTAAGTGATTTTGTTACTATGAAGATTACATCATTTACTGTTATGGAGGAATATTGGAATGAGATATGAAACAGATCACTGTCATCAGACAACAGAATGCTAGGGTAATTGGGATCTCGGTGAAGGAACATTTCATGCTCAGATTCTCCAATGACAAGATTGTTTATAATATAATTGTGGTCATTGAGTAGCTTCATCATACAGTTTAGTACTTCTCTAGCATTCTTTTTAGGTGTTTTACGCATCTGTCTAATTGTACTAGTTTTGGTCTTTGATGTTGGTCTGATACCATCAAAAAAGACATAAACCCCAATTACATCTTTGATTTTTTCAATCCTGGACACAGAGTTGTAGATAAGAGTGACTGCAGTCTCCGCTACCCTTTGTGGAATGTAAGCACTCCCTTCATTATTCAAGTTGTTAGATATGTATCCTGTATATCGGTAGAACGAGCCATCAACATAAACTTTGACCTTTGTCCTCTTATCTGTGTATTGGCGAAGCTTGTTCAAGTTAGTTTGTTGTATAAACTCCTGTTTTATTCGCTTAAAGTCATTGATGCCCATGATTTGGTATCTTTATTGTATTTGTGTACAAGACAATTCTGACAGACTATTATACCTCGTGTTTTCGATCCTTGTTTATTATTAACGCAGTCTGGTTTTAGTATGGCTATTTCATAGTTTTCGAGTACGTATATTAAATCTACTGGCAGACTCTTTCTTATAGTGTGGTTATTAATATTTGTCGTGTTATTGTTGGTTAATATCTCAATACTTTTCAATCTTAATTCTTTTAGAGTCTCCTGATCGAGGGTTACTTCAACAGAAGTCGGTAATCCACCAATATAAAAGTTATAGTTAGACAAATCTAGTATATTGTAACTATCTGCCATTCCTTTTTGTTTGATACTTATATATAGCCTACCTATATAATCTAAACATGGTATTGCATACACAATTATCAAGTTGTTGATTTGGTAAATTTGAAAGTGTTTTCTATTTATGAAAATATTTTGAATACTTTCTCAAGATGAGTTGTGAGAAACGTACCATTTCTGAGCTTGATATGGAAGAGGTGAACGAACCAACAATGAAAAAGTTGAATACCAACGATGAGGATGATGACAATCAATCACTTGCCAGCATCTACGAACGTTGTAGGAATGAAAGTCACACTAGTAGTAGTGCCAGTATTGGTACAATTGTTAACTCTGAAGATGATTACATTACCAAAGATGAGTTTAAGCGGGGAAGGCTAAACATAATAAATTCCCCAGAACCTATACAAATAAAGGCAACGATCGAGAGTTTCAACAATACCATTTCAGAACTTATTGGACCCAACAAGGTTCTATCTGAACATATGAAGGATTTGGATCAGAAAAATACATATGTATTGGTTTATAGCTTGTTAGTGTCTCATTTTACCAATATACTAGAGAGTAACACAGAAACTCTAAAACTGATCTTGTTTGCCCTAGAAGGATTCAATAAATTTAAAGATCACTTTTTGGAGTCTGATTTTGCCAATAGAATAAGTGGCATTTCACAAAGTCAATCTAGTAATATAAATACGACATTATTGAAAATGAAAACAAACAAGCTAATTCAAGCCCTAATTGGCATAAATAATGAAGTTAAAGATGATGATGCTACTATTCGCAACACTGGGCCAAATTACCATTTCATAGGCTATGACAAAATATATGAAATAGTAACTTCTGTACTTAGTCTGTGCAATAAAATTACAAGAATCGCTACAGTTGACAACATGACATTTAAGCAAATAAGTCAGACTACCGTTGAGTCTCGAGATTCAAACAATACCCCAATCAAAAAACAAGCCCATAAGATTCAGATGAATCAGCCTGTTTTAGTGCAAGTGAGCACTGTACAAATATCTGATGGTGTTGCAATGTATAATCTCAAGGAAGCCGAAAAGATTATAGCTAAATTGGAACATGCTATGTTCTTTTCCAGGGACCAAGAACCTACAAAACGAGTTGGTGTACGCTGGTATCAAAATGTTAGTGTTGGAGAGCTAAAGAAGACATTCACCCTTAAGGTATATGAGCAGAAAAACAAAGCTATTCAATCAACTACCAACAAAAAGGAAATCCCAGAAGAGACTTATATCCTGACTGACTCGTTCCAAGTTATTTACAATGAGAATGGTAATAGATTTGGACTGTCAGTTAAGTGTTGGCCATCAAAGATTTCCCAGAAAGATCAGTATGGTAATCAGGTCACTGTTCATTTCCTAGATTTCACAAAAAATGAAGATGCATAATTATATTATAAACAAAATATGCGTACAATATGTAGATAGCAATCACCATCACCATGTCAACTGATCTAATCTGTATTGAGGGTGTCTCGGGTGTTGGTAAAACAACATATGTCAAGAAACTAGAGGAACTTGGTGAATATACCAAGTATGGGGATTTGTATGCTTTTTATGAAGATTTGGAAAATATTAGCAATGATCTGTCACAGTTATTTATTATGGCCTACCAAATTATGTTAGCTGCCTCTTGTGACTGGACTTCTATCCCCACATTGATCATGGACCGTTCACCACTATCTTGCTTTTACTATTCTCAGATTTTCAATTTGTTTAACACTACCGACTATGACACTTTGGAAGACAAGTGTGAAGAATTGTTGGATACTTTACTGCAACGAAAGGATAGTAACAAGCCAGAAACTGTCATCAACTATACACTAAGGAAATTATTGGAAAAATACCAAACCATTGTCTGTACTACAAAATCAGTAGATCATACTGCCACCAAATTGTTTGAGCGAGCAACTCCATTAGATATTAAGATTGCAACTGGTAATAATAGGGAATTTAATCTAGATTTCTGCAAGTGGTATGTTCATGTTCAGAATGTATACTTTACCAAGTTAGCTACCTTGTACCAGGTCCAGATCCAGCATTTGGAAATTGACAAGTTTTCTGACTTTGATGACCAGATGAGTCTCAGAATCAAAAATGCAAAGGATACAATAACTATCAACAAGGCATTCACTGAAGACACAACATTCAATCCTAATGATAAAAAGCTAAAAAAAAATAAAACAAAAAAGTGATAGCATTTAATTTTTAATAGAAATATTAGATATGGATGATTTAAAGCCCAAACTCGGGAAATATTATCTATTGATTTTGTCAATTATTATAATTGTAATATTGCTTTTATATTTCGTATTATTGAAAGTGGATCCTGCTGAATACACCAAATACCTAGTAAAATTGAATAGTACAGCTATGAATAGGAAACTGTTAGCTCTGAACAATGCCAATACCATATATAATCTCCCCAACATAACTCTACAGACAAACAATACAGATCTTGACAACCTTATAGATTGCAAAAACACTCTCAAATATCTTGGTCCGTATGTTGAAGATGCTTTGAAAACTTATGATAATTTGTGCAAAAGTTCATGTGGTGGTTCTGGTGAATTGTTAGTAGTTAAGACTGATCGTGATTATGTATATGACAATGAATTTGTAAAAGTTGGAGTATACTGTACAGTTGATCCCAAACCTTGTAATTTGAATACGGGATACGTAGCAGCTACTATCAATAGTAATATGTGTCTTAGTAGGTATCCGAGAATGTTTGGGGGCGCAACTGCAGCTTCTATCATAGCATGTAGTGATGAAAAGAATCCTAGTACTGGCAGTGTTTTATGGGATTATGCCAACAATGAAGCAGTTGATCCAACTACCATTGTAATGACTCACGAGGACGAAACATTACCAGATGGATCATATAGATTTAGATGCAAATACAATGAAACTAGCAATGGTAACCCATTCATACCCCATCCAGTAGATAGGCTGCACCCCATTAAGGACAAATGTAATGATTCTATTTATCGTGCTGACTATTCAGTTCATGCAAATGTTACAGATACTGGGTGGACTTGTGAATGTGGGGACTTTTCAACAACCAGGGTAAAACATTTAAATGCTGGCGATCCACAAAGTATATGCACATCGTGCTTCAGAGAAGTACGAGATGGTAATATGTTCAAAGTACCATATATATGTTACAATAAAGATTCACCATATTTGTATGCTAAGCATAATCAGCCCTGTATTAGTTATGATCGGCACGGTAATTCTTGTGATGCAGTAGAGTTGAAGATAGATGTAATTGATCGTGAAAAATTATTTATAAACACTAAGCTCCCCAATCTCGATGAGAATGAATTATCCACTAAATATGAAGTATATAGACATTAAAAAATTACCTTTAATTTTTATGTGGACAAGTTCTGAAGAAGATTCATCCTGTAAGTTAATGTCTTATCCGCTTCAGTCATTACAACCTCACTATGATTTACACCGCCAACAGTACTATACCCATATATCATTCTTTGATCACGATCTTGTTTCAATGAATAAATTTTATGCCTTTTGCCATCTTTAAATATCTCTTGACTTGAAGCAGTATTAGGCAGACTTTCCGCTCCCATTTGAGCCACATATGTCTTTTCATATTTTGAGATATCTTCTACAATTCGAGCTTTATGTACTGCTGTTATCATTGGCTTATAGTACGACAATGAAGAAAGGGGCAATGGAGTGAGTAGACTGTTTGATGCAGTAAACTTTGTAGAATGTATAAATATACTGCACATGAGAAACACATAATTGAAAATCTTAAGATGACTCTGGCGAGTAATTGTAAATGTCAAATTCTTAGTTTTGTAGCAATAATAGAATTTTAACATATTACTGAATATGTCACACTGTCTAATCTTCATCTTTTTCATCTTTTGTAATTCTGAACAAAAAATGATATCTTCAACATTGTCATTTTCATTGAAAAACTCAAGTAATTGTGACAACTTGGCCTTTTTCTTGAAGTATATTTCAATGATGTTATGCTCTTCGGATAATATAAATACATCATGGATTGTTTCAATTGCCAAATCATTGTATATCTTCAAGAAAGATTCTAATAAATTCCCCTTTATCAGTAGTCTAAACCATATAATGTCATTAGTATGGAGTGAGCAGTCTTTGATCTTGGGCTGGATACTTTCATTTTTATAGTTCAGAGTGTCTATAATATAAGCAGCAACGGATTTTGACTGGCCACCAATATTAACTTCCCTCTTTTTTAATCTTTTGACATTCAAGACATCTTGTGACTTTGCAGCACAAGAATATATACTTAAATCTTGGCCAATTGGATGGGTATCCGAGTCATTTATATGATTCTTTGAGCTTATCAATTTGTAAATGTCCTTCAAGTAGACCTGAGCATACTTGTGACGTTCGAGTGACTTGTCATTATTAATTTTTCTTAATGTCACTACAACTTTTGCTAGATCCCGCTGATTAACATCATAGAGACAATTTATGATTTTGGGAATGTTGTCAACATTTGTAAATTTAGTGAACTTATCAAGCTCCACCTTCAAATCACTAAGTATTCTACGAAGTTTATTGCCCCTATCAGTCAAACTCATCTTTACCAACCTTTAAACAGAACAATAAGCTGTGAATATTGTAGGTGCCTTCTTCTTTGGCGTCCCGTCTTCTGCTAGTCGTTTTCTTGATCGTGGGTTCTTTTGGATTATTCGTCTCTTGTTGTTTGGAGGGCTCACTGTCAAATCTTCAGTAGTCTTGTATTCGACAACAACTGTAGTGTACTGTGGCACCTTAATTGCTATATCATAGTTGGGTGGGTTGTAGGTAGTTTCACTCTTTTGCGTAGTATACGAGTAGCTAACAAACCAATGGGTGGAATGTTTATGTATCGTATATTGCAGTGAGTACAGAGTTATCACTGTCCCGTTGTCAACAAATTCTTTAAGCTTTATGTGCTCGATGATTGCATGTTCGCGAGCCTCTTCGCTAAAAGCAAAAATTAATTTACTTATTACAACGAATTTGTTTATGATCATGGTACTAGGTCAGACCACACAATGATCTACTAGACTCGGGCAGGGAGCGTTATATATAATTCTCTTATCTAGTGAAGTGTCTCTTATCTGGTGGGAGGCGGACCTGAGCTTATCTATACGGCTGGAGTAGGAGGAGGAGGTACGTTACTGTTCTTATCTAACTCACTCACCGTTGGCGTTGTTTTTTTACTTCTATTAGGAATGAACTTGATAACGAGTGCCACGATAGCAATAAGGACCAAGATAACAATAACACTCATTAAGAAGTTACCTTGAAATGACCCGGATATTGAATCACCACTTGCGTTGAATATATCGATCCCAAGATCTGTTACAATATCTGTCACTGCTTCTATAACAGACGTATTTAAGATGCATTTATATATCATATTACTATCGAGTGTTTCTGACGAACTGTATCCAAGGTCTTCTGTCGTCAATGATGAATCACAAGCTACACATCCCTTGACGATACCACCTAGTTCACACGGGTTGAAGGCTGGTGCATCATATGTTGGATACTTGGTAGTATAGTAAGAAACAAGAATAGGGATATTGGCACTGTTGCCTAGAACATCTTCGGCAGTCGCATCGTCAGCCCATACACAACCATTGGTTTTTAATGCTTCTATTGATGTAGTATCGCCAGAGTTTATGAGATCATGTACCATTAAGTATATATTGTATTGTGTTTTCTTCATAACCTCTGTGGCGCAAGCCGTAGCGCCTCCTGTTGAGAACCCACATGATCTTGCTGTTATTTTACAGGCCACTGTATCTGTATTTTTGTATGCAATAAAACAACCATTCATTGAATTAGCGGCATCGGCTAAATCATTCCAAACATTGCCAGTTATTAGTACTGCTGCAAATATTCCACTTGCTACGAAGCCCACCCCTACTACTTTTGTTATTTTAGAATACATAGATTTTGCCTTCTCTTTGCTTTTTGGTGACAGCTTACTCTCTAAATCGGCCCCATCTTTGGCAGTAACGTTTAGATCTTCATGAAACTTTTTGGCTTGTGATATCTTAGAATCTAACGTAGCAATATCAATATCTGGCGCACCACCATTTAGTGTCTTCTTCAATAATGATTCGTCTGCTGATGTAATTGTTGACGGTACGTTTGCATCTTCTAGTGCTTTTTTCACATTTCCTTTTCTGAGATCAACTTCCATATCTCTAAATCTGGCATCGCCAACATGAATTTCATCGCCAACATGTTTATAGTCTAAATTACTAAGTGCATTATCAATACTAACTACTCCAGAATCTGCACCCTTTATTACATCTACAGCATTTGTAAAATCTTCAGCTTCTTTGATTGGAATAGAACCCTTGCCAATATCATCTAGCCATTTGATGTGCATTGCTAGTAATTAACGTTTACTTAATTTGTGGTCTAACTACTATCAAATATATTATAAAAGCAAACAATAAAAGTATTATAATTAATGACATCATATTAAATAATTGGAGCTAACAAGTTGTAATTAACTTATTAATTATAATGAATATCGCAATATATGCTATTATCGTCGCCGTATTATGCCTTATTGTATTTGCGTATTATTATTTACAAAAAAACAAAGTACAAGATATTGAAAAGATATATTCCAATTACTTGTTAACGCATACTACTCCTGATATAGCATTTACCTATGCGCAGAATCCGGATGGTACTTATACAAATTATCACCTCAACTTTGACGCAGACAACCCCAAATTACTTACATCAGAGGTGTCCAATTATCCAGTAGTGGGAACTGGAGAAAGTTACAAACCAACAACTCATGGGACTGTTACTGAGAATAAAACTGGGTTTAGGATAAGTAACGTAGATGCCGTATTTGAATGCCCTGAAAATTGGGAATGGAACAGTGACAAGAAGACGTGTGAATTAGTCCCCATTTGTAGAGTAGAGGATGACCAAAAGCTAAAAGGTATTGACCAGTACTATTTTAATCTGAATGTTGTGCAAAATAGAATTGACAAAAAGGAGACGGCTCCGGCTACTGTTCATTACCATGACAGATTGTATGTAAAGTGCCTAAATAAATTTAATGACTATACTATCGAATCCTGCACACATGCAGATGAAGCTAGAAAAATATTCAATCAACGAAAGATACAACCCAATATACAAGCCTGTGAGTGGTATGATGTTTGTAGTGATTTTAGAAATTACGCCCTCCATCACTTTTATATTGGTAACTATGATATATTAGATGATAATGAATATTATATGTGTATTGACTCAAAAAGTATAAAACAAACATGTCCCGAAAACTCAGTATTTAATATACCTATGGGCGGCTGTGTTGAAGAGAATAGGTGCAACGACAAAGACAATGGGTTTACATTCTTCAAGGACGACACATCTTATGCGGTATGTGTTGATGGCGTTGATGCTATAGTAAATTGTATGGATGGGGTGTATACAGCTAACGGTAACGAACATTTAGCCTGCAATGTAGATAAATCTGATTCCTACGTATCCTTCTTTACCAATAAGTATATTGTATTCCCGATTGGTCTCTATACGTACAATGATAATAACAAGAAGCTAAATATGGCTACTATTGGTAATTTCACCCGTGAAATGGAACTGGCAAAAGATACTTCAACATTTTTCAAAAACCCTCGTAATAGTATTTTATATGAATCATGTATGTTTAGTAGTTATTTTATCGAATATATTGACGAGAATACTAAAGAGGACAGTCAATCGGTACTTTTAGATATCGATAACTATAAAAAGTTTAGCAATAGTCCAAATGTTGTCGTATCTTATTATAAGGATGCCCTATTGACGATAACGTGGAATATTATTGAAGACAGACCAGCTAATTTTAAGAAAGACGAGGTCTACTATAAATATAACACAATAATAAAGCATAGAAATGACAGTACCGTTACTCTAGATGCTAGTTTGTACTTTTTCTTTAATGTTGCTGAAGAGTTATATTCCCCTAATATGTCCTATTTCTCTCAGTCTAAAGTTGATACGGACACAGGTATTTTAGGTTTTGTTGAATTTAAGATACCCAAAACTGTAAAGACAACAGATCCAATATTATCATCAGCTTTTAGGGTCTTTTCAATGACAGAAATAACAGAAGATGTGACTATATTATACTATTTGAATTGCTTTGATAACACCTTAAATGCTATGGCATGTAATTCAAAAACTATTGCTAAAGACAGTTTTACCATTGCAAGTGATGGTATAACCTCATTCCTTTTTAACTACCCAGAATGGGTAGCTTCCGATACTGATTACTATGTGAGGCTGTCATCTATCATGTGGACCGGATACACTATAAGTGCAGTAAACTATGTTGTGCCAGAATTATTTGCTATTTTTCAGATACTTTCATTGGAAGAATTAGATAAACAGTTTAATTTATTAGATCCAGAACCGTTAACTGGATCAACGACATTAGCTGAATATAGAATAAAGATAGAATCCAAGTACAACAAGAATATTCCGTTTACTGGTAATTCTGCAGACTTAATTGACATCCAAACTAAACTCAGTGACAAGTTTCTAAATGTTGGACATTTATGAAACAACCAGTGAACAAAATATATATATTACTAATAATGAATTGGAAACATTGGAAGATTTTAAAGGTGCAGTGAGTGCTGCTTTTGCATATATGAAACAGCTAAAACCCAAACAAAGCATTCCTAAATGTGGCAAACATTTGACTGATTATCAATATAGATGGACCATGTTGATTATAAGTTTGTTAGAAATACATGGCCACAAAACAGAAGCTAATGGCAACATGGAGTACCTCGAATTGATGGACGCCCTACATATAAAACCAACGACAATTGATAAAGATGCTGGTTATTTCAAAAATGTATGGGGTCCTATATATTGGAGATTCTTACACTTGACGTCTATTTTATGCCGAACTAAATACCAAAAAGACCTATTTGCCACAAATATGCTAAATTTCAACTTGTGTATAATTTGCCCAGAGTGTGCTAGCAATTTCAAAAAGAAAGAACCTTTTATAATCATGATGATAATGTCCTTATCCGAGGATGTAGTGACGCCTATCTACAATCTGCATAATATCGTTAATGACTCTCTTCATCGACAACAATACAGTTTTGAGGACTTTCTAACATTATACAATATCCAGGTAACTGATACAAAAATTAACACATATAGATTTATTTATTAAACATGAATCATGATGATTATTACATACAATATCTACAGTCAATGTTTGGAAATGCATCTGTATCTTTTTTTGGCATAATATTAACTGTCATATCATTAATATTAATAAGTATTGTTATATTATTGAATAGTACAACAGTATTTGTAACGCCAGTTGGTGGCAGTAATAGTGGTAGCAGTAGTAATAGTGCACCACTGATGAAATTACCAACAACCAAACCCTTTGTTATATAGTTACCGTTTAATGGTACTATGCCACATTTTCATATAATCATGCTCCAGGTTCATATGGTGTTGAATAATTTTTACAACTCCATTGTATTTTTGCAGAGCAATGAATTGTTTCATTGCTAATTTCTTATTTATTTCAGTAATATCATCCAAGAATTGCGCAAATCCAAAACGATAAGCCTCTTCTATATTGACGAGAGAATTAATCATGTGCAATTTATACATATCAAAACTTAATTCTGTGTCTAGTACTTCCTTCATATGTGTAATAATCTTACAATTGGGTTTGTACTTTTTAAATAAAATGTACTTTTCTGAATTACCTTGACGTGATGTCATAGGTTTGCATATCTTAATTTCCTCAAATAGGAAACTCAACAAGAACAATAATGTGATGGAAAAGGTACTGTACAAATCAAAGAATTTACAAATCATAAATCCAGTGGGCTTTAGTAAATCAAGCCCCATTATCATTTGTGACAGATATAATTTCCTGCTCATAAATTCTTGATGATTTTCATTACCGCTAAAGTCGATGCCACCATCAGCTAGTACAAAATCAAGAGTGTTTTCAGAGCCTACTATATTCTTAAAACAAAGTCTATTATCTTTGGAACAAATATCACCAAATGATATACACACATTTGATTTGCATTGCAGTTGCTCTACCTTGGGAGATATTTTTAGGTAAGTGCCAACGTTCTCCATCGTTGTCATATATATATCCATATATTTTCTACAGAAAGTATTCATTAAATAGTAGCTGAAACCTCCAGGCGCACAGCACAAATCAGCAAATGACACTTTTTTGTTTGTATCACTTAGTAATTTTCCAATTATATTATCAAAGGAATAGTTTAGGTTGCTCAGCTTCATGCTTGCTCGGTTCAGGAACCAATGTGGAAATAACTTGTAACAAAACGGGTTCACTAAATCTCTATTCTTGGCAATTATTTCTTCTGGTTTTTTTCCCATCATATTTTTCTGCAATGTATTCTTTTCAATTGGGCTGCGTACCTCATCGTAGTTGATCACTGTCTGCTTGTCGTATCCACGATTGTAATTGGTAGTTGTAGACTGCAATAACTTGTCCAGAATGTCTCCCTGTATTGATGTATTTGTTGGTAGTTGGTACACATCATCTGGTTTGAGTGTTATGTTGGCCATTACATGATATTTGAATCCATACGTCACTTTGGTTGCAAACTTATTTGGATGGAACCCACAATGGCGAAGTTGTTCAGGTGTAGGTACCCTATAGTTCCTACTGCGGACTCGTTGCTTGAGCTGTGACAACTGCATAGTGGTGGCTGCTGCTAGTGTTCTGGTGGTGTGTGACGGCCCTCTCTTATATATATAGCAACGACATCTAATTATCTAATCTTCCTTATCAATAGTTTCTAAGAACTTTAGATAGGCAACCTTGTTGATCTTTTTGTATGTTAAATGTGAGTACTTGAATACAATATTGTGGTTTCTGTAAACCGTTCGTTCGATAGCATAGCTTAAAATAGAATAAAATGTCATTGTCATATTGCTATAAAACTTGAACAGATTTATGTCTCGGATACTAGTACTTGACAGCTCAAAGTCCAATGCGTAGTGTATGTTGGAACTATCACCAATTAGTTTGTAGAAACATGACAATTTTGAGCCGAATACATAAGTTGGGAACTCTTTGGTTATTCGGTCAATGAGTTTGGTGACTGGTGTTTCATTTTTGTAGTCTTCACGACTTTGGATCCCAATGGTTCTTAGCACTTGCTCTTTATTACTCTTGATAGAATTGTAAGTTTCACAATACATCTGCATCAAAACCCCCAAAACACCTTCCGATGATAGTTCTTCCTCTTTGACAATGTACGCATAGTATAATTTATCCATCATGTACTTCCATAGTAGTGGGCCATTTTTGTTGATGCCTCTAGAAAATATTGTATCACCACTCATAGCAATGTATGTCTTGCGGCCCATTATGAAGGTATGTTTGTATATTTTCACATTCAGCATTACATGGTTGTTGTGTGAGGCTACAGTTTGTATAATGTGGGTATTTGGATTACTAATTCGGGCCCGTGATAAGTCAAAGTAAACAGAATCCGTGTCACTGTAAACTGTACTGCCATTGATTTTATTGCCCACTTGAGATGCATGAATAATGTGCATCCTCCCCAACATTGTTACAATAGCTGCTATGTTCTTGGCTTTTAGCATACTGTAGGAAGACCCTAATAACCCGTAAATTGAATTGTTAAGTAGCTTCATGTTACGATAATGTGAATTTAGTCTGATGAATTCTTTCTGTAGATGCAGCAAGTAGTCACGCACAGCTTCAAGTTTGTTGTCAAATTTATTGAACTGTTCCTTGGTTAACAACTCTAGTTGGGCAGTGACTAGATATTCTTCATCACTCTGTGATGTCTTTTTGGGTATATAGTAATTGTGTATGCTGTAATTTTCTGAGTTGTTGTCATCATCTTCGTCATCACTGTCTGCAAACTCATCTTCCTCTTCCATTTCTTCGTCTTTGTCGTTGTTTAATTGGAAATCAACCAAAATTGACTGGACCGTATCTATATGATTCTTTACGATCTTCTTATTCTCCTTTGCAATGTTCCTTAATGTATTTCGGAACTCAATGATGTTTGATAATATCCCCTTCTTTGAATTGTTAATAATGACTAACTTGTCAGTTGGTTTGCACTTTTTGATGTCTTCGATCTGTAGTGTTGGGCAATTATCCCGCATATAATTTATGTAGGCAAAGGGGGCTACACTCTGCTCAATCTTGGATATGGATTTTGAGTCGTATTTGAAGTCCATATCTTTGTGCGTGCAGAATTTCAGAATGAGATAGTTATCAAGGGAGTTGTCTATATGCTTATAGATAGTCAAAAAGTCAGAAACTGATATAATTGAGCTCGTTTCATGTGACAAATTAGACCCACTGATTTGCTCAGGGTAGTAGGCTTGAGCATCCATAGCATATATAGTGGGATATGCTCCTTTGCATAATCTAAAATTGAATCCACCACCATATGAAGTTGATGATTCTGCATCATCTGTAGCTGATGATGATGCCATGTTATCTGAATTTATTGTCATTATGAATTTCTTGCCAGCAATAATTTGCTTGTCATGGTGGACACCAAATATTGTCAACTTTTGAAGTCCTTCAAATATCATATTTCCAGATAAATACTCGTTGAGTTTTGACAAAGTACAGCGTTCGAATGGAAGAAAGAATAGCTTTGATGTATGTTGTATAAATGACTTGTATTGTAATTTGTCCCATAGCGCAAGAACTACAAGGCAGTCCATTTCATTGTATTTGGCTAGTGTCTGTAGAGTTACCTCCCAATCAGTGTGGTGTTGCTGACACATAGTACTAGTAAACATTCCCTTATTGATGCTATTATGATCGCTTATATACTTGTAAATGTAACGGAGATTTCGTGCATTAAAGTCAACCTTTTGGGTGTCTTCATCTTCCTCCAGTAACTCTTTGGCTACATTTTTCAAACTGAAGCTAGTTAATTCTTGAGTAAAATACTTCACAATTACCTGATTCAAATCGACATGTATCATATTGGTACTATATGTTAGTATGCCATTGAGATAATAAAAGTTCTTTGTTTGGGGCAGGTTGAGGAAAATACTTCGTGTTAATAGATACGGCATATCATAACCTCTAGTGTTGTACCCCAAACAGATATATGGTCCACCTATGCCCTCCAATAACCCAAACAACTTTGTCAACAGATCAGTTTCTGTATTAAATGCATAGCATGTTCGTTTTTTAATTTTATAGTATTTGGAGCTGTCAACAGTATTCACTAATTTTACAGTTGTCGACAAATCTTCATCATTAGTAACTGGCATATTGAACAGAGTGAATAGTTCATCATCAATCACTACTGTCACAGACATTATGTGATCAGCTATGTAGTTGCCCAATGGCAGTCTATGGTCAAAATTGGATACTGTTTCAATATCAAACACAACTGTTGGAACCTTATCCAGTAGAGTATCTTCATTTTCCTTGACCTCTAGTTCCCTATTTATGTACGTGCAGTATATGAATTTCTTGTTCCGTACATGCATCTCCATCATTAGAAAAGTAGATAGTGACCATTGCCCCAATATGGCAATATCTTCAGCTAATGGCTTGTTAGCAAATATTAATTTATACAATTCCCTACTTTTCTTGAATGACTCAGTATGGATTTTGTATAATTTCCAGTTTTTGTCATACTTTTCCTTGTTCAAAAGTGAATCAAAAATATTGACAGAGTTATTATAATATGTCACATTGGGATTGTATCTCTCTATGGTGCAAACTGACATTAGATTGCATAACAAATCTTTCAACAACTTTTCATCCAAACACCATACATACAGCCCAGATGAGACATTCTGTAACTTGAACTTGCATAGTCTCATATCTTTACTAATACCAATTCCATAATAGTAATTGGTAGATTCATCCACGAGCCAATTAATGACATATAAAAAGTCATTATTATCAAGGGTAGGAATTGCATCCAAATAACTTTGTTGACTGTTATTGTCATATTTGCAATAGTGTGGCTGAACCATTGTACTTAAAAAATTACCAACGAACAT